CTTCGGTTGGAACACTACAGTAAACGATTATCGTTATCCAAGTACCAAGGTTGGACTACTCTATGGTGACTCTATAACACTAGAGCGTCAGAGAGACATCTATACTAGATTGGAAAGTGCTCACATGGCAGCATGCAATCTCGTACTTGGTGTAGGCTCATTTACTTATCAATTTAAAAGTAGAGATTCCCTTGGGTTTGCTGTTAAGGCAACCGCTTGTAAAATCAATGGAGAACTTAGAGAAATCTTCAAACATCCAAAGACTGATGATGGAACTAAGAACTCTCTTAAAGGTCTTATAAGAGTCGAGGAAGAAAATGGTAAGTATGTTGCCTATGACCAGCAGACTGAAGAAGAAGAAACTGAAGGCTGCTTGGAAACAGTCTTTGTAAATGGTGAATTAGTAAGAGATTATACTCTTTCTGAAATTCGTGAACGTGTAAATTCAACATTAAAATGATAGAAATTGTCAATGGAGATTTACTTCAATCAAATTTACCTCTTATTGCTCACCAAACTAATTGTTTAGGGGTAATGGGAGCGGGTATAGCTAGATCTATTAAAAACAAATGGAGTCAAGTATATACTCAATATGTTAACTTCTGTAAGAATTTTAACTATTCTACAGGATTATTAGGAAAATGTCAAGTGTGTATAACTGGAGATGAGTCCATTAATCTTGTAGCTAATTTATTTGGTGAATATTCCTTTACAGAATCTGTTGCGCCTTATGAAAATAGACATACTAATTATGATGCCCTTAAAGCAGCATTATTAGATTTAAAAGAATTTTGTAAGGATGAGAACATAACAGAAATAGGTATTCCTTATAAATTAGGATGTGGTTTAGCTGGAGGAGACTGGGATGGAGTAGTCTATCCTATGCTTCAAGAGCTTTTTGAAAATGATTCAACAATAACCCTTTATATTTATAAATTATGCAAATCTTAAATTTAGTAAATCTAGCAGATAGTGATATTTCTTACACTCTATCTAGATTTCCTGATGGGGAAGTTCAAATCTCTTTAGGAGAATTTAATCGTAAAGATCAAATCTGTGTAAAGTGTAGAATCACTAATGCTGAAGAACTATTTGTTATAGCTCAAGTGATTGATATTCTTGATAGACATGACGTTAGTTATGATATTGATATTTTCTATCTTATGGGAATGAGAATGGATAGAGTTATGAATTTCAATCGTCCTTTTACTCTTAAAGTGGTACTAAAAATTCTAGGTAGCTCTAATGCCGAAAATATTGCCATTCTAGAACCTCATTCTGATGTAATATATGATTGCAGGTTTGGTAATAAATTCAGAGCTTTATATCTAGAAGAATTTGATCGCCCCGATTTGAAAACACAAAATTATCAAATAGTTCTCCCTGATGCAGGAGCAGCAGAACGCTATGGAGGGCTAGATTCTTATGTCATATGTAGTAAAGTACGTGATACTACTACTGGTAAGATATTAGAAATTAAAGTTAACAATCCTGAAAAGATTGATGACCGTCCACTAATGATATTAGATGATTTATGTGACGGGGGAGGAACTTTCTGTGGTATTGCTGAAGCTTTTAGAAAGTTAGGAGTGTCTAAGGAAAAGCTTAGCATCTCTGTAGTTCACATGGTTAATCCAAAAGGTATCGAAAATCTATCTAAGAATTTTGACCATGTATGGATTACTAATTCTTATAAGGACTGGGATAATCTTCCTAAAAATGTGACAATGCTTAAAGTAATTTAATGACTATTGTATGTATTGTTATTATAATATTTTTGGTAAAGATTCTTTTTAATCCAAAATTAGATAATAGTGATGGTCAAATAATATTATGGTATACAGATTTAGATAGAGAACGTCGGTATATAATTCTTTGGAAGAATGATTATAAACAAGGAAGAAATAGATTCTGATTTAATACATGATATTGATTTAGAATTAACTGAATTATTTGAATCTAATAGAACTTGGGAAATAAATACAAATAGTTGGAATTTTTATAAAGCTTCTATTGTACAAATAATAATTAGAGGTTCAGGACATTGTTATGTCAGTAGTATTCAAGATATTGAATGGACAATATTATCCCTAATAAACACTTATAGAGATTCTAATATTAAGCTCTGTACTTCTACCTCTTATTATGACCCGCTAAAACATGCTATAGTATTAGAATATACAGATTTTATTACTTTAGAAACAATAAATATATGATGCAGATTTATACAGATGGAGCTTATAAATCTTCTATAGACCAGGGAGGAATAGGAGTTGTATGGATGAATGATAATAAAGTATTTAAAAAATACTCAAAAGGATTTAAACATACTACTAATAATAAAATGGAATTAATTGCTATGTTATGTGCTTTTAAATCCATTAAAAATTCCGTAGAAGAAGTAGAGTTTATAAGTGATAGTCAATATGTTCTAGGATGCCTTACTAAAGGTTGGAAAAAGAAAAAAAATGTGGAACTTTGGAAACTTTTAGATGAAGAATATGAGAGAATTAAATCTTTAATAAAGAATATTAAATTTACTCATGTTAGAGGACATCAAGATTGTTTTGGTAATAATCTAGCAGATGAATTAGCTAGTGATGCAAGTTTAGAATTATTAGAATGAGTTCATTTATAATAGTACTTATAGTTTTTGGAAGTTTTGGCATATATATAGGTTCTATGGTTACGATAGCCTCAACTCTTGAAAAAAGAAAAGTACCTACAAATTTAGTATCAATAATTGTAGTATTTCTTCCTGTTTTAAATGCTATATTGGCTATTTATTATACATATCCAGAATATAAAGAAACTTTTTATAAAATTTTTAAAAATAAATAATTATGGCTAAAGAAATTGTAAAAGCAACTGTAGAAGAAATTACAATTTATCGTACTATTGGTGGAAAAATTGCTGTAAAACGAAGTGACAGAAAGAAGCCTAGTCGATATTTTGATAGTGCTAAAACTGCTCGTGAATATGCTGAGGAGCACTTTGATGGTTCTATCTCGGAGTCCCTTTAAAGCACTTTCATTTCTAGAATGATAAATTGTTCATGGTTCTAAATTCAGAAGATTGTAGGCTATTCTAGATATGTCTATGACTAAATTATGGTATTTTACCTAGATAATTTTATATTTTTAAGATGATTGATTTTCTTTTAATTTTAAATTCTAGTTAAAGTGAAATATAAGAATAAGCTTGAAAGATTGCGTCAAAAACAGTGCTGGTGGGACAAACTTCCTCAGACAGTGAAAAATTCAACAACAAGACCGGGTGGTATTGGCTCTAAATAATTTATGATAATTAAAGAATCTGATTTTGAATTAAAATCCTCAACAACAGACGAGAGCTCTCCACATTGGGATTTATCTGTAATGAAGACCATTAATGCTAAATCTAAAACTAGAGAAGCTAGAGAAGAACTTACTTTAGTAGGCTATGGGTTAACATTATCTGGAGCTATGGCGTCTATTGCTAGATATAGAGTAGCTAAAGCTAACCTTGACAAAGCTTTAACTATGCAGCAATATTTAGATTCATATACAAAAGAACTTCATAGATTATATGAGATAGTAGGTGAAAAACCTAATAATACCACATTAATGGAGGAATGATTAAATCCATTCCAGTAACTACTTGGAGAGATGAACACTTTAGAGATATTACAGTTTCTAAAGTGTTCATCTATGAACTTACTGCGTATGCTCATTATAAAGATAGAGTAGAGTTGTTAGGCAGTAAATTTATATCTTCAAATAAACCATTAAAGGAGCGTATTCAAGTTACTAAAAAAATTGGATATAGAATCATTAAATCAATAGATTTAATATCTGCTCCTTTAGATTATATTTTTAATAATTCAAATTATAAAAAATTATGACTTTCGAAAACGAAAAAGAAAAATTAGTAGAGTATAGAGAAGGTAGCTTTATTGATTTTGAAGGCAAAGACCATTATTTTGTAGTATGTGCCCTTCTTACAGAGTTTACTGCTATGAACTCTTTACATAGAATACTTAGGTTTGGAGTATCTTTGTGTAACCCAGTTGATAAGAACAATTCTCAACTTGGTAAAAAGATTGCTTATGGTAAAGCATCAGTTTGTAGAGACGGAAATGATATTATAGGTAGAGCTGGACTTCTGAATATTGCCACTGTTAAGTATATGCTAGATAATGAAGTTAATCATGTAAAGCAATATCCTGAACAGTATAGTAAACCTTACGCTAAAGCTAAAGCTAAATTTGAACAGGCTAAGCAGACTGCTTTAATAAGTCATAAAATAGCTAACTAATGAAAGTTATAGATAGAGTAATTTTAATAATTATTCTTTTAACTATTATAGGGGCTTCTATATTTTTATATAAAGGTTATAGTAATAAGCCTGTAATTTCTGAAAATAATGTAGAAAGAAAGTTAGACTCTCTAAATAGTAAAAAAGATTCTATTAAAATTACTATTAATAAGGGAGATACTGCTATCTATAATAATAAAACCATCTATGTTAAAGAGAGGAACAATATTATTAGCCAGTCTCCTGATAGCGATATGCAGTTTTTCACAAACTACATTCGAGAAGTCGGGAGAAAACTTCTTATTGACACCATATCAATTAAAAGTAACTAATCTTATTTTTAATGAACATAAGTACTTATTAAAGAATGATAGCTTACAAAAAATACAATTAAATAACTATAAATCTTTAGTAAATACTCTAGATAGCACAATAGTATATAAAGATTACCAAATAAAAACTCAATCTGATAAAAATAAAGAATTGTATATACAAAATAAAAAATTATCAAAATTGAATTATTTATTTGGAGGTATAAGTATATTGTCTATAATATGTGCTCTAATACATTAGATACATACATAAAAGATACTGATGGTAAAAAATTTAAATTTCCAGATAGAGATTGTAAAAATTGTAAAAGATATAAATGTTTAATGAACATGGATATGCTTAAATGCAATTTTGCAAAATATGGATGTAAAAATTATAGTCCTAGATAACTAAAATTACTAAAAATTGATAAATAATATTTACGCCTTGAAAAAGGATTACCATATTATTGAGGAAACATTATTTATCAATTAATGGTTGTTTATAGTAAACTACTTGAGAAATTTAATGATGGCTTAGGCTATATAATATATGTATTTGAATTGTTAGACAACGAGGATAAACTTCGAGAAAAAACTAAATATCTTATGTGTACCCAACCTCCTAATTGGAATACTCCAAATATTAATTTTGGAGATATTGGGTATCTTGAAGTAAAACCCGTGATGGCAGGAATAGATGAATGGTACGATGGAAATACACAACAGAAATATAAATATAATAATATTTGGTTTATTAAATTTGTTCCACAACGACCTAAAAACGTAGATGACATGATAATAGAATAAATAATCTTTTAAGATTTATGACAACAGTTTTAGGTGATAAACTTAATCAAGCTATTAAAGCTAAGAATAACAATGTAGAAACTTTTCTTTGGAAAGGTTCAAGAAAAATTGTAAATGGTGAACGCGTTCAATCTACTATTAAAATGGTAGATATGACGGAGGATGAACTTCGTAAAGCTTATAAGCATTGTGAATCAATGTTATATAGTGATAATTATGAAAATCCTGGTAGACGAGTTTTATTGGAGCAAATTGAAGACCAAAGAACACGTTGTAACGCTGAACTATTTCTAATTTGGCTTGCTTACCCAGGAGAAGGTAGTACTAGACAAGGTATTGTTAGAACAAGTTTCTTCAATATGCTCAACAATCAAATTGCTGCTCAAGCAGAAGTCTTTGCTAAAGAAAATGCTGAGAAAGGCGAGGGAGAAACTAATGCTAGTACCATTGCAGATACTTTATTTAAAGAATGGACTCTTAATGATATTATGAATAGTGATGAAGCTTCATTCACTATATTCGCATCTTTGCCATTAAATATTGTTAGAGAGGCTTGTCTCTCAGCTTTAGGTAAATGTGTCCGTAAACATATTACTCTTACTTTTATTACAGAGCTTGGATTATGGTTTACACGTTCTGAATTAATGGAGTTAAATAAAAAGGATGAAAATGGTAAATTAGTAGATAGAATTAAGCAGGCTGCTGAAATTCTAGGTATTAAATTAAGAGACCCAAAGAATCCAGAAGATAAAAAGGGTCTTGTTCTTAAGATAGATGACCGTAAAGGTCTTACTCTTAAGGAGTTCGGTGCTATGCTTACCTTCCGTAAAGATAAATATGATAAACGTTATAGTGATTTAACTAGAGTTCAGTTAGAAACTTTACGTGATAAAGTTCTATTACATCTTGAAAATAAAGTAAGATGGCAAGCCTCTGAATGGGAGAAGAGAATTAAGCAAATTAAAGCTGTAGCTGATTACAATGGCTACAAACTCTCTGATTGAAGGTGAGTTATTTCATAAAATCACTAGAGACGAACGACAAGAAGAATGTAGAAGAAAATGGGTTAAAAATCGCTGTTTAGGCACTATAGTTGCTGGGACGGGATTTGGTACTGTAAAAGCGGGTCATATAGGTTTAATTTCCAGTTACTGCTAAAAAAGTAGCGGATATAAATTTTATTTTAGTGATACCTATATACCTGTTAATTACGACGCCGTTCCGATAGAGGAATCTTCGGAATTATTATCGAGCAAAATCGGTGGAAGCCCTGTAGAGGGTAATACCGAGGTAATAGAAGGAACTAAAGAATCTTCTACACCGTACAGCATAGAGAATGAACCTAATAAATAGTCTAGTTAATCTAGACTATTTTTGTTAGAATATAATTTCTCCATGAGTGTTCGATGCCCCAACTGAAATAAGTGGGTAAAAATCTATGCGGAGCTTATTAGTAATAATAAGAAATATAGATAAAAAGCTATATGATAACAATACTGAAATCTCGTGTAGGATTAAATTGTATCAAAACTGTATTAAAACATTTTCCTCAATATAGGGTTCTTATAGTTGTACCTACAGAAACTTTATTAAAGCAGTGGTATGGTCATATAGACTCTAATGGACTAGGTTTAAACTGTGAAGTTAAAGTAATAAATACTGTAATAAAATACCCAGCTAAATATGATCTTATAGTAATGGATGAGTGTCATCGTTATGCTGCTCAAACCTTTGTTAAACTATTTGAAGTAGTAAAATATCAATTTATTTTAGGTCTTACAGCTACTTTTGAACGTCTTGATGGTAGAGATAAGATATTAGCAAAATATTGCCCAGTAATTGATACAATTACTACTGCTGAATGTCTTGAAAATGGATGGATAAGCCCATATAAGGAATATATGGTATTAGTTAATGTGGATGATTTAGAAGAATATGAGAGACTAAATAAAGAGTTTGTTTCCCATTTTGAGTTTTTTGGATTCTCTTGGGAGTTAGTAAATAAACTAGTTGGTCCAAATGGCTGGCGAAATAAATTACTCCTAAGAGATTCTATGTGTACTGACCCTAATAAAAAATCTGAAGTATTACAAAATATAAACTATCATGCTATCAGATTTTGGGCAACTATGCAAGAGAAAAAAGCTTTTATAAATAACCATCCAAAAAAAATTGAAATAGCTAAGAAAATTATAGAAGCTAGGAAAGATAAAAAAATAATAACTTTTGCCAATAATATAAAGATGGCAGAAAAAATTCCGAATGCTACTGTATATTCTAGTAAAACTTCTAAAAAAAGAAGTAGTACAGCTATTGAAGATTTCAATTCTGGAAAAATTAAATTACTCTCTACCATTCGTAAAGTAAATGAAGGTCTTGATGTAAAAGGTTTATCAGTAGCTATTATGATTGGAATTGATAGTTCTAAGACTAGTGCTACTCAGCGTAGAGGACGAGCAATTCGTTTTGAGCAAGGTAAAACAGCTGAGATATTTAATATAATATTAAATAGAACTCAAGAAACTAAGTGGTTTTATGATTCTCATAAGGGGGATTCTTTTATAACTATAGACGAATCAGAATTGGATAAAGTATTGCAAGGTAAAGACTTTACTCCAGGTGAAAAGATAGTTCCTAAATTTGATTTTAGATTCTAAATCTATGTATTAATATCGCTCTGAAAAGAGACTAACTTAATTACAGTATGGAAGACTTTTAATTATCCGAATTACTGTATGTTTGATTTAAACATTGATGAAGAAATAACAATTTTAGAAAAATATAATATTACTCCTACTGAATTATTTGTTGTTAAAGCTATTAACGCTTATATAGAAGATTACTCAGAAAATTATCTTCAAAGATATTTAGCCATAGATAAAAAATATGTAGGAAGTTTTATAGATATTCTTAAATCTTTACAAGATAAAGGTTTAATTCTTAAAAGCTATAAAATTGTTTCAGGAATGAAATTAGTTCCTGAAGAAATACCATTTAATAAAAACTTTCTTAAATGTCTCTCTAAGAGTTCTTTTGAAATGGGGAAAGAACTTAGAGAACATTATCCAAGATTTAGAAATATTAATGGATGCTTAACTAGTATGTTAGGCGTCTCTAAAAAATTCAATAGTTTAGAGGATGCTTACCGTACTTATGGTAAAAAGATTCATTGGAATGGAGAAATTCATAAAAAAATTATAGATTTATTGGATTGGGAAGCAACTACTGATAATGGTATTATTAATTATAGCTTAGCTACATTTATTGTAGATGAAAAATGGGAAGACCTTGAAGCTTTAAAGAATGGAGATACTGGAATGGATTGTAATACTGTCGCAACTTTGTGAGTTTAGAAAGTTTTAAAAAAGAAGTAGAAAATGGTAGATTAGGAAGAAATCATGGATTAAGTATAGGATTACCTAAGCTAGAAGAGATAACAGGAGGACTTACTAAAAGTACTTTTACTTTGCTATTTGCTTCTTCGGGAGTGGGTAAATCAAGTTGTGCATTGTATTCTTATGTTTATATTCCATTAAAAGAGCACTTAGAAGATAATAAAATTAAAATTGTTTTCTTTGCTCTTGAGATGAAAGAATCTTTTATTATAGCTAAATTATTAAGCACATATTTGTATGATACATATCATATCAGAATATCTGCTAAACAGATACTTTCTATTGGTAAAGATTATACTTTACCTGATGATATTTATGAGTATGTACAATTAGGATATGAATGGTTAGAAAAAGTATATAAAAAATTAATAATTTTTGATGGTGCTCATACTTCTGATAAGGTAATATCTGAAATTATGCAAATTCTTAAAGAAGAAGGCACTTTTGAAAATGATACTTATACTCCAAATAATCCTGAGCAAACTATTTTAGCTATAATAGATCACGCTGGATTATTAGTTCCTTCTAATGGACGTAATAAGAAAGGAGAAATTGATGATTGTGCTAATAAATTAGTAGTTGTTAGAAATAAAACAGATTTATCAGTTCTCTTTATTATGCAATCTAATAGAAGTGTGGCTAATATGGATAGGAAGAAAAATGAGGCATTTATGGAGCCCATGGTTGAAGATATCAAAGAAACTGGTACACCAAGTGAAGCGAGCGAATTGATTTTAGCAGTCTATAATCCCCAAGTTGATAAACGTTCTTCTTATAGGGGCTATCAAGTAAAAGAAATGGGTTATAGATTCCGAAGTATTCTTGTTCTAAAATCAAGATATGGAGAAAACCAAGTAGCTGATTGCTGCTTCTTTGATGGAATGACTAATAAATGGGTAGAATTACCACCTCCTTCTGAAATCTTTGATTATTCTAAGTACCGTACTACAGATAATAATTTAACAGATAATATACAAGAAAATGAAGATGAAAATAAGAAAATGAATAATAAATTAGACTATAGTTTATGATTATTGGTTTAGCAGGTTTAAGTGGTACTGGCAAAAGTACCTCATTGCGTTATTTGGATTATAAATCAACATTTATTATTAGTTGTACTAATAAGCAACTTCAAATTCCTGGATTTAGACGTAAATATAAGAAAGTTGAAATTGTGGATAAAAAACCAGTTGGTAACTGGTTAGTATCTAATGATTATTCAACTATTGGTAAATGGTTAAAAGTTATTGATAAATTACGTCCAGATATTAAGACAGTAATTATTGATGATGCTAATTATTGCCTTTCAAATAATATAATGGATTCTGCACTTGAGAAAGGGTGGGATAAACACGTTGTATTTGCAAAAAATTACTATGATTTAATCATGGAAGCTAGTGAGCTACGTGAAGACCTTAATGTAGTATTCATTAGCCATATTATTAATGCAGGTACTGACCTCGAGGAACATTGGCAGCTGTATTCTAGTGGTAAAATGTTGGACAGAACTGTAAACATTGATGGTTTGTTTTCTTACATTTTATATACTGAGCGTCAAGTTGATGATGAAGGTAATATTAGCTATTTCTTTAGAACAAAAACTAATGGAAACGATACCTGTCGTAGTGTTGATGGATGTTTTAAAGATAAATTGATTGAACCAAATATGCAAAAGGTTCTAGATACCATCCATAACTTTGAGTATGGCGATGATGAAGAAGAAATCGCAGATGAATCTAATGAAACCAATAATGAGGACGATATTTTAAATGAAGCTAATTAAAATGACAATCAAGTCTGAATGGCTTGATGAAGAAACTGGAGAGACTTTCACTGATACACGTGAACTTAAGGACGATACAATTAAAAAGCCTTCTACTCGTAAGTCTTCTTCTAAAAAGAAAGATACCGAGATAGATGACTCTAATCCAAATCCACTGTTAATTCTCGAAGAGAATAAATATATTCTTAATAAGGCAGCTGTTGAAGCTCTTGGTGTAGAACCTGGAGATAAAGTAGATATTAAACAGCAAAAGCTTAATAAGAAGGAATGCTTAGTTATTGGAGCTGCTGAAACATTTGGAACGCAATCTGGTAATAAGTTAACTCAGAAGAATGCAGTCTCATATAGAGGAAAGAATAATCAGAACCTTGCTGAGCACGGTAATGAATTTACTTTTACTCCACACCCTAAAATTGATGGGTTGTTTATATTAACAGGTAATAATGAACCTGAGATTAAAGAAGATGTCGTTCCAGAGGCGGAAGACATTGCTTCAGAAGATGAATTAGATGACGAAATGGCTAGCCTAATTGATGGCAATGCAGATGATACAGAAATTTCAGATACTGATTTTAATTTTGATAATCTTTAATAATATAGCAATATGAGTTTGAATTTTGGTGGTCTTGGAGAAATTAACGCAACAAGTAAGAAAGGTCTTCGTCCTTATACTGTTAATCTTGTTCAGTTGAAGAGTATTGAAACTAAGGAAGGTAAAGGTAAACAAGACCCTTCTACTACATGGAAGTCTTTAGTTCTTCATTTTGAAGGGGAAAATGGAACTTATCAGGAATCTTTATTTTATCCTACAGAGAACTCTACTAAGAGATATGAAGGTAAAAACAAAGATTCTAATGGTAATGAATTTGCATACACTCTTCCTTCAGCATTTGAACAGCTTAAAGGTTTTATGCTACATATTATAGCAGTAGTAGGTGGAGATAAAGCTAAAGAGTTATTTGTAACTAAAGCTCCTGCTTGTAAAAATACTGATCAGTTTATGCAACTTTTTCAGGCAGTATTATCTAAGTATTGTATGAAAAAAGATTTTTATCTGAAACTTACTGGTCGTAAGGAGAAGAAAAAGAATGCACAAGGAATTGCAGAAGAAACGGGTAATGTATTTGCTCGTATTCCTGATATTGGTGCTATAAATAGTGATGGACAATTTTATATTCGTGATAATTTTGCAAGTTTGGAAGAGGGTAAATTGTCTTTTACTACTAAAGAAATTCAGTTGCAGCAAGATATGGAGAAGCGTAGACCAACTGCTCCTGTTCCAGCTGCCGATTCTGAAGAAGCTAAATCCATTGATTCTACAGAAGGCAAAGAAGCTCAAGATGAAGACTTCGATGCTATGTTAGCAGGTATGTAGTAATTAAAAAGTAAGTAGTTTTATGGAGTTAGATTTTTCATTTAAACCAGATATTACCAAAGACTACTTACTTAAATATAATACAGAGGAGGCATATATGGAGTATTATCTTGGAGTCAAGGTTTCAAAAAAATTAATTTGTAATCCTTTACGGAAAGATAAAAATCCTACTGCCTCCTTTTTTCGTAATTCTAAAGGAGAACTTATATTCCATGATTTCAATGGTTCTTTCTATGGGAACTTTATATCAGTAGTTATGGCTAAATATGCCTGTAAATATCACCAAGCTCTAGATATTATAGCTAAGGATTTTGGTTTATTAAAAGGACAAAATAATTATCAATCTGTAATACAATCAAGTACAAGTTTTGTTAAAACTAATGAACCAGCTGATATTAAAGTAGAAATAAAAGAATTTTCTGAAGATGAGTTAAAATGGTGGAGTAGACAAGGAGTATCTTTAGAGTTATTAAATAAATATAAAGTATTTTCCTGCCGCACTGTATTTTTAAATGGTAATATTCAAACTATAAAAACTAAAGATAATTTTATTTTTGGATATTATGGAGGGATGATGAAAGGTAAAGAATTATGGAGAATTTACTACCCTAAGCGTAGAGAGTATAGATTTCTAACTAATTGGCCTTCAAAAAAAGTCCAAGGTTATAATCAACTTCCTAAAAAAGGAAATTTATTAGTTATAACTAAAAGTATGAAAGATACTATGTGTTTAAAAGGATTAGGTATAACAGCTTGTGCCCCAAATAGTGAAACACAGTGGCTATCTGAAAATATGCTATCTGATTTAAAAGAAAGATTTACTTATATAGTAACTTTTTATGATAATGATAGAGCAGGTAAACTTAATATGCTTAAAATTAGAAAAAAACATCCAGAATTATTTTATTTTTTTATACCTCATAAATTTAAAGTTAAAGATATAAGTGATTTTTATAAAAAATATGGTAGAGAAAACACTTTAAAATTCATCAAGTATTACATTAAAGAATTAAGTAATTATGTCAAGAAGTAATTAGAATTTGGATACATCAATTAGAATAACATATAAAAATGGAGATATCCATGACTATGCATCTATAGAAGAATGTGCAGAAAAGACTAAGATAAGTCAAGCAGCTTTAAAAATAAGATGTAATAAATCAGGTAAGATGGCTGATGGAACTCTTTATGAGTGGATAAATCCCCATACAAAAAAGAGTTACCAGGCTAAAAAATCTAGAAATAAAGGAAGTGCATGGGAAAGTGATATAATTCATCATCTTAAAGATATAGGATTCACTGAGTGTGTAAGTGCTAGAGGAGAAAGTAAGTTTACAGACAATAATAAGGTTGATATTATAGATAGAACTAATAAACTACCTATAAATATTCAAGCTAAACATACTGCTAATACTCCAGCTTACTTTAAAATAGAAAATTCTTGCCCATATAAAGATAAACCATTTGTACTATGCTGGAAGAAAGCTCCAACTGAAGGAAGTGTAAGTCCTGGAGCATTAGCAATGGTTCCTATGGATTTCTTTTATACATTATTAGAATGTTATTCTAAAAGTAATAACTTAGTATGAGAGAATTATTAATTGCAGGAGGAATAGATTTTATAATAAGTTTAACATTAGTTTTACTTAAGATTTTTGGAATACTATTATGGAGTTGGGAAATGATATTAATAACAATACTTTTATTAATTCCTACTCTTGTAGTAATAGTAGTTATCGCTATAATGATCATTATATATAACAATACCAAATGAATAATTATATATTTGCAATTTGTCAAGGTAATAAAAACAAGTTACATAAATTAGTAGCATCTTCTTATGAAGAAGCTGTAGAAAAGGCTAAAGAAGAAATTGATAACTATCTAAATATTGACGATGAAACATATGATATTTTAGAAAATAATGATAGCTGGATAAATATTCGGGCTGAACTAGCCAAAAAGGGTATTGGAGTAACTTATATAAGAGATATAGAAGAACTATTTGATATATGAATTTAAGAATAGGTTTGGATTTAGATGATACTCTTAATGAGTTCATCAATCCATATTTAGAAAGATTCGGACCTCCTAAAACTGATGGAGAAATAACAAGAAACGTACAGCGAGTCTTAATAAAAGATAGACAATGGTGGATAAGTCTCCCAGTGAAAAATAGAATTGATTTTATTCCTGAATTGTATTGTACTAAAAGAGTATGCAATAAAGACTATAGTAAAACATGGTTAAAAAATAATGGATACCCTGATAGACCTGTTTATCAAGTTCTCTACCAACGTGCTAATAAAGCCAGATATATAAAAGGCAGAGTTGACATATTTATTGATGATTCAGTTAGTAATTTCATTCAAATGAATTTGGCTGGGGTTCCTTGTCTATTAATGGCATCTGAATCTAATGAAAAATGGGGTCCTTATGGAAAAATTTATAGTTTAGATAAAGAAGAGATAGAATATGGGTATGGATGTATAAAGGAGTCAATAGACTTCAATAATTATTTACGTGAAATTAAGTCAGATTTCTATTAAACCTTTAATAGAGACATTGAGAGTTGCTGATATTGATGATGATACATATTTTTCAGAAAAATATAGCAATTATATCTCAAACTCTAGATTATCTAAAATAAATCCAGATCAAGATGGTTCACCAAAAGAGTTTTTTGATAATTGGGGTAAAACTAAATTAAATACATCTAGCTTAGAATTTGGTAGTTGGTTACATACTTTAGTTTTGCAGCCTAATGATTTCTTTTTAACTGATATTGACAGACCTACTGCTAAGATGGGTCTAATGGCAGATTATATTTATAAGAAGACACATGGTGTTAATATTACTAATGATATTATATTAGAAGCATCTAACAAATGTGACTATTATAAAGATAAAATGTCCGATAAAAAGATTGAAAAGGTATTGGCAGACTGTAGTAGCTATTGGGAAGAACGTTCTATTTTTGATAAAAATAATCAAGATACTAGGACTCCAATATTTACTGACCCAAAAAATAGGGGTAAACTAGAAGCTTGCTTAGAAGCTCTTAATAAAAATAAAAAGATTCAGGCTTTACTAACTCCTGAAGGATTACTAGAAACTCCAATTATTGGAAATGAAATAGCATTCCTTATAGATGTTTTAGTAGAAGCTCCTGAACATAAACCTTTCATATTAAAAATAAAGTCTAAACTTGATAATTATAGTGTGGATAAAGAAGAAGGAATAATCACAGTAAATGATTTAAAAACTACTGGAGATTTAATAAACAACTTTGCAAAAGAAGCTCTTCTTAATTATCACTATTATAGAGAGATGGCTTTATATAGTTGGTTATTAACTATGGCTGCTAAGAAGAATTATGGAATCGAAAAACCTAAAATAAAAAGTAATTTCTTAGTTGTAGAGACTATTCCAAATTTTTATACTAAAGTAGTCCCTATGACTAGAGAACTTTTTAATAAAGGATTTAAAGAGTTTATATATCTTCTTAAATTAGTAGCCTTTTATTGTATGCACGGATATGAGGGATTCGGAATTACTCAAGAGACCTGATTATACTAAATTATCTGATTTATATAGAAAATATTTCAGTTTAGGAACATTAGGTGAGAGTATAAATTTAAAATTTGCACTTATATCATTACTGGGATATATGGTAAATTCTATGAAAAAGAAAAAACCAGGAACAACTTATTATGAGGTAACTGCTAAACTTGCAGAGAAAACTGGTCTCGATGAAGATGAAATACAAGCTATTGCTATCATCACTGAAGATTTTTCATATGGATGTACTGATTTTCCAACATTTGGTGTGCAACCAAAAGATATGCCTACAAAAATAAGAGAATTAATGGGAAAATTTCTTCCATTTTAAAAAATTAAATTTTTTATTAATTTTCTTTTTGAGGGTTAAAAATATAGATTATATTAGCATTACAAAAAGATAAGGAAAACATCGCAGATGATTTGATAATAAGAATTAATGTTAATATATTTTTGAAAATGAGTGAAGTTTTTAATTTTAAGAGTTTTGAAGTAAGTGCAGAAACAAAGGAAGCAGCAATCGCTAAGGTAGAAAAGGAGAATTTCCATATTAATGGTGATGCTACACAGGCTTGGAAGAAATTCCATGAGAAGAATGATAAAGTAACAGCTAATGACGAAAAGGAGTTTAAGCTTGAGTATTTGAAGAAGAAGACTAAGAATGCTCCTGGTAGTGGTTTTATTGTTACACTTTCAAGTGCTGTTGTAAGTACTCGTGAGCGTCCTTGGAAGGTTGTTGATATTAAGACTGAGGGCAAGCGTGATACTCAGAAGAAGTTTGATTTGGTAGACCATGATACAAAGGAGGTATTGAAGACTTTGAAGTCTGAGCGTGTAAAGAATGATAAGGCTGGTGAACCAATCCTTGATAAGGATGGTAAGGATACTGGTCGTATCGAGCCAGAGACAAAGGTTATTCGTCCTACTAAAACAGCGGCTAAGGAAATGGCTAAGGAACTTATCAAGAAGGGCTTTAAGGGTCAGATTGATATTGTTCAAGGTAAAGAGTCCATTGGTTCTGACCCAGTTGTGGCTACTGTAACTTATACTCCATCTAAGAGTACAAAGAATGGTCGCTATTTATTCTTTGGTCTGGAATTTTAATGTAATTTTGTCATAAGATTGAAAATTTTAGTTATGTAGAGGCAGGTACTTGTGAAAGTATCTGCCTTTTTTATTTTAGATATTTTCTATTTAGCAGATACCTACATTATAAAGGCGTAACAGCTATCTAATTTAAACAAGTATGAAAAAAACAACAAAATCTTCTTATATTCAGTTCTTTAATGAAGCCATTAATAATAATCATTCTTTAAAAGTACAGTGTGAAATATCTAATAAGTCTATTGACACTGTATATGCAACTATTAGAAAGTTAAGAAAGCAAGAAATTAAAGATTCAGATGAAGAGAAGATATTGGAATTATATGATAGATTAAAAAATAAAAAGAAAAAGGAAGTAAAGAAAGATACAGATGATGTTTCTAATACATGGGAAATAAGAGACGAAGAAACAGGTAAAATTACTGGATATAAATTTGAAATATTCAGAAGAAAAAAGCCCGCAATTACAGGAGTCTTTACTAGAAATGAAATGAATAGTGTATATAGAATGTATACCTATTATGGTTCTGGTTTAACCCAGCAGATTGTCAGCAGATATTTTCCTGACTATTCTCTTATTGATTTTAAAAGAATTTTAAGAGCATTTAATATTACTAAAGCATCTTCTCCTTTTGCTCCTCATATGTATGAAGAATATACAGAAGATGAATTAAAAGAAATGCATCTTAGAGAAAAAGAAAATGACTTCTTAAAAAGAATTGAAAAAGACGAAGTAAAAGATTTAAGAGCTTTAGTTACTAAACTTACTAAAGAAAATTCTAAGTCTTTAAATAAGGAGTTAATAGAAGAAACTATTAAAAACACTATTAAGAATTATAAAGAACTTCCAGTAAATATTGATAACAAAGATGCTAAATATCCAGATCTTATTATATGGTTATCTGATTTACATATAGGAGCTTATAATGCTAAATATAGTAGTTTTGTACAACTTCCTTCTTATGATGTAAGAGAAATAAAATCTAGACTTTCTCGTATAGTAGAATCTTTTATAGGACAAGAATATCATTCTGTATATGTAGTTAATCTTGGTGATTCTATTGATGGATTTAATAAAGAAACTACTAGAGGAGGACATGAACTTCCTGAAATTCTAGATAATAAAGAAATCAGTGAAGCATTTATAGAATGTATGATGGAATTCTTTGCCACTCTTACAGCTAAAGTAAAAAGTAAAGACTTTAATTATCTTTCTATAGGCGAATCCAACCATGGCGGTGACTTTGAGTGGTTAAATCAAAAACTTTTGGCAGCATATTTAGCTAAATATAATGTTAAAAGTTATATTAGTAATTATCCTATTGATAATTTTATTATAGGAAATCACCAATTTCTTTATGCTCATGGCAAAGACAATGGTTCTCAGACTAGACAGTTTCCTTTAACCTTAAACCCACAAACTGAGTTATTTTTCTCTAATTATATAGCAGAAAAAGGTATTTGTAGTCCACATATTTATGTAGTTAAGGGGGATTTACATAATTATGCTTATACTACTGGTAAACAATTCGATTATATTTCTGTAGGTAGTATGTACGGAAGTAGTAATTACATTGTTGCTAATTTTGGTCATACTAAGTGGAGTATTAATTATACTATTGTAAAAGAACAAGATATTTTAATGGGAACTATTAAAGGTAATAACTAATGAAAACAATAAAATTGCCCGAAAATTCAGACAAATATATAGAGCTTGCTGATATAGTAGAATATACTAAAGGAATCATTCTAACTTATAAAAATGACATAGCTATAGGCTATGTAATCTATAATAGTAGTGATAGCTGTTGGTATTTCTTGAATACTATTGACGTTACAGAAACTCCTGCAGCAGAAGAAGAATTTCTTATAGATTTAATTAGATATATGGTAAAAAGAAAACTCGCAGATGATTTTAAATTAATAGAATTTAATCAAAATAAATAATGATTAGAAGAGATGATATTCTCGGAGAAGCATTGCATAAATGTTTAGTAGAAATGTATAAGTGGTCTCAACCTTCAATAGACTTAGATGAACTTATAAAGAATAATTTTAAAGATAGTAGAGAAAATCCTTTATATGATAGGCATTATTTATCTCAGCATAATTTTTCATATATTCGAGATGCTTATATGAGTGCCTATGGTATTACAGATGATTGGGACGATACTTTTGAGCTTTTAATTAAGCAACTTCTTGAAGGAGGTATAGAAGATGACTATAAACCTGCAACTAAAGATAGACCAGGATATAGAGATTATAAAAAAGTAGCTCCTCTAAAAGCTGTTATTACTTGTCCTGGAGAAGTAAATACAATTATTGATTATATAAAAAAATGTCAGAATTTTTATAAAGGACATTGTCACGAAACGAATCAATTCTCTTGTAGTGTAGCTTTAGGAGGAAGTCCTAATAGTTGTGCAAAGAATGTAGAAGAATATTGGCATACTCACGGTAGACCTGATTTTAAAATAAAAGAGTATAATATAGAAGATATTATATATGGTTCTGATGATTTTGATGAAGATATAACTGAGGAAGATTTTATTGCTTCTTTAAAATATGAAAACAAGTGAAATTACTGAAAGTTACAAAGGTTTACTTGTCTGCTATAAAAATGAGTATCCTTGCGGACAAATATTATATGATGGGGACGAGTGGGTATATCTTACTAATGCGGGAATAAATAATTATTCGTATAACGAATATACTCCACATGAACTTGTTCAAAAACTCTTAGATGATAAAATTATTGATAATATTATGTTTATAACATACAATGGAGAGAATGCCAACTGAATTTACTTTAGACGAAGTTCTAGAGGGTAAAGCTACTAGTATTAAAGGAAAAGACTATTTACCAACTAGAGGCTATGTAGAACCTTTCTTAGAAAGAGTTCAAAAATTAACCTCAGATATTAGGGTTCATGTAAAATTACCTGACCAAATTACTTATAATAAGAATGGTGATATAGATACAGCAGACTTAACCTTTAATAGAGTATGGTTAGAAGCTGTATTACCAGATGAATATCAATATGCTAATCATCAACAAGTAATTGGTATGGTATATGGACTAGATACTAGAAAAGCTGTTGTAAAAATGTATTCAGGAGCCTTAAATTCTGCTTGTACGAACCTTTGTGTATTTAATCCCGACAGTTTAGTAGTTAATGAGATAGAACCAGAAACTCCAATTAACTTTAAGCCAATCACAAGACTTGTAGAACAAACTACAGAGATAGGAGTTACACTTAGACGTTTTGCAGATACAGAATTTGATTATACTGATGAAAATTTTGTTAATGAACATTTAGGCAGATGGATTAGAAATTGTATGTCGGAATCTATTGATAATGGTTTTGGTAAAGTAAAATTAGCTACTTCAACTCCTATTGACGCATATAAACTGATGTTCGAGAAAAAGGAAAGTCCATATTCATTATCAGATGACAATGCAAATATGTTTACTGTATATAACGCATTTACACAAATCATAACTGATTCAATGAAAAAGGATATTATGAATCAAGTTGAAAAAACTTTGTTAGTAAATAGCATTTTAACTTTGTAAATAATATTTTGATATTTTTCATAATAAGTTATATTAGATATAAATCTTAGTGCTTCTTTGTGAATCAGTTCTAGCACATAATAAATATTAGAACCGTGCGTGTAATCGCTTGTCAAAGCTAACTGCCCTTAGCAAATCCTCGCTCTGTCCTAATCCTGACAACGAGGTGCTGGTGAAAATTCGGGGCGTGTCCAGCATCGCCGTGTGTATACATGGGTTAGTGGCGACGACCTCTTAGTAAGAGTCTCCGACTCCCAACGAAAATAGTACCTAAGAAGGGGAAGAGGTTTGGTTTGGTATATATGCCATCTATTTCTATGGATTGGTTTACATACCAGCATAGAGGATTCTATATCTAATAATGAAATTATTAATAGACCCAAATTTAGCTGTAAAAAGTTATTTTTGGGTCTATTTTTATAGATGTATTTTTATGTTAATTATTTAAATGTTATTTATGGTAATAAAAAGAGACGGAAGTAAAGAAGAGTTTAATAGAAGTAAGATTAGAGACGCTATATTAGCGGCATTTAGTACACTAGGTAGCATAACAGAAGAAGATTATAAAGGTATTAGTGAAATCACTAACTCCGTAGTAGAGACAGAAAACCAATCCATAGAAGATATTCAAGATCAAATTGAGGAACTTCTAATGGATTTAGGATACCATGACGTAGCTAAAAAATATATATTATATCGTAAAGAACGAGAAGATATTAGAAATCATGCTACTAAAGACATTGAATTTATTTATAATTTCGTAAAGTCTGATAATACTGCTAATGCTACCATTGATGATAATAGTAATGTTGGAACTAAAGGTATTGGAGTTTTAAACGCTGAAATACATAAAGTTGATAATAAGCTAACTAATACAGAATGGTGGGAAAGTTTTGTAAAACAGCGAAATCCAGATTTCAATATAAAAATAATGAGGAATGATTTTAAAACTATTTTATATCCTCATGATTCATCTTCTCAAGTAGGAGAACCCTATTGTATGGCGGCTTCGATGTATCCATTCTTATTATCAGGATTAGAAAAATTAGGAGGAAAATCAGCAGTTCCAAAAAATCTTGATTCATTTTGTGGTATTTATATTAATTTAAATTTTGCATTAGCTTCTGAGATTAAAGGAGCAGTAGCTACCCCAGAGTTTTTAATGTATATGGATTATTTCTGTAGAAAAGAATGGGGAAATAACTATTATCTTAAACCTAGTGCTAAAATTACTACAGATTATTGTGTAAAACAGAAAACTATTGGTAGTCAAATTGATCAATATTTTCAACAGGTAACTTATTCTATTAATCAAGTAGCTGGAGCTAGAGGAATGCAATCACCTTTTACAAATTTTTCATTCTTTGATAAATATTTCTTTGAAGGAATGTTTGGTGAATTTGTATTTCCTGACGGAACTAAACCAGAATGGAGTTCTACTAATTGGTTACAAAAACGTTATTTGCATTGGTTAAATCAAGAACGATTAAAGTGTATTCTAACTTTTCCTGTATGTAGTTATGCTTGTCTTACTGACGAAAATGGAAATTATAAGGATTTAGATACTTTCCATTTTATATGTAATGAGTATGCTCAAGGGAACTCGTTTTTTATTTATTTATCACATAGTGTAGATAGTTTAAGTTCATGTTGTCGTTTACAAAATGCAGTACAAGAGAATACTTTTAATACTACAAATGGTCAAATAGGTATAATGACTGGTAGTAAAAATGTAATAACTCTTGACCTAAATAGAATTATTCAAGATTGGCAGCATACTTGGTCCGATTATAAAGACCATATTGATATTAATACTAATAAATGTAATTTCCCAGTAGATTGGATTACTCATAAAGATTTTCAAGAAGGAATTAAAAAATATATAGAAAATATCTTGGAAAGAGTGTATTTATACCAATATGCTTATAATGATTTAATGCATTGGTGTAAAGACCATCATTTATATGCCGCTTATGATGCTGGATTTATAAATCTTGATAAACAATATCTAACTATTGGAATTAATGGTTTAAATCAAGCTGCTGAATATTTAGGAATGGAATGTAATAATAATATCTATTATAAAACATTCTGTAAATTAGTATTTAGTACTATAAAAGAACAGAACAAGAAGCATAAGACTAAAACAGCTCAATTTAATACTGAACAAGTTCCCGCAGAATCCGCATCAGTAAAACTTTATAATAGAGATAAAGCTGATGGTTATTGGGTTCCTGATGATACAAATCTTTACGCTAGTTATATATTTAAACCTAATGATGAGCATATAAGTATTCTTGATAAAATCATTCTACATAGCTCTGAATTTGCAGCTGATGAACTTGATGGTGGTTCTGCTTGTCATCTTAATTTATCTGAGCATTTAAGTGAAAAACAATATGAATATATACTAAAATTTATGGCAAAAGTAGGTTGTAAATACGCAACCTTTAATATTCCTAACAGCGAATGCTCTGATTGTCATTTTATAGCGAAACAACCTTTTAGTAAGTGTCCTAAATGTGGAAGTACTCATATTGATTTATGGGATAGAATTATTGGGTATTTGACAAAGATTTCTAACTGGAGTGCCGCAAGACAAATAGAAGGAAATCTTAGAAGTAGAAAAAATGAATCAGAAATTAGTAAAGAACTTGCATAATGAAAGAAATATTAAAATTTGAAGCAGAATGGTGTGGGCAATGTAAAGCCTTAACACCTATTTTAAAAAGAGTATTAGAAAATCATACTGATATTACTCTCACTAAAGTTGATATAGAAACCGAAGAAGAAACTACTCTTAAATACCATATTAGAAACCTTCCAACTCTCATCTTTTTAAAAGATAATATGGAGGTAGGAAGAACCACAGGGGTCTTAATGGCTGATATATTAGAGGATAAAATTAAAGAGTTTTATGCTTAAATATGCTGACACTGCTATTACTTTTGCAGAATTTCCTAATGAAATATCTTTGTGCATTAATATCAGTAATTGCCCTTGTAAGTGTTCTGGTTGCCATTCATCTTATTTGTCGCAAGATATTGGAGAAGTTCTTTCAATGGGGCGATTAAAAGAACTTATTGATAAGAATGAAGGTATTACTTGCATAGGATTTATGGGAGGGGATTCTGATTCTAAAGAGATAAATAACTTAGCTCATTGGGTTAGAGTTAACTATCCATTATTACATATAGGATGGTATAGTGGTAAACAATTATTACCTGATGATGTAATTGATATAGATAATTTTGATTGGATTAAATTAGGACCTTATATGAAACAATTTGGTCCATTAACTAACCCTAATACTAATCAAAAGTTTTATAAAATAGATAGAGAAAATCATATAATGATTTGGTGTACTAATTTATTTTGGAAGGAGGCTGAATAAGTCTCCTTTTTTCGTATGACAGAATGCGCTATTTTAAATTATGCTACAGGAAGTGTTGATTTAGTAACAGTTCCAGATGATATTGAGGATGTAGAAGTTTATTTATGGGATGTCCTTAATTATAATGAAGATGAAATAGAATTTATGGTTAAAGAAGACGAATCTATTGAGATAAATGACGATAGAGAGTAGAAGAATTAATAATTTGGAGTTTAAAGTAGCAACTTATCTATTAAAAAATCCTCCCGAAATAAAAGCTTATCATATTAATAGATATTATCCAAACTGTTATTATGGACATGAAAAAGATTTTATAAAAGAAGATGATAACTGGTATCAAGACCCTAATTTTTCTTGGCATAGAGTACATAAAAGCTGTTTTAAAAACCCAGAATCTTGTTACACAATAGCAGAGTTTGAATATAATGACCATGAAGAGGTTTATGAGTTTATGTGGGTAGGAGAACGCCCTTTAGATTTAACAGATAAGGAAGAAAAAGATTTTAGGGAATTAATAAAATATGGTTTTAAGGTATTAAATCATGGAGAAGAGGAAGGTGAACCAAATTACGGATGAATTAACTAAGTATACCTATAGCGGCAATAAATCCGATTATATAACATTAACTAAATGGGCTAATGATGATGGATATGATATTGATATTAATGGAAGATTATTATCATTATCCTTAGATGAACTAGATGCTATTAATTATCTTATTCAAGTAATGAGATATGAAACTCAAGATTAAATGGAAGAATTAGCTGTAATCGATCCTATGACAGGAGATATTTGGTTATATACTCTTTCTAGATTAGGAATGTCTGATGATGAGATAGATGATTTTATATTCTCTATGGGATTTGATATGGGCATTCAATATACTGTAAATAGGCAAATAACAATACATGATGAAAGACGATAATAGAACAGAATTAGAAAAGAGAATTGATAACGAAATTATTAGCTTTAGAAAGAATGGCAATACTACATTACTAAATACAGCTCAATTAGTTAAAGCAGCTTTATTAAACAATAGCCATTCTGACAAAAAGATTGCTGAAATAGAAGTTCTTCAAAGAATGATTAAGGAACGTGAAAAATCTATAGAAGCTTATGTAAAGGCTAATAGAAATGATTTAGCGCACACAGAAGCTTCCGAGATTACTTATATTAAAGAGTTCCTACCTAAGGAGCCGTCAGAACAAGAACTGTATGAGCTAATTTCTGAATTAGAAGAAGCTGTCACTCTAACTATTAAAGACACAAAAATGGTTATAGAAGAAGTTCAAAGTAAATATCCTACAGCTCAGAGAGGTACTATTGTTAAAATATTTAAATCTCTCTTATAATGTATTTCATATATCAGAAACAAATAAATATGGCTAGTGAATACAGCTATAATGTGGATGCTATAGTAGAATGGTTAGAAGATTATATAGACCCAGGAGAAATTATAACTGATTATGGTGAAGACGTAACAGCCGAAGATATTGTAGATGATATATTTTATAATCCAGATATTTGGTATGATGATTTCATACAGCATTTCGATTTAGAAGATGATGTTATAGATAACTCAGCTGCTGAAGATATTGCTGAACAAATAAAAGAAGTTTGTGAGAATAAATTAGTAGATTACTATACTGAATATTTAAAAGAATCCGAAAATGTCAAATAATGTGATACTAATGTGGTCAGAGTTACATACTTGTACTGTAACTAAAGAAAAAGTATTTCAAGCACTCTTAGATATATTTAATGAATATAGTGCTATGGAATATAATCACATTACAGTTATAATAGAGTGGTTGCAAGATAATTTAGAATGTTATCTAGGAGAATTTCTAAATAATGTTGATTTTATATATGACAGTGATTTAGATATAGATGAACAAAACTTCACTGCTCTATTAGAAGATCCCGAATTTATAAACGAATTTAAAGAGTGGTTAAATGAGTAAAGTATTAATTGTACCAGATATCCATGGACGTACTTTCTGGGAAGAACCGTGTAAGAGTTGGAAAGATACTATTGTATTCTTAGGAGATTATCACGACCCTTATGGAGAACATATAGATGATGAACCTAATAAGCATGATTCTTTAATTAATTTAAGAAATTTAGTTAAGTTTGTGAAGAATAGAGAATCAGAGCATCCTTATTCTACTATCTGTTTATTAGGTAATCACGATTGTCCATATTTTACAGGTAATTTGAAGTGTAGGTATGATTATGATAATGCTGAGGAGGTAAAGAGTTTACTTGAAGCACTTAATTTGCAGATTACTTATGAATTATGGGATAAGACAATTGAACCAACTAATAAATTCCTATTTAGTCATGCAGGAGTTACTTTAGATTGGTTAGTAAGTCATAATCTTACTATAGATAGCTTGTTAAATGTTACTATAAAAGACTATACGTTGCTTGAAGAAGTTCCTTGGTCTAGAGGAGGACACTCTAAGTATGGTTCTTGTATCTGGAACTCTTTAGAAGATTATGTAACCGAGAATCATCTTCCTGAATACTACCAGATATTTGGACATACTTGGGGAGGTAGAACTGAGCCAGTAATTAATGATGAGTTTGCTATGCTAGATTGTTGCAAAGCTTTTGTGCTTGACACTGCTACTAAAGAAATAGCACCATGGACGAAATAATGATTCCATACACAGCATATCATAAATTAGATATAAAAGATTTTTCAAAGTTTATAAAAAAAGAACTTTTGGAGACTACATTAAATAAGTATTCTTGGGTATATGATATAGGTGATAATTTATATTATTACTTAGAAAATTACTTTAAAAGTAAAGGAATTATATATCACGATACTTTTAATGAGGAACTAGAAGATGAAATATGTAATGAAGTCTATAAATATTTAAATTTATGAATATAGAATTTATAGGAAATTTAAAATTAGATACTTCTATATATTGGAATTGGATTAAGTATTTATTTCCTTCAACATTATCTGATAGAGAAGTGTTTGATAAATGGATGCCAGAAGCTAGAGTCTATACTAAGAGATTTTTAACATTACGGGGCTATAAAGATAATAATCCTACAGATTCAGGATTAAAAGAAATTATACAAGAAATAGCTCAATATATAACTACTTTATCTTTAAAATCATGAAAATTCCATATTGTTATCTTACAAATGATGAATTAGAAGTAAATATTAAAGATATATTTGAATATATAAAACTCTTACATACAGATTCAGATTTATCTGTAGCTTCTATGTTGACTTATGAGGATGAATGGAATTTAGATAAAGAAGGAATTATTCAAGCCATATATGGAGAAAGAATAGATCCTAAATATAATGTTCCATTTTATTCTTTAATAGAAAAAGAATTATTACCTTATCTAAAAAGAGCTGATGGAAAATCCTCTTAGAACATGGTGGAAGGTTAGGAAATGGTTTAAATTTCCTAAACCTTCCATTTATTTTGGACCTATAATAATGGGGCTTCCAATGGGTCTTCCTAATAAATGGATTGAATTACATTGCTATGATGTTACCTGGAAAGATAAATATGATAGTCCTAGATTTGAATTTGAACCCCAAATAAATTTAGAACTTTTTAAGAAATATCAATTATTATTAACTTTCAAAACATCAAATAATGATGTATATTGGGAAACAATCTTAGATATGGTATATTATAATAAATCCTTAAAGGAAGCTATTGCAAGAAACACTTGGGAAAATTATAATAAAGAAGGAATAGATGCTTTTACATTAAATTTCTTAACTCCGAAAGGAGAGCAACTATATTTATATGCAAAGTGATTTTATTTGTATAGATAATTTTGACGGATCTCCAGAAAGACCAAAAATGATAGATAATCCTTTTGTAGAAGGAAATGATTGGCTAAGATTTATTGAAGAGGAAAAGCAAATAACTTTAGGAGAAGAACAATTACAAGTTCTTCACGATATAGTTGATATTATACTATATAATTTTAAAAATAAAGACTTCTTAAATCCAATTAATTTAGGTGGGGCAGCTGGTTGTGGTAAATCGCTTTGCACTAGCTTCCTTTTAGAGTGGATAAATACTAAAGGATTCTCTGTTAAACTATGTGCACCTACTCATAAAGCTGCTTTAGTTCTTAAAAAGTATAACAATTATGATGCAGCTACTCTTCACAGTATGTTGGCACTATCCCCTAAAGTAGATATTCTTAAACTAGATATTAGAGAGCTAAGATTTTTTGCTTCTGATGATAAAAAAATGTCCATACCATATGACGGCATAATTATATGTGATGAAGCTTCAATGGTAAGTAGTGATTTATATGATTTGCTGGTAGAGAAGTGCAGCTTAATGGGTACTATGATTATCTTTTGTGATGATTATGCTCAATTAAATCCTGTAAAAGAAGATGAGCAATCAAAAGTATTTAAATGTAAACATCAATTTAGACTGACTAAAATATATCGTCAATCTGAAAAAAGTGGTCTAAAAGATATTTTACAGACGCTTAGAGACTCTTCAATACATCAGTGGAACAACTGTGAAGGTGAAGATGGAAGTCTCTTTGTAGAGTCTGATTTGGAGAATTTTTGTAAAAAGGCGGTTTCTGAATTTAAACAAGAGATTGCAAATAAGGATATTCTTCATACAAAAATACTAGCATATACTAATGCTCGTGTAAATAATTATAATAAAGCTATTCATAAGTTACTATGGAAGGATAATCAATTTCTTCATAAAGGGGAAATTTTAATGGCTTATGAAAACTTTAAACAAGATGGGTATGAAGTAACTAATTCTATGGATTATATAGTTGAAAGTTTTACTCCTACTACTATTAAAGTGCCTTATTATAATACTTGTAAAGGTTATAAAGTAAAATTATATGATGAATATAATGATACTTCATTTGAAATTCCTTTATTAGCTCCAGAAGAATGCTCTGAAGATTTAGCTATAACTATAGAATCCATAAGAACTGAAGCCATTAGAGCTAAGGGTTATGATAGAAGTAAAAAATGGGGGATTTACTATGCATTAATGGGGAGTTTCTGTACTTCCAAAGAATTATTTACAGACGGCAGATGCATTAGAAAAGCAACTTTCAAATATGGTTATGCTATTACTACCCATCGTTCACAAGGTTCATCTTATGATAATGTATTTGTAGATATGAAAGATATTTTTAGAGCTAAAGATGAAGAAACTCTTAGACAATTACAGTATGTAAGTATGTCTAGAACTAGAAGTGATGTAACTATGCTATTATGATTGATATAATATTAATTCATAATAATCCCAAATTAGAAGAGTTATTTAAAAATTCTTATAATGGAGAAGCATTTATGCAATTCTTAGATAGAGGTTCTAAAAAAGAACGTAGTAAAGCTTACAAGATACAGCAAGAATGGGGAAGTAATCAAACTCCATTTGCATTAGTTAAAAAAGATGATAAAGTAATTAAAGCTTTTTATGCAGAAGATAATGACAATGTAATTTCTAATTTAATTTCTTATCTTAATGAGCACAACTATTGATATTAATGTAGTAAATAAATCTAGTAATGAACTTCCTAAATATGCACATGAAGGCGATGCAGGATTTGATTTTAGAGCTAATGTTATTGAAATAGATAGTAATGAATTTTTATTTAACGCCACTCTTGATTATTTTGATGATACAGTAACTATAAATCCAGGTGGTCGTGCTCTTATTCCGACAGGTCTTTATATGGCTATTCCTGAAGGTTACGAATTGCAAGTCCGTCCTCGTAGCGGTCTTGCATTAAAGAAAGGAATAACTGTATTAAATACCCCAGGAACTATTGACGCTCCTTATAGAGGAAATATTGGAGTAATTCTTATGAATAATGGTACAGAACCTTTTGTAGTATGCCAAGGTGATAGAATTGCTCAAGGAGTTTTAAATAAAATAGAGAAAGCTAATTTTGTTAGTGTAAAATCTTTAGATAATACAGATAGAGGTGATAGTGGTTATGGTAAATCAGGAGTAAAGTAATGAGAAAGAATACTTTTTTAGAAAGAATGCAAGTATTGGGTAAAGAGTACGCCAATAAAGTTATACTTGAACCAGAAAAACATCCAGATGCTGTAGAGTCTGCTTATACTGATTATATAGAAGGAGCAAATAAAGCCTACGATGTCTTTAGAGATGTTAAGAAAGAAAGTTTTTGTAAAGCGTTAAGACTTATTCAAGAATACCAAAAAGAACTTGATAAAATTGAAGAGGTTCTTGGGTGTGAATTATTTGAATCCTCTATATGTGAATCTGTAGCTTATATCATTCAATACTTAATAGATGCTTTAGCTAATTTTGATTCCGATACTGCTGATGATATTAACTGGTGGTTGTACGAAGATGTAGATAAGGAATGGGAAATAAATGGGGAAACTGTAACAGTCGAGACTCCAGAACAACTTTATGATGCTTTAAAGACTCTAGAACGTGTCTGATTTATTTGAAAAAGAATTTAAAACTAACGCTTACTTAGTATCTAAAGATGCTAAAGGTAAAGTTAGATGTGTAAGAATATGGTATGAGTGGAGTGATTCTGCTCATGCCTACCTTATTAAAAGACAGACTTGGCAGTTAAATGGAAAAAGATTAGACCATCCAGATATTCCTATAAAGAAGGGTTTAGTAAATAGAACTCTTAGAGAGCAAACTCAACTTCAATTTAATTCTAAACTTAAAGAATATAAAGATAAAGGTTATAAAGAAGTAAAAGAAGACCCTGACACCAAGGAAGAAAAAGTAATTCTTGACTTTTTACCTGAGTATAATACTGATGGTAACGGATTTCCTAAACATATGCTAGCTAAGCAAGCCAGTAAAGTAGCTAGAAAAACTATTGATAATACTCCTTACTATTATGCTAGTAGAAAAGTTGATGGACTTAGATGTTCTTTCTATTGGAATGGTAAAGAAATAAAATCTGCTTCTAGAGGGGGAGGGAATTATGACTTTGGTACTACTCATATAAGAAAGCATCCACTCTTAATACAGTTTTTTAAAGAGCATCCTTCAATCAAATTAGATGGAGAACTTTATAAACATGGTTGGTCTTTAGCTAAGATAAATAGTGCGGCTAGAATGGAAAAAAATGCTGTAGATTGCGACGAACTACAATATTTTATTTATGACATAATGGTTCCTAATATTCCATTTAAAACTAGACTAAAAATGTTAATTGGAATTACTAAATATCTTAAACTTGGATTTAATCCTAATAAAGATTTTACTGATTCTGAATTACATTTACAAATCTTACCTCAAGTAAAAGTTACAGGTTATGATAATATTATGAAATTACATGACCAATATGTAGCTGAAGGTTGGGAAGGAGTTGTCTGTAGAGATCCAGAAGGTCTATATGAGTTTGGCTCTAGAAAGAATGTAATGATTAAATTTAAAAATTATAAGGATGATTGCTTTAAAATTGTAGATTATGAGTTAGGTTTACGAGGCTCTGAAGATATGGTCTTTATAATGGAGTTACCTGATGGTAGAACTTTTAAGGCTAAACCATGGGGAGATAGAGCATTAAAAGAATACTATGTAGAGAATTTTGATACTGAATATAAAGGACATTTCGGAGAATGCAAGTTCTTCTACTATTCTGAAGACGGCATTCCTTTGCAACCAAGCTTTAAAGCTAGAAGAGATGATTTGGATGAGACTATTAAACAATTATATTAATGAGTTATATTACAAGAAAAACTAATGGAAATATACTTAGAAATTATATATGTGCTAATATAGCTCTATATAGATTAGCTAAAACTCTTATAAGAGATTGGAATATAGCAGATAGAACCAGATTTCCTAGTATTTATGATTTGTTTGCGTTAAATTGTCCTGAGTATGGTGAACAGATAAATGCTTTTATAGATATAAATGATACTAAGTATTATTGGGTTTTACTATATCCTATTATAAAAGAATTGAATTCTGAGATATTAAGTATTGATGATACTAATTTGTATAACGAAACAATAAAAACTTTATGATTAAAATTTGTGCTTTAAGTGATTTACACGGGCATCTACCTAACATTCAGCCTTGTGATTTGGTATTAATAGCTGGAGATATTGTTCCTCTGAATGTACAATCAAATCATTCTGCTGGAGTTTTATGGTTTTTAAATGAATTTAGTAATTGGGTTAAATATTTACCTTGTAATGAAGTATTAATGATAGCAGGTAATCATGATAAGCTTCTAGAAAGAGCTTCTTTTATTGCCCATGCTGTTGAAATGCAAACAGATTATAAACTTACTTATTTAGAAGGATTTACCTATGATTATGTAAATAAAGAAGGGTCTCATTATAAGATATATGGTTCTCCATATTGTCATAAGTTTGGTAATTGGGCATTTATGCAAAATGAAACTTGGTTAAAAGGTTATTATGAAAATATTCCTGATGATACTAATATAATTTTAACTCACGATACTCCTATGTTAGGAGATTTAGATTTATTACCTCCTAGTCAATGGAATGCTGAACCTCTTCATGCAGGAGGACAATCTTTAGCGGAGGCTATTAAGAGAGTTCAACCTAGATATGTATTTTGTGGGCATTTACATACTTGTAAAGATAAATATTTAAAACTAGATAATACGGAAATATATAACGTATCTATTTTAAATAATAATTATCAGGAAGTCTATGAACCTTTATATCTAGACATATAATGAAACATTTTTTAATTCATATTGAACATCCTAATTATCCTGGAGTATGTGACGATTTTGAAGCATATGCTGAAAGCGATAAAGATAGGAATCTTTTAATGGAAGCAGATAATAGAGCCTGTGATATGGAATATGACTACATGGATGATGACGATGATGATGGAGATTGGATATGTAGTGTTATCCCATTTCCAGAAGATGATGAATCTTGCGTAGGATTAGAAATGTTATATGATGGAAGACAAGCTAACTGATGAAAAACTCTCATACCTTCCGAAGACCTTTACTATCGGAGGTCATACCTTCAAAGTGCAGTTGTATAAAGAATTATACGACGGAGATGAATCCTTATATGGACAATTTGATTATGAGGAATTGCTCATTAGAATCAGAATACATAAAGATAATGGTAAGTTATTATCAAGGGAGTGTATACTTAACACATATTGGCATGAGCTTAATTTAGCATAGGCTCTTTTCGTAGTAATACGATTATAAAATACTTTAATTTGCGGGGACTGCCTTAGAGTTTAACATACTAAATTAATAAAGTGATTTGTTAATGGCTAAAAGTAGCTATTTTAGGTATAGTAACAAGTGTTAAAATTGGTTAATCCGCAGTAAAATCTCTTGCGAATTTTTTATAAATGATTATTATTCATAAAGTGAATAATTAAAATTTTTATGAAAAATTCAATATCAAATTTATCAAATGGACAAAAACAACAGGTAGTAGATTTATTTACTAAAGAAAATCTATCATATAGTAAGATTAGTAGTATAACAGATATAAGTACTTATAATATAAAGAAGATACTAGTAGAATATAATATTCCACTAAAAGTTAGAAAAGGTAAGTTGCCTGATATTTATAGTAAAAAAGAAGAAATAATAGATTTATATGTGAATCAAAATAAATCAGTACGTCAAATAGTAAACATATATCATTCTTCATCAACAACTATTAGAGCTATTTTAGGAGAGCATATACGTTCCATGGGAGTACCTAGAAAATATACAGTAAATAGTAATTATTTTTCAATAATAGATACTGAAGAGAAAGCCTATTGGTTAGGAGTATTTTTTGCCGATGGTAATATTACAAAAGAAGGAGAATGTAAACAAATACGATTTAATACTATTGATAAGGATTGGTTAAGTATTTTTATATCGGCAATAAATTACTCTGGTACTTATCATATAGAAACTCATAAAAAATATAATAAGGATATCTATTGTTTAACTGTAGGAGATGATACCTTACATGATGATTTAAATACTTTAGGATGTATTCCTAATAAAACTAAAGTAATAACTTTTCCAAATATTTCAGAAAATTTAATTCCACATTTTATTAGAGGATATTTCGATGGTGATGGATCTGTAGGTATTTATAAAAATGCTAGCAATAATAACTATTATACGTTAAGAAGTAGTTTCTGCACGGGTTCAGAGCAATTTATGGTACAACTTGCTAATAAATTACCTTGTCATACCAAAACTATACAAAAAAGAAAAGATTCTAATTTATGGGTATTGGTGTTTAGTGTAAAAGATTCTATTAGATTATATAATTATATGTATAAAGATGCCACTGTATGGTTACATCGAAAACGTGATAAATTTGAAAAATATATAAAAGAGAGATATTCAACGACTATAATAAGTCCCCAAATTATGGGTGAAGGGATAGTCTAATCTTTATAGAAATATAAAGTAATAATGTATGCACGCCTTTAACTATTTGTGGAATACTGGAACTGATGAGTCACTTGCTAGTACTTTTGCAATGCTAATGTGTGAATATAATAATACTAAGGAATATGCCTAGGAAAAAGATAATAGTACCTCCAGTATTAATAGAGAAGAAACCTAAAATTAAATACGTTTCCCCTATTAAAGATTATACTGTTTCTTATGAAGCAACCATTAAGGTCAAACAATCTGGTCTTCAGCCCACCATTCCTCATAGTATTAGGGCTAACAAAAAAGATTTTTCAAAAAGGGAGATGAATGAAGTAGTCACTAAACTTAGTAACTGCATTGCACAAGCAATCCTAGATAAATGCTCTTTTTGTACAGAAGTAATATCCATAGATAATATAAAATTTGACCAAAATTTAATAAAAGAAGACGAATGATTTATTTTGTTATTGGGGAGACTACTCAAGGGTCTCATGTAGAGCAAATATCAACTACAATTGAACAATTACGTGATTTATATCCTTATGACCCAATATATGTTACAGAATATATGAATACTGATGATACTTTATTTGATGTATTAGATTATTCTGACTTAAATTATAAACCTTGGGATGGAGAGGTTACAATTAATTGTTATATGTATCAGGGAGAATTTTATGAAGATTTACTTGATGAAGATTTCTTCGATGTAGATGAAGAAGAACTTAATAATTATATTGTAACATTACATAGAGTATATAAAGAAGGTGTTATAATTAAAGAGTGGACTACTGATGGCTGGGTATAATTTAATTACTGATGATAGTGAAGCTCTACAAACTTATTTAAATAATATTACTTATTCTACACCATTATCTTTGGAAGAAGAAAAAGAGTACGCAGATAAAGGGGATTGGGAAAAATTAGTAGATGCTAACTTAAAGTTTGTAGTAACGGTAGCTAAAAAATTTCAAAATAGAGGACTTCCACTATCTGACCTTATTGCGGAAGGAAATATAGGACTTATTCATGCTAGCCATTTATATAAAAGCGAATACAATGTTAAATTTATAACTTATGCGGTATGGCATATCAGTGAAGCTATTCGTAGAGCTATTCATTATAAAGCTGATACAGTAAGAGTACCTGTAAGTCAAAAACTTACTTGCAATAGTGCTACTAAAGTTATAAATAAATATTGGCAAACTGAAGATAGACCTCCCTCAGATGAAGAATTAGAAGCTGCTACTGGTAAAACTATGAAGCAAATTAATGGAGCGTTAAATGCACGTAAAATATGTATGTCACTAGATACTCCATTGGGCAGTAGTGAAGATGATGGAGATTCTACATTAGTAGATGTCGTTAAAAATGATAATAGTCCTTTAGCAGATAATAATATAGAACAATCATTTAAATCTAAAATTATAAATAAAGTTTTAAATGGTTTATCTAATAAAGAACATGATATAATTATTTTGTGTTATGGTTTTACAGGGCAAGAATATACTCCTGAACTTATATCTCCTTTATTTGGATGTACTCCAGAGCGTATCCGACAAATTAGGAAAGATGCAATCAAAAAACTTAGAAAGAAAAAAATCCTTAAAAGCATTTAATGATTTATTTAGTAACAGGAACTAAAGCATTATTTAAATCCTCTAAATATGAATGTATTTCTATAGAAAAAAGTAAAGAAATTATAGATTCTATGGGAAATATTAGAGGATTAGATACTGAGACTATGGGATTAAATCCTCATACTAAAGCATTATTAACTGTTCAGATAGGTAATAAGGAGAATCAAGTTGTTATTGATTGCACTACTATAGATATAAAAGAATATAAAGAAATATTAGAAGACCCCAATGTTTTATATATTCTGGCTAATGCTAAATTTGATATACAGTTTTTCTTTAAACATAATATTATATTAGTAAAAGTATATGATGTTATGTTGGGAGAGCAAATTTTGTATTTAGGTTATCCTAGGGGAACTTATCATGCTGACTTAAAAACTCTTGAACAAAAATATCTAAATAAATATATGGATAAGACTGTTCGGGGAAAAATTACTAAGGTAGGTTTAACTGAAGAAGTTATAATTTATGCAGCTAACGATGTTCCAGATTTGGAAGATTTAATGAATGCTCAAATAAAAACTTTGGAAAAAGAAGATTTAGTAAAGGCAGTCCAACTAGAAAATAGGTTTGTTATACCACTAGCTTATATGGAATGGTGTGGAATTAAATTAGACGTTGAAAAATGGAAAGCTAAAATGGTCAAAGACAAACAACGTCTAGAACCTGCATTACAGAATTTAAATACTTGGGTAGTTGAAAATTATGGAGATGATAAACGATTCACTATGGTAGATTTACAAGGAGATTTATTTAGTGGATATAATACTGACCCTCAGTGTACCATAAATTGGAATAGTGCTCCTCAAGTAATTCCTTTATTCAAAGCTATCGGTATTAATACTAAAGTAGTTGATAAAAAAACTAAACAATTAAAAGATTCTGTAGATGCTAAACTTCTAGAACCACAAGCTAAAGATTTTCCTATTCTTCCAATATATCTTGACTATAAAGAAGCACAAAAAGTATGTTCTACTTATGGGCAAAACTGGCTTGACCAAATAAATTCTGAAACAGGTAGAATATATACTAAATTTAATCAATTAGGAACTAATACTGCCAGAATTTCTAGTGGTGGAAAAGATAAAAGTGCTAAAGTAGAATACGTAAATTTTCTTAATCTTCCAGCAGATGCTGAAACTAGAAGTTGTTTTATAGCTGAAAAAGGTAATTCTTGGATTTCCATTGATTATTCGGGACAAGAATCATATATTATGGCTTCAATTTCTAATGATAAAGCTCTTATACATGAGTTAATGGAAGGAAGTGGAGATTTACATGCTCTAACTGCCTATATGAGCTACCCTGACCAAATACCTAGAGATACCAAGATTACTGATATTAAGGAAAAGTATCATCACCTCCGTCAAGAAGCTAAAGGAATTGAGTAAATATAAATTCATCTTTTTTAACATTTTTTGAGTTTGGTAATTGCCTAATTCTAACTATATTTATATAAATATATAATTATGAAAGTTAGAATAACACAAGAACACTAGAGGATATTCGTAAAAAAGGAATTTATAGAATATTCTGCTTAGAAAATGGAAAGTCCTATGTAGGAAGTACATGGAAATCTTTCAGATCAAGATGGAAGCAGCATTTGAGTAAATTAAATACCAATAACCATCATAGTCATGAGATGCAAAATGCTTTTAATAAATATGGCACTGATGAATTCGTAGCAGAAATTTTGGAAATAGTAGAAAAAGAAGAGATTTTACTAGATAAAGAAGCATATTATATTGAAAAATATGATGCATATAATAATGGATATAATGAAAATCCTACCCCTAGCAGGTCTCCTATGTTAAATACCTCTTCTAAAATGAAAAGTTCTGAAACTCATAAAAGATTGTGGAAAGAACTAAAAGAATCTATGACTCCAGAAGAATTTAGTTTATATAAGCAAAAGTATGCTGAAAGTAGAGGTAAAGCTAAAGGAAGCATTCCTTGGAACAAAGGTATCAAAATGACTGAAGAGCAAACTAAAAAAAAATGCACGCTCCAAAGAAAAATGGAGTATCGGCGGCTATGAAAGAAGTTCATATTAAAAACTCACAACTAACTAAAGATAGAGCAGATTATGTATTGGTCTATGATAGAAATCACAAATGGTTAAATACTTTTTGGTGTAGTTCAGATTTAGTGGGATATAGTAAATCTGAGTTTAATAATTTACCAATGAAATTACGTAAAAATGGAACCGGGTCATTAGACCCTTCTAAAATTGCTAACCATATTAAAGATGGTAAGGCTTATAAGGGTTTATATTTTAAGCGAGCTCCTAAGAGTTGGAAACTCTCTTATGCAAATGCGGAGAATTCATGGAAAGCTAAGACCGAGCCAATCATGAGCCAAGTAGAAAGTACACTTTCTAAAGGTGCAGAGACTACTGGAGAGGTTTAGTCCTCTTAATTACCAGCTATGAGTACCGCACATCTAAATGATGAAGATATAGTCCATAGGTTATTGCTGTTAGCCTATATCGCGATCAATTATGGAGGAGATTTTAACACTATTCATCAAAATAAAGGTATTTCTATAGAGGAAGCTAAGAAAATCTATGATAATTATATGTCAGGTTTCTCAGGTTTAGCTAAATACCAAGAATATTGTAGAAAAATAGTAATGGAAAAAGGGTATATACTTCTAAACCCAATAAGTAAGTATCGTGCTCATATATATGATTTTGAATCTTTACGTATGATGCAAGAAAAAATGAAAGATAAAGAATTTTGGAAGTATTATCGGGAAATGAAAAAAGAAGCTCCTAACTGTGAAACTGTACAAGAAGTTAGAGATTTCTTTAAAAAGAAGGGTGAGTGTGAAAGGAATAGTATAAATTATAGAATACAACATACTGGAGCTTTATGTTATAAGGTTAGTATGATTTATTTCTTTAAATGGATATTAGAAAATAATCTTTTTAATAAGGTTTTAATCACAGTTACGCCGTATGACGAAATTAATTGTGAAGCTCCTACAGAAATAGCTGAAGAAGTAGCTACTAGACTTCATGCTATTATGGTTAGGGCTGGAGAGATATTCTGTACAAGATGTAAACTAGATGCAGATATTTCTAGATGTAAAGATGGAACATTACCTAATTATTGGATTCATTAATTATGATATTAACTGAAGAACAAGTATTAAAAGACAGAAATTGGTGGTTAATAATTACTCAATACCCAGTAGCTTGTACAGCAGCTATTTATAGAGTTGTACAAAGTGATGAAAATCCTATAGAACATATGTCTCAGGATGAGTGGAGTGAACTAGTAGATGAATGTGTTGATGCTTATAGTTATCTTGGAGATGACTTTGAATATGACGATACTTTAGAAGAATCTGAAGATGAACAATATGATGATTGGTATGATTCTCAAAGAGAAGGTATTGATATGTTCGCCGAAAAAATAGACGAAAAAGTCATAAGTAACTGGGGTATTGATATGCTAAGTGATTGGGCATGCAAATAACTTTTATTGACGGGCATTACTCTTTAGATATTGACGGAGAAGAATTTGTTGATATAAACTATGATAGACAGAAAGAAATCTGTCATAAATTAGTAGATAAAGTTTCCGAAGGAGTTTTACAAAGATTTATAGAGAATGCTTGTACTGAAATGGGCGAGTATGAAGATTTAGGTCAATGTGAAACTTGCGGAGAATATATTGATAAATACACAGTAGAAATATGACATTTATTATATTTAATAAAGATGGTTCTAGAACCCAGTATTCTAATCGTTATGACGAAGATGATGAAATGGAAGTAGATGCTGCTTGGGATGATGTTTATAGTCAATTTCCCGATGCAGAATATATTGAGAAATTTTAATTATGGCTAGTAATTCACCAACGTTAATGCAATCTGAAGAAAAGCTTTTAGAAGAACTTAATTCAGATGCTCCATCTAGAGACTATACAGTTTGTGTAGTAATGGATAAAATTATAAATACTTCTGATATAGATTCAGCAACTGAGGATATTAGAAGGTATTTAACAAATAAAGGATGGTATGTTGATACTATTGAAATAGACGAGGAATGATTGATAATTTTAATATATTAGCTCCCTGGTTCGATAATCTCTCCGATCAGGGAGATTTTTATTTTGTACAAGTAATACAACGTAAAAAAGAATGTAATATTGGAAGTAATAATAACGTAATTAAAGATTATCACTTCTTTGATAAAGAAACATTCTTAAAAAAGAAATTAGAAATAGCTACTCTATGTAAAGCTTTTAATGCCCGGGCTTATTTTTGGGTAAATCCTAGAAATTGTAAGCAAGTACAGTTTGAAATAATTAGAGAAGCTACAGAAGCTATTGAGTGTAACTCTAAGAAATTATTTAAGTGTATATCTAAAGCTATAGGTCAAAGAAGAAACTCTAATTATACTTCTAAATGGATTTTAGATTTTGATACTAAAGATTGGAGTATAATAAATAAATATTTAGATGTAGTAAGAGAATGTAGACCTGATAAGGATAAAATATTATATTATATTCCTACAGTAAACGGTATTCATGTAATTACTCTAGGTTTTGATCTAGAACAATTTAAACAAAAATTAGCAATAATTAAATTAGATTCATTAGACATTCATAAAGATAATCCAACAGTTTTATATTATGATGATAATACTACAAGAGCTTCTAATAATTAATATTGTTGCCATGGCTTTATATGCTATAATATTAATATGTTTAATAGTTATTAAAGCTTCTAAAGATGAAATCATAACTGCGACCATAATATGGTTTATAGCTATGATTATATTAGATGGAGTTGTTTATACAATTCCTTAGATAAAAATTTAATATTTACATAAATTAATTAATATGTTTAATAAGTCTTTTACAGACCAACTTTCTAGTATTAAGTCAGCATTTCAATCTGCACATGATAAAACATTATCTTTGATTGAAAATATGAACTCTAAAATTCAAGATAAAGAAACTACTATTAAAGAACTTCAAGACGAAATTAAGAGTATTGAAGAAACAAAAGAGCAAGCTAATAAGTTTATTACAGGTCTTAAAAGTATTTTGGCGTGATAAATTTTGATAATAAGAGAGTGCTGTTCATTGATTTGGATGGCACTCTAATTAAAACTATTTCTGGTAAAACATTTCCAGAAGATATTACAGATTTTAGAATACAATTACCTGTATTAGATAAAATTGTAGAGAAATTACCTAATTTGAAACACTTTTTTATTGTGACTAATCAAGGAGGTATTGGTAAATTTACAACTGAAAATGATTTTCAGACAAAGCTGTTCTCTATAGAACACTTTTGTGATATGTATTTTCGTGATAGAATAGATACATATTACTGCTCTGATAGTAACTATTGCACTGCATTAGATAAAGCTAATTCTAGTAGAAAACCTAATACAGGAATGTTAGAAGAGTTATTTAATGATTATGGTATAGGATTCAAGGAAGACTGTATTATGATAGGGGATGCTTCTGGTAAACCTGAGGATTTTTCAGACTCTGATAAAAAGTGTGCTGAGAATTTTGGTATAGATTATATTGATGTTAGAGACTTTTTAGAACTATGAAATTAAGACTTGATGAATATTATTATGTAATTCATTCATATTGGAATAATATAGAAGAATATATGCCAAAAGATATGGCGGACAAATTCATAGAGTTTTGGAAGCATCACGATGATATTGAAGTCCGTGAGTACATAAGTGATTTATATTCCTATATAGAAGTTATTAACCCAGAGTATAAAATCATATATGTAGATTTAGAAAAAGGGTATATAACTTATAAAGGCATTATTAAAATTCATAATAAATACTATTCATTTGAATATGATTATAGTTATGATGGCGATTTTGAAGATTTTGTAGACTGTGATCAAGAATTGATAGAAGTTAAGCCAAAAGAAGTAACTACTATTATATATGAATATGTTGGGAATTAAAGAGAGCAATGAACCAGTAGATATTAAACAATTAGCTATTATATTAAAAAGTTATTTAGATAAATACCCAAATAGAAAAGAACATTATAAAATTATAATGCCTGATGTTTATAACGAAATAATTAAAAATGAACAAAAAAGTAATTGAATTTGTAAGAAAGTACGCTGAGGAGCACTTGGATAAGAGTGACCCTAAGCAAGTGTTTGATGTGTTTGTAGTATGGTATTGCTACATCTTGGGTAATGCCAAGTGGTTATTGTCAACAACACTTCCTGATGGTATGTACTATGAGGTTACATACAACAAGGCAAAGGATGAGTTCTATCTTGATGCCTATAAGAAATTTGAGAACAGATGTATTAAAAATGGATAATTATGGGAAATGCAGTTGATGTGGGACCACATTGGTATAATATTGTATTTAATTTAGGAGACCCTAGTGGAGACGGTCATGGCAGATATGAAACATATCATATGATAAGTAACCTTGCCTCTTGGGAAATTGAAATAGCTTATAATCATGCTTCTAAATTATTAGGATTTGACTTTGTTAAAAAATGCTGTTCTGAATATGAGGAATACTATATAAAACCTGAGTATGCTAAAATTCTAGCAGATAAAGGTATTATAGATAAAGAGTATTTAAATAAAGATGGTAAATATTGTCCAGTTGGAGCATATTGGGTAGGAGAGAGTGGTTCTGCTCCAGATGAGTTTGTAGACATTTTTATAAACATAGTTAAATTAGTACATCCTAATTTTATATTGGAAGAAAGAGATTTACAAGAGAAATCCTTAGATGTTCTAGAAGGTGCTGGTTATGGAATAACTGATCCACACTAACATGACACATGATATCAATTTTTATAAAACTCATCCTATAGAGTTTATGGAAAGATTTATCTACATAAATGGTAAACCTATATTGTTAAATAATGTGCAAAGAAAATTTATTAAAACCATTTATAGACTTAGAACATCCAATAATTATTCATTCAGCTTTAGAGCTAGGAAAATTAATACAAGACTATATGGACGAACATCTAGATAGAAAGTTTATAACTTTTTCTGAAAACTGGATAAATGATAATTGGGAAGTTTTATGTAAAGAAATAAAATCGTATGACGTTAACATTTAAGTTAAAAAGAACTAGTACTAAAAGTAAAAGAAATCATAAGAAATTTCCTAGACAAAAGTTTAAGAGTAATTATGAAACTACAGCTCGTAATTTAAAAGAATGGGGATACTGTAAGCATAATTGGAATGATGATGATGGCACTGCTATTGATGGGAATTTTATTAAGTTCTTAAAACACCATATAGGACAGCCAATTAATAAAGTTTATTCTAAATTCTTGAAAAGATGCCATAAATTACGTATGTATAATCCTATGGAAGAGTTTTATCTTGATATTAGTAAAAAAGAAAATATAGATAAACGATTTGGAGGATTTTACGTTGAAGATGGAATTTTAAAATATCAAGATAAACAGGTTATCAAAGATAATTCAAGGGTAATTATGGAAACTTATAATAAATATACCTTTGAAGAATCTAATGTTACACACAAACTTAAAGCCCTTATCGAGTTAAAAACTCCCCAATGTTTAGGAAGATTTATTTTAAGTACTGGAGAAAAGAAAACTATTTATATAGATTATTATCCACATGATTATGATATTCAAAGATTAATGCCTTATAAATATCATAATGTAGCTTGTCGAATCCCATTTATCGGGTTTGGTATTGATTATGATATATTAAATAGTCAAACAGGTAAAACTAAACTCTTATGGTGGTTAAAGCCCGATGAAAAACCTGATATTTATTTTTATTATAAAAAATGAAATATTTAGTAATACAACAATTTCACTGTAAAGGAACTACTACAATAACCCACTATATAGATACTGATTCAGAAGAGGAAGCTAAAGAACGAGTAAATCTCGGAGAAGGAAGTTTTTATGATGAAGTTCCAGATATTCAAATATATGGAGATCCTTTAGACACTATAGTAGAAAAAGACATTTAAATAATATGAAGCTAATTAAACAAAGTTATGAAATAATTAATCAAACAGACTTCTCATTAGTAGGAATTAAGAAGCATATTGAAAGATGTGCTCGTGTATCCTATAAAAGCGAGAATAGAATCACAGAAAATTCTTATGAGAAGTTTGTAAATATGCTCATAAATAGAGGGCATGATAGACCTCTTGAATTTGGTACTGTTCATCTCAGAATGACCTATGAGGAATTAGTAGACTTGCAAGACACCTTAGCAGGTATAGGTATTTATAACGACTACTGGCTAAAATGGAAAGAAGAAATTATAGATAGTGATGATAATATATTTGTAACTACTAATTATAGATACTTTTTAGAAGTTATTAAACAACATCCTTGGATTGAAGAATTACTAGATGAGTCTGATTCCGAATATTATCCTAAACGCTACACAGTCCATATGATTCTTGATAGGGGAGTTATGGATGAGTTTAGAACTCATGTGGGATTGTCTCATTTAGCTGAAAGCACTCGTTACTGTGCGTACAACAAAGCTAAATTTGGAGGAGAAGTTACTTTTATTGAGCCATGTTGGGAAATCAAAACAGCAGATGAAGTGGTTACTCCAGAAGGAACTCATATGTCTAGTAGTTCTAATGAGTTTTTGGTAGCACTTAATGAAGCGGAGAATCATTATTTATCCTTATTAGCTAAAGGCTGGACACCTCAGCAAGCACGTTCTGTACTTCCATTAGGAATTAAATCTGAGTTAATTAGTTGCGGGTTTGAAGATGCTTGGTCTAATTTCTTTTATAGAAGAGATGCTTCTGATGCACATCCTATGGCTCAGGAAATAGCCAAACCAATGCACGAGGAGTTTATTAAGCTAGGTTATTGTAAATAATGGATGAGGTGGAAGAATTTATTTCTATTACTTTAACTCACGGAGAAAATTCTTTAGATGCTATAGAGGGAGCATCTTCGGCATTATCTTATAATCCTTTGCCAGATTTTAATGGAGTAACAGCAGTATACTCACATAGAAAAACTAACATAGATGTACTAGGTGCTACTAAAGAGTGCTTTGATAAAACATTAACCCCATTTTATATTAATGTATAGTAATACAATTCAAAATAATATAGAAAATACAGTACGAGAACTATATAAAACACATGATATAGTAATTAAACCTATGGTTTTGTACTCAATGTATCATCATATACGTTCTTATTTTATAATATTAGATAAGGACAACAAAGCACAATTATTAAATGCTTTTGATCCTAGAATTAAGGAGGAAAATGGAAAATTAGAACTAGACAGTATATGTGATAGTCCGCAGATATATCAAGAGTACTTCATTAGAGAATTTACTAAAAATGTAGATTATGGAATTTATGTAGATGAAGAAGAGATAGGACATTATTTTACTACCTACGGAGAAGTTCAAATTTTTAGTACTTATATTCAAATAAATTATACCAACCATACTATGGTAAGAGAGTTTTTAAATTATGTAAAACCTTTACCTGAGAATGCTGAAAAAACTGTGGAGTATGATTTAGTTGTCCAAACACAAAATGGATTTAGTACTACTGAATGTTCCAGTACTAGAAACGTTGATATTGATATAAAAAAGAACTATAATGATGATTTTCCTTATGATAAATATAAAGAATTCTGTGAAAAAGACGGTTCTGGCTTAGCTTTAATGTATGGAGACCCGGGAACCGGAAAAACGACGAGCATAAAGAAGCTTATTTATGATTGTTCTGATGTTAATTTCTACATAATGGACTTTTCAATGCTTCAAAATATAGTTTCAGGACAATTTTTATCTTTCTTATTAGGATTAAAGAATGCCGTAATTATAATGGAAGATTGTGAGTATATCTTAAAACGTAGAGATACTCATGAGAATTCTTTAATTAACTCTCTTCTTAATATTACTGATGGATTAGTAGGTGACGCTTTAAATATTAGATTTTTATGTACTTTTAATGCAAAGCTTACTGAAATAGATGATGCTTTATTAAGACCTGGAAGACTTAAATTAAAATATGAATTTAAAGCTTTAAGTAAAGACAAGACTAAAGCAATATGTGGGGATGATAAAGCAGAAACTTTAGCAGAAATCTATAATAAAGAAAGAATAGATTTCGGAGAAAAGAAAACAAAGAAAATTGGATTTTAAATTAACAGATAAGGAGTATCAATTAGCAAAAGAATTTATACAAAAACATAATGCTCAATGTGATACTCCTTATGGAGGTACAAATGGTTATCCAAAATTTAGTTATATATTTTCAACTTTTGGATTAGGTGATTTAGTAAGTATAAGATGCAATGTTTGTAAAAATGAAGAGGATATAACTGATATTAATAAATGGTAATTATAGGAATTTCTGGAAAAGCTACTTCAGGTAAAGACACTGTAGCTAATTATTATAGTAGATTTAGTAAAGTGCATTGTACTATACTACACTTTGCAGATTCTTTAAAAGATTGTTGTCAAGGATTACTTATCCCATTCGGTACTTATGATATGTCTTTACAAGAGACTAAAAAATTAAATATTCCTTGGATGGGTAAAGATTATACTATAAGAAATTTACTCCAAGATGTTGGTAATGCTTTTAGACAAAGTATTACTGAAGATTTTTGGGTAAATATTATGATTGGTAAAATAGCAGCAATTAAACAGAATGGCTCAATAGATACTGTATTAATTCCAGATGTCCGTTATCCTAATGAATTTAAAATGATAAAAGATTTAGGAGGTGAAATATGGAGAATAGAAAGACCTAATATTCAATTAATGGATCATATTAGTGAGATTGCATTAGATGATTATACTTTTGATAAAGTTATAAAAAATGATGGTACTTTAGTAGACCTACAAAATAAAATTAAATGTTTAAAATAAATTTATTAGATGTAAATGTAATAGAAGCACAGCAATGCTGTAATCATTTTGATAAAGGATTTGTATATACTGAAGTTATATATCCAGAATTATTTAATAATCCAAATGCAAAAATTACGATGATTGGTACTATAGATATAAGTATATTAAAAGATCTAATAGAAGAAGATAACTTAATTAATACTTTATATTGGTATTAATATATTTTAAGGGGCGTAGCTCAGGAGAAATCCTGGGTTACGCCCCTTATTTTTTTTAATTTTCTTTATAATAAGCCTAAGTTGCTTGTTTAAACATAGATAATGAAGGAATATTATTAACAATATATTCACCCCAATGCTTATCAGGATTAGTAGCTGTATTAAAAAGATTCTTAACTAATGATGTTGGATAATTTTGAAAAGGTATAGTCATACCATTACTCATATCTCCAGTTCCTGCAAAATATTCTGGAATAACTAAAAATTCATGGAAATTCTAAGTAGACTATTTACCTCCATTATACATAACATAAGTCATAGCGCTGGCTAAATAGTCATCACTATCATAAGACTTTAATAATTCCTTATAACCCGGGTCAAATACTTCTTTAAACAGAATTCCCATAAATAGTGCCCATAATAAACTAGTCCAGGCTTTTCTAATATTAGCAGCATCATTAGGATTAGCTTTTAACATTTCTTTTATTTTTTTGATTTTATCATCCTAATTAGTATCTGATAATATTCCTAATATATCACCGAATGTATGAAATACTCCCTGTACTACCATAGGTATACCATCCATTACTGGAACTCCAGTATTTTCAGTAGTAATAGTTCCATCTTCTAGAAAATATAAAGGCTATCCAGCTTCATTCTTTTGCTACTCCATTTTATCTCCTTTTATAACTCGTTTCTTTCCAAACCAGTTGGCTATAATACCATTAGAATAAGTAGTAAACTAAGCAAAAGTCATTCCTATAGCCATATTTTCAGCCATAGCTCTACCTCCTCTATCATAATTACCGTAAATACTATCTGCAACTTGTTTGATTTTATCAATATCTTCTAACGAATAAGGAGATGGTAAGTCATCATTATAGCTAATAGGAGATTCGATATGATCTCTGTTATAAGCTCTAATAGCGGAAAAATATAAAGATTTAGCTTTATTATATTTTTCACTACCTTTAGGAGATTTTGTAATATCCTAAAATCTTTTATCTTTTTTCCACTCATATTTAATTTTACCATCTTTATCTATTGATAGAGCATCCCAAGTTCCATCTTGTAAAGCCCTAGCTACAAATAAAGTCATTCTATTTAGAAAGTCAGGGCGCTTCATAGTATTATAAGCTATATCGTCCCAATGTTTAATTCCACTTCTATCTGTTCTTAAACCATTAGCAATATTGGCAAAATCTAAATTAGATAAACCGTATTTAATACATAATTGATTTAATAAAGATATAGTACGTACATTAGAACAACAACCTTTCATTACTATATTATAAGCTTTAGTTAAATTAGCTGTAGAAATATCAGTACCATATTTAGTAGCTGCTTTAATGTAGTTCTATTGGAATCCTTCTAAAGTATCTCTAAACATTGATTTAATATTAAAACTTAAAAACATCTTAGACACAAAATGTTTCACTGGATTAATTACTGTAAAGAATTTTTTAGAAGTATCTTCCAATATAGTATCATTAAACACATTAACAGTTAAATATTTATCGGCTTCTTTCTAAAACCATTCAAGATATTTAAGATTTCCAGCATTTAAAGCTAGCATCTTCGCCTAAAACATTACAGCTTTTACTAAAATTAATGACTTATTAAATTCCTGAGTTAGTACGTTAGAGTTTATATAACTATATAGTAATGCAGGTATATTAGTTTCCCAATAATCGTTAGTATGCTAATTTAATATTTCCTATCTCACATTTTTATCAGAAGACATACTAGAAGCAAAAGGATTAGTTACCCCGTTCTCAAATCTATCTCGCATTGATAAATTAGCACCTTCTTTATCAAGAGTTTGCTACCATTTGGCAAATACGTTATCTTCTTTGGAAGTAAATCCTTTAATAGTATCAAAGAATTGGTTCACTCCATTTTTTAAAGATTTAACCGATAAAGTACTAGAAGCTCTTTTTAAAGGAACATAACGAAGAACCTCCTATTCTTCAACTGCTTTAGCAAATTCTGGATCCTCATAGCTTGTAAAATCAAAAGATTTATTATGCATAGAGTAAGTTACTTTAGCAAATTCAAATAAAGCTCTTTTTAGGAAAGTTTTTTCACTATTAGTCATATAGTTAGCAGCATCATCTTTATAAGGGTTTTTAAACATCATAATTTTTTCCCCCTTATCATTATGCATAAACATATTATCAAAATATTTATTTTCATCTCCTATTAAGGAACCTTCAACTGTAGAATACCCCGCTTTATTAAAATATTCTCTAGTAAAATTCTAAATAGGATTAGCTGCATTCATTACTCTTTCATTAGCTCTAAAAGTAGTTTGGGTAACAATCTATTTAATAGTTCTATAATTATTATCCGAATTAGCATCAGGTTTCATTATATTACTTTCAAGCCAGCTTAAAGGTTTATATTTAGTTTCTACATATACACCCATTAACTTAGTATATTCATAACAAGCTTGATTATATATATTAGCTAACATTTTAGTATTTTCATTAGCATAAGTTATATCAGACGTTCCATTCTATAAATTTTTTATAACAGGATTATTCTATAAATATTCTAAAAATGATTGTAAAGCAGTACGTTTAGCTGATTCAGAGTTAGCATTTTCTAATTGCTCCTTAGCATCTTTTAATTTATATCGAATAGGATTAGTATCAAGATATGATGATAATTTTAAAAAATCATCTATATAACTAGAAACTAAATCATACTAATCTATAAAATTAATATTTCCAAAATTATTATTTAATTTAATTTCATTATTATATTTATTTACTACTTCTAATATTGGAGAATAATATTTAGTAATTAAATCAGAAGCCGTACTATACATTCCTTGACCTCTACCATATGTAGATATTATTTGAATGTTTCCTAATTTAAAATTACCATCTAAAGAAGGTAATATTTCATTAAGTATATTTAAAGTTCTTATCTATTCCATATGCCCGAATGAACAATCATAGTTATATAAATCACCTGATTGATTATCCATAATATAACTATTCATAATATTAGAACCATTACTTCTGTGTTTATTTACTTCATATAAATTATAATTAGCAAGTGAAACTACGTCAATTTGTCCCTTACTATTCTTGAATAATAAAATATGAGCATTTCTTAAAGCTTCATTATTAATAATATTCCATTCATATACAGGTTCGCCAGCTATATAAGAAGGTTCAATATATTTACCTAGTAAAGAAATTAACCTATAATTACTTCTCTTAAAAGCTTCAAATGTAGTATTTTCAGGATTATGTCGAGCAACTTGAATCTATTTAACTAAAGTGTCAAGTACCGTATTTATTTGTTTCTCTTTTTTATCAAACTCTTTTTGTAAAAGTTCTTTTAATTCCTCATTATTTTTTGGTAAAGAATCTTCTTTTATTTTATGGACTTCTCCGTCAATAGTTACCGCGTAATTATATCCTTGGAGGTCATCTTCTAATTTTATAATATCTCCAGTACCTGTTCTAGGATTATATTGAGAAGCTATATAACTATCAATAGTTTTAGTTATTCTATTCTAAGTAATATTAGCATTTAAAAACATTAAGTTAGTTTTATCTAAAGCAGTCTGAACTTTATCGTCAATATTTCCAAAGCTTAAATCGGGAGCATCTATATAAGCTTCTACAGCATCATCAATATCTCCTAATTGATATTCTCCTTGAACCTAAATATTTTTAGGTTTATCCATACGAATATCTTTTATAGTACCATCATCATTATATACTATCTAAGTAGGAATTAAATGTAAGCTAATTCTATTAGCATTAAACCCCTTAGATTGTAACATTTTCTTTAAAAAAGATAATTCTAATTCAAACTTCTATTTTTTAATTTTTATCCAGTTATCATAAGACTAACTAGAAACCACATTCTAATAAATAGAAATATTTCCATATTTATCAACTATTATCTAATCAATATGTCCACGAAGTCTTATATTAGAATTTTTAATTTCTTGGGTAACACTAAGATTTCTTATTCTTTTAGTATTAGTTCCCATTTTATTTTCTTTAGCAGTGGTAATTAAAGACTGTAAAATTTGAGAACCTAAATTATTATGATTACCTATACTATCTAAAACTCTATGAAAACTATTTAACAAAGATTCTTGAAATTCAGTATTTTGTTTTTTTATTTTTCTAGAAGTAATTTCTTGCTCTAATTCTGTTATTTTATTACCAATAACTGTAGCTACCTATACATTCCAAGTATATGGGTCATTTACATGAGGAATTGTTAAATTATTAACTATGTAGTGAATAGCATAGGCATCAGCTCCAATTAATTTAAAACGAGCAAATTCTTGATTAATCTAATCCTCTGTATATCCTCTTTTTCGTAAAGCATCTTTATAATTTTCATCATTCATTTTAGTATAATACTTCTACTCTGGGTCAAAATATTGACTATCTAAAAAATGCTAGATATTATAAACACCCGATTCAGGGTCATTTGCTACTATATTACCCCATTTATCAAATATAGGGTGTGATACTTTTAGTTCAGTTAATTTTTTAGAAACATCCTCCTAGGCAGAAAATAGAGTATCACTATAATTAGTTAAATCTAAATTATCTGAAATTAAATTATGTAATTCAAAATACGATAAACCTTTATCCCCAACAAGCTATTGAAGTATCTAATATGTTTTTTCCGATTTTTTAGATATCTCATTAAAAAAATATTTACAACTCATTAACAAATTTCTTTAATAATATTATTTTGTAGTGCTGTCTATAAAAAATTAGTAATCTAACGTTCTTTATTGTTAGTATTTATTTTATAAGTATTATTTACAGCAAAATCAGTGAAATCTAGTATATTTTCTTTTAAATCCTAATTAAAGGTATTATTTTGAATAAATTTTCTAAATTCTCTAAATATTTGTGGATAAGTATTAGGATTTAATGCTGATAAATATTCTCCCATTATATTAGCAGCAACTTCTTCATATAAATCAATTCTAGCCATATCAGAATATTCTGATACATTTTGATATTGCTATAACTAAGACTATCCTTGTTCAGTATTTTCTACTAAATCTTGTAATAGAGTTAGATAATCTTCCTGCAAATCAGGTTGGCTTTTAACAATACCCATAAATATATGCATATATTCATGCGCTACATCCTATTTAGTTGCCAGTTCTCCATTAATAATTATTTCGTTATTATTAATAAAAGCTTTTTTATCAGTAAATTGTTCTCCATAATTCTAAGATATAGCCTATTTATTTAAAACCTATGTAGGTATTCCAAACCTAGATTCTATTTTATTAGCAAAATAAGTTAATCTCTAAGGCATAGACACCCACCCAATAGGACTATTAGCATTGCTTTTTATATTTGATATTTCCTATAATTGAATGATATGCTACATACCTTTACTCTGGTCTACATTATTGACATAGTAATAATTATAGTTATTAAGGTTATTAACAAATTCAGTTAAATTTTCCTGAATTCCTTTATTTAACCCTTCCTATACTTTAGCAGCTGTTACTAATATCTTTTCTAAACTATCTAACTAAGTAATATCTACAGTACTATTATTTTTCTATATAAATTTTAAACCTTGTTCAGAATTAAAATTTAAAATTTGATTAGTAAAAGCTTTATTATCTATTTGGACATTTACAGAACGAAGTACTTGTCCAGGGAGTATTGTAGAATTATAAGTAGTTAAAGAAAATTGTTCACCATGCTCATCTGGTTTATATAAATCAAGTAATACTCCTTTTTTTAGAATATCCTCTTTAAAGGATTTATCGATAAAATCTCTTGCTTGCTATAAACTATCATAAGTTTTTCCAATATTCTAATCAGTGAATATCCCTTTAGCAACCATAAATTTAGTATTACCATTTACTACTGCTGAATATATATTATATCCTTTGTATTCCTATTCTTGATGAGGATATGCTTTTTGAGTCTTTATAGTATATCCATATTTAGTTTCAAAAGTTGGAGCCTAAACATTTAAATATATATTACCATTATAAATAGCTTCTACTTGTACACCCTTAGTACTTAGATTCTCCTAACCGTCAGTATGCCAAAATAATTGACGCAATACTAAATTTACTTTAGTTTGTATGGTATTAGGATCAGGGTTATCTTTAGAAAAATATCTTTCATATAACTCAGGAGAAGCCTATTTGGTTAGAGTTTTTAACTACTATAAAGAAATTGTTCTATACATATTACCATTAAATTTCTTATACGTAGTATGCATCATTAAGGCGTTAGCAAACGGAGTTCCATAGTTTCTAGGAGCATCATAATTATTTAAAGAATTTAGAGCTTCTTTTATTTTTCTAACTCGTTCAACGTTTTGCTTAAAATTAGCATTTTTTCCAGATAGTAAATACTTATAAAAGCTTTCTGGGTCTTGTAAATATTTAATAAGAACTTCTTTAGCTGTTTTAGTACTTCCTTCATATCCTTCTCTAGCTTTTTTACTAGAAGACTAATTAAATGAATAAGAAGAAAACTTCCTTAACCAAGACTCGTCAGATTGTTCTAGTTCTTTTATAAAATTTATAAAATTACTAGGAATTTCATTATTCTATATAGCCTATACTTTATTTAAATAATTAATAAATAATTGCTCTCCACCTTTTTGCACTATATATAAATTATTCCCCTAAGTATCTTTAGTAGTATACACTAAAGAAGTATCAGTACCATTTACTTTTAAATTATCTACATATAATATATTTATGTTATCTAATTCGGGTGCAGTAGGAAATTTAGACCTAAATTCTTTATAAGTCATATTAGGTAAAAAGAACTGTTTGCTATCCTACAATCCCTACATATCTTTATTTACATATAAGGAAGATTCATTTATTCCTACTTGTCGTATAGCTTTAATAAAATCCTCTGTTTTTTCTTGTTTATTTATTTCTTCTATAAGATTGGAATAATCATAAAAACTTTGGACGGAATTTTCCTCTATTCCGTCCAAAGTGATTTTATTATTGCCAATATTTAGTGTAATAGTACAACTCATTAGCAATTAACTCTAATTTTTACTTTACCAGATACTGTCATATCGTATAGGCTAGAGCCTCCTGAAACAATATCTTTAAACATCTATTCTAATTTATTAATCTGTTCTTGTAAATCTATATTTATAGGATAATATTCTTTATTTATTTTTAATCGTTCTATTAGCTCTCTCTGATTATCTTTACCTTCAGACATTTTTGATAAAGCGTCTACAAACTTATGATTTTTAGTATCATATAACATTATTAGTCCATTTGTAGGAGTATTTCTAGTATCTTTTATACGTACCATTCTATTATTACCTGCCTATGTAAGAGATTCTACATAAGGAGCCGAGTATATATCAAATCCTTCCAAAGTAACTCCTAAAGCATTTATAGCCTCTTCAATAGGTAAATCTTTAGTATCTATAGTTTGCTAAATATTATTTTTATCAGCCTGTCCTAGATGTTGATACCATTGCATTAAAGCACTATACATATACTAAGGATTACCAATATTATGCACATCCTCTAATAACTTGCTCTAAAATAAAGTAGTTAATCTATTATATCCATATTTATTCTAATTTACAAATAAATTATAAATCATAAATATATCCTATAAATTAAACTAACCTATTTTATAATTAATAAGTTTATTAAAGTCTTCCTCATAAGCAGCATATCGTAATGTAGATTCTCTAGATTTACTAATATTTAACATATCAATATCTAAAGATAACGAAGGAACTCCATGGTCTTTTTTTACTAATAAACCATTAATAAATCTATTTTCAGAAAATTCCTACATTTTTTCACCATCCCAGTAAGAACCTTTTTTTAAAGAAGGAATTAGATATTTATGAAACCAATATTTAAATGTAGCAATGTTATCACGACTATCCATAGTAACTTCAGTGTTAGAAATTACTTTTACAGGTCTACTATCTTTTAATAACTTTTGACCAGACTATAATGGAAATGAAAATGGTATTGTTCCATTTTCTACTTTTAATCTGATATTAGTTAAATACTATTGAATATAAGCCTAATCAATATAACTCTATATTTGATTTAATTTTTTGGAGTCTATATAGCCTCTATCCCTACGAAGTATCTCATAGAATTTTCTAACTAACTAACTCTTCTAAGAGACTATATCAGTACTTATAGTAGCAGCTTTTTGTAATTCTAAATAAACATTGTACTAATCAGAATGATTTATAACATCTAATATATTTATAGAATCTTTTATTAAATTATAGTACTCTGTGGCTAAAGTTCTATAATTAGTATTTCGGATAGTTCCATCTAACTCCTGTACTCGTATAGGAGTATTTTTCATGTATTCATAGAAACTAAAGTTTTTGTATATTCCTGCTTGAATACTTTGCGCTACTATACTATAAATATAGTTATTAGAATAGTTAGGATGTATTTCTTTTACTTTGTTAAATAATGCTTCTAAATCTACTGCTAAATCTGTACCTTGCTCATTTAAAGCACTAGGTAATAGTTTTCCTGAGTATTTTTCTTGTAATTTTTTAATATCATCAATACTAGGAAGAATTTCATCGAATCCTTTTATAAAATTATTAAAACGATTTTCAAAAGCTAACTATTCATTTTGTTGAGTACGAATACCTTGATTCATACTAAATAATAATTGTGCAGCTGCTGTAGTCTCTCTAGCTCCTCTATGTACTGATTTAAAACCTTTTAATTTATTTAAGAATACTTCATTATACTTTTGTCGCAATCCTAATTCTACATCTTCCTAAAACTACTTTGGAATATCTCTTAATCTTTTATAAGTTTTAGTTGTGCTCTCACCACTCATAGGATTATCAAAAGTTTCCACATAAATGCCATCTATTAAACTAAATGTAGTAGCACCATCTTCCATAGTAATAGAAGTATTATTTAATAAATCTAATAAAGTTTGTCCTACAATAGTTTCCTAACCTGGGTCATATTTATTAATAGATGTCGGGTCTAAAATATATTTAAACCAGTCTTTCTGTTTTTCTGGATTATTAGAAATTAACTAATCTAGTACTTTCTAGACGCTATTACTTCTAATTCCCATATCCGAGAACATATCAGATTTACTTAATCTATCTATAAGTCGTACTACTGGAGAAGTCATTAAATCTACAATCTAATCCAATGAAAATCCCATTATCATTAAATAGCCATGTACTCCAGCTAAGTTCATTCCTGCATTTATTTTATTCAAAATGAGCTCTTTCGCATTCAATCATATCCTATATTACTATAAGATTTAGACTATATCATTATTCTTTAAAAAAGAACACTCGGCGCTTCGGAATAATCATTCCTACTCTACTTGATTCATTATTGTCTTTCGATAGTCGTTGCACCTTCCTAGAGTTATTCTAGGCTTGGCTCAGGATTGTCCTCTAACGTAGGAGTTTCCCTGAGTTCACCGAGTTTTAAACGGACTCTGCTTGTAATTGTTCAAGAAATTTTAATTTGTAATACATAGAAGGAATCATATAAGGAAAAATAATTTTCTCAAAAAGAAATCTAGATTCAGTTTTTATATATAATTTATATTTAGATAATTCTTTCTGTATAGTACAGCATACTTCCCATTTTTCATCCATCCAATTTAGTAATAATTCATTTTCTTCATAAGTAAAACAATGTGTAGCCAAAGTACCTTTAAAAGTGCCATCATCCATAAACCAATATGCTAATGCTATAGGATGAACAACAGTGTTTAAAAATTCTTTAGATAAATGTTTTATTCCATCAACATATAACTCGTTGTATATATCGGTAAATACTTTATGAGCCTTAGAATTTCCTCTCCAAGTTTCATAAACTTTACCTGTACGTTTATCAGGTGGAGGAGTTTGTAATTTATAACTTCCCATAAAATTTTCTAATATTTTCACTTTAGCCATAAACAGTTCTTCTTGCTTTTTACTATGTACTAAAGCTAATCTGGAATTTTTACCATGACTACCTGTTGGTTTTGATAAATTTAAATCTCCTAATAGAGAACCTCTAATAAATTGATCTTGTATTTCTGATAAAGAATGCTCTTCTTGAGAAAAATTCACAATTTTATTAAATTTTCCTGCATTTTCTCCACGAGTTCTATAAGTTTTAACAGTTACTTCTTTTACTCCAAAAAAATCTGCAATCTCTTTATCAGATTTCCCATTATTCCATAGTTCTTTAAACTTATCAAAATCTATTTGTTTTACACACTTCTTTTTAATTATTCCAAATCTATCTTTTAAGTACTTACTGACAGTACCATTACTAATATTTAATTCTTGTGCAATTTTTAAATTACTTAATCCCTTGTCATGTAATTCTTTGATTTTTAAAATAGTTTCTTCTGAAATTTTATTCATAGCTTATATATTAAATTATTAACTACTTTTAGTTTATACAAATATTTGTATCATCAAAGAATATTTTATATGTTAATCCGTCGCTGAGTTAAGTAATTGAGAAATTAAATCAGAAGGATCTGTAGAATTATTAATTAATGACTACATCAAAGGCATATATCTAGCTTCATTCTCGCTTAATTTAACATCTATATTATTTAATAAAGTCTATAATTTCTCAGAATATTCATTATTTTTATAAGCATTTATAAAATCTTGTTCATATTCTGTAGTATTACCCTAATATAATTCCTAAATAAGAGAATCTTTAATATTATTTAGCTCAGAGTTAGAACTAAGTAGTAAAATAGATAATTTATTTAATTTACTATCATTATTAAAATTAATACCTCCAATAGTTTCTTTTATAATTGGAGTACCGTCAGCATTTGTAAACACCCCTTCAAAAGACTTAGCAAAAGTATATAAATCTTTATTATACTTTTCAGGGTGTCTTACTATCTCGTTATAATAATGTAACAAACTAAAATATACTTTTTCAGCATTAGCTGCCACAGAAATTACATTTTTACCAATTAAATTTTCCTCCTATAATACCCACTTAGTAGCAGGATTCCACTATGTATAGGTACTACTATCACTAGCAAGCTTTTTATCTTTAACTACCTATTTCATTCCTTCTACATTGGTAGGACTATAGGAATCTAATAAATTTCTTTCATCATTTACAATAGCTTGAGTTGTCCAAGATACTGCATTTTGGAAAGCTAATATTTTATTATCTCCAGATAATTTAGTACTTTCGTGATTATTAATATCATTAATTAACTAGTCTAATATAGGACTAGAATAGTTAATTTCAATAGTACTTCCGGGAGTATATTCTATACTATCTAATATTTTGTTTATAAGAGTATTTCTTAGAATAATATTATCTGAATTATATGCTTGCTATGCTTCATTAGCATATCTTTCAATATTTATTCCATTATTAGATTTTACCCATTTAGAATTTCTAGGGACAGGTAATGAACAAGATGATTCAAGAGCTTCATTAGAAGAATAATCAAATAAATTACTCCATCCAATAAACTGTCCATTATCATCAAAATTAAAGCCCATTACGTAGGCTTTATCTATATCATAGTCAGCTCCTTGAAGCCATGCCTAAAAATGAGAGACATAAATTCTATTATTATTAATCTAAGTAAATCCTACAGTTCTCATCTTCATAAAAGATTGTAAAGAAGCAGTAGGGATACGGTCTGCTACAGTATCTAAAGTTTTTTCAAAAGAGGACATTAAATATTTTTGTTTATTCTAGTAGTACTCATTTCTAGCATCTTCTAGAACATCCCCAACTAATGAAAACTGATTGTTAATAAACTATTTAAGATTAGCTTCTTTAAAAGAATCGGTTATTAAATCAATTTCTTTCTAAGAATTTCTCTAAGAATCACTTATTTCAACTCCTAAATAAAATTTCTAATTATAAATATCATTAATTATACTAGATATTTCCTAATCGTTTATACCAGCCTTTCTTAAATTATTAATATCGATATAATAGTAATTGTATTTATCAGTTCCTCCCTAACCTTTCTATTGAGTAACTCCATACTCTTTTACTACATATAAATCTCCCTCACTTGTACGAAGACCTACTTTATAAAGTAACTACTTATCTCTAGATACTCTATATAACCAAGTTAATTCTCCTTCTTTTTTAGCTATTATATTATTAGAAATATCCTTCTCTCTATAGAATACATCCTAATCATTTTTTATGTTAGGCTCTGAAAAACTTATATATGTGTGTTTATTATTTCCAGTAGTAAAAGCTAAATCATAGTTACCTTTAAAAGCTTTAGGTTGGTAATATTCAGCTTTTCCAATTTTAGTCTGTAATAACTTTCTAGCTTCTATTAATGATAAATTATCAACTCCAAATATTTTACTGTATATGTTAGGCATTACATTTTCAGCAGCCTATAATTGTTTATTTTGTATTATATATGATTGACCATTAATAGTTACTATTCCTTTATGTAAATCATTTAAAATTTTCTAATAGGAATCTCTACGTATATTAGAATTTTTTCTATTATTTCTAATACCATCTATTAAGAATATATTAGTATGTCCTATTTTATTGAAAGTGCCGTCAGGATTTGTAGTACCATAATCAAATGTAATACGCTCTGGAGCTAAGTCTCTTCCATGCATTACATCTTGATGCAATGAAACTATTTCAGAGTTGGGGTCAATTAAAACCCCTTGATTTAATAAATATTCTTTTAAAGTACTATTAGTATTAGCATCAATAAAATCATAGTACGTATCAATATTATCTAAAGATAAATGAGTTCTATAATTTACTCCTTTAACTTGATAGACAATATCCACTACATCAGAAGGTACAAATTCTTCATATTTTATATTACCCTTAGCTTCTTCTAACTATTGCTAGTATAACAAATAGCAATCTATTATTTGCTACTTTCTAACTTGGTAGTCCGAAGATAATGGTAATACCTATAAGTTTTTGTCTGTAATTTGAGAAGTTCTTCCTTCCTAGGTACTAGATAATAATACACTTTTATTTTTTCCATTAATCGCTGGACGGTAATTCAGCGGATTAAAAGTACCATTATTCATAGCCTCTAAAGCATCATTATATACATCAGATGCCATATGAGTTTCTCCTCCATATTTAAAAGTTTGTATATATTTAAATCCTGGAGTTAATACTAAGGCTAATCCTTTATATTTACCTTTAATTCCCTTATTATTAATAACTGTAGCAATAGATGGTAACAAACTACCATATAAGGTAGCATCACTAAAAGGAATAGAAAAATTCTATTTTAATTCTTCATTATTAGACTTTAATACTTTAGAAATACCTTGTAAAATAATATCCCCCAATTCAGCATCACTCTATTGAGAGTAACTAGCGGCAACTAACTATCCAATATTTTCAGTAATTTCCTATACTTCTGAGGGAGTTAACTATTTACCCTAATTATATGCTTCAAGGAATTTATTAGCAGTATCTAACTCTAATTTACAAGTTTCCATTGCTAATTGTCCTAATTCATAATAAACTCGTTTAGACAAATTATGTAAATTTCCTCCCTACTCTAACGCTGTTATAGCTTGTGTAGGTTGAGTAATTTCTCCTGCATCTTTTTCATGGTCAGCATCAAGCTGTACTCCATAATGCATCATAGTCATAGGAACATAAGTCAAAGGTTCATTATTAAACCATTTAGCTTTAGAATTTATATTCCCCTGAGCTCTCTTAGAACCTGATTTATTAGCTAAGTAATGAATCATTTTTACTTTATAAGGTTGAACAAAATCTCCATTCTAACCTATGTAAGTAGCATTATTTAAAACCTATGCAGTAGCTAAATTAGAACCTTCAGAATCAATTAAAGTATTCGTATCAAGAGTTAATTCTTTACTATAAATCCCACCTAATGCTCTATGTAATTCATAAACAGAATTTATAGTTTCAACTCCTTCACCATTTCTATTATTAAATTCTTCAGGTGTTAATTTTTCCTAAGTATCAGAATCAAATACCTAATATTCAATATGTAAGGTATCATTAATTTTGTGACCATTTATATCTACATCAAACTCTTTAGTATAATATAAGTTATTTGATTCATCATAATTTAAAGAATAAATCTTTCTAAATTGATTAGGTCCAGATTCATAATATAAATTATTAAAGGTCATACCTCTGCCAGTAACTAGATTCAAATCTATTCCATTGTTATCGACAATATGTCCAAATTTCATTGATGACATCTTTTTAAACATATTAGTAAGATTTATTTCAGAATTAGAAGACATCCTCATTCTTTCATTAGTCATAGCATAAGTAGCGTGTTTCCATAAAGTTACAGCTCCTGTTCTATTATCATAAGCATGACCAATAGTCTTTTTGTCCATTCCTATTGTTTGCCCTCCTAAAGACCAAGACTCAAATACTGCTTGTATAGGATTTATAAAAGTAGAACCATCCATAGCATCTATTGGACTATCCTTCTATCCTTTAAAATTCCAAACAAATGCTGAAATATCTTCGATTGTCGTTGCATTTATATTTTTATTAATTCCTTGCTATGTTCCTAAAGTAAAAGGTATCATAGTAGCAGAAACTATATTAGCACGCTTATTACTAGTATTCCATAAGTTAGCTTCTTCCGCATGAAATAACATAGGAGCATTTTCTGCTAAGAACTCCATATTTTGAATAGACTCCTTTTCAAAATCTATAGACATTGCCTAAGATTTTATATTCTGTAAACGCTATTGCTCATTAACATCAGAAGTCTAATTTATTTGTTGAGTTAAAGTATTAATTAAAGCTCCTTTAACTGAATTATAATCCTTAAACTTTAATGGATCAGATAATTCAGTACCTAATATTGTATATCTCATATTACCAGACAATAAATTGTCTACATTAAAGAAGTATTCCAACATAGGATTCATAATTACTTTACTAGCATTTTTAGGCAACTATGCATCAAATAATAAATCAGTACTTTTTCCGTCTTTGTCAATAGCTTTACCTAAGACTAGATAGTCTCCCTTTATCCATTGTCCTAAATTCCATTCTTTAGTATTACCTTCAGAGTCTGTATATTCCCTCCAAGATTTTAAATTAGAATTCTAAAAGAATTTAGTTACTAATCCCTACGCTGGTAAAGATTTAGTTATAGGAGGCAAATCTCCTTCAGGGTCTATATTAATTGTCTAAGTAAGTCTAATTTTAAATCCTTTCTTTAATAAAGTATCTAAGAAACTAGCTTGTTCCATTTGCCATCTTCTAGTAAACTAATCTGGTTTAAATTGCTAACTTCCTAAATAAACTGCTAAAGGACTTAAATTAATTTTTCCTTTAGTTTTAATATAATTAATATTAGCGTATAAAGAAATTCCAGCATCTTGAGCCATTTTAATTAAATCTGATTCTTTTAATCCTTTTTCAGTTTGTGCTAGTACTTCTGAAACAGTTACATCTTCTCCCGCAGTATTCTAATATAATACATCATCAGGATTCATGCTTAATAAAGTAGATGTTGTGAAGGTATTACCGTCAATCTATATAGTAGAATTTGTTGGAACTGTTGTAGTCCAATTATCAAATATTTTACTGGCTTCTAGTAACTGATCTTCAGTCATATTATATCCTATATGATATAACCCATCTTCTCCCCATCCTATTGTAGTATTAGCTTCTGTAGTTAAAGGATACGAAGGAAATTTCTAACGATTAATTGCTCTAGTTAAATCATATAAAGTATTATTTAAAGAACGTTTATAAAACTACCCTATAGATAATATATATGATTTTTGTATATCTTCTCTGGTAGCTTTATTTAAAGATACTCCAATATTTGCAACATTTACATTAGTTCTTATAGAATATACAAAATCAGAAGTTTTATCAGAATAATCTGCTGGTTTTATAGTTACATATGGATTAGATTCATCAAACAAATGAGTAAAAAAGTTATCTATAATACCATGATAAGCTAGCTCCGCTGAACTCATATTTTTTAATTGCTTTGATTTACCATACATATCAACAGCTTCTAGGTCTAATCTCCCATCCATAACTAAATTAGTACCATGAGTTAGATTATCAACAAATAATAATTGTGAAGATGCACTAGTTCTTACTTCTTGACCTCTATAATTATTTTCTGAATTAACTTGTTCTCTTAATAATTCCTAAATATTATTTCCAATAGAATATTGTCTATAATTAGGTATTTTAGAACCTTCCGAATTAGAGGTTACAGCAGAAATATTAGTACCTTCTACTATTTTTTTAGACTATCCAAAAGCAAACAACCAATTATCAATATAGGCATTTGCTACTCTAAATTCTGTCCCAGTTTCTCCTGGTCTAGCAATAGAACCTCGTACAGCTTTTAAATTTATATTGCTATAAGTATCTGGTAATAAAGTATTAATACTTGAATCATAAAAATTAGCTATAGATAATTGTGAAACTGCTGCCTATGGATAATTTTCTACAAAGTCGTGATAGTATCCTACAAGATGTTTAGCTATTTCATTTCTAATGGCTGTTACTAACATTCCAGTAAATCCATTATATATACCATGTCCAAATAATTTCTACATCTAGGTATATTGTTTCTATAACTGCTCAGCAGATACTGTATTTAGACCTAAAGAATCTTCTATAAAAGAAAACATATCAATGAATCTAGAATCAATTTTTCCATCAATTATAGCTCCCTCATTAAAATCTCCTCCTATATACTGACCAGTAACATTTTCTAAGGTATTTCCATTTAATTTAAATACGTATATATCTAAATTACTAGGATTAGTAGATAATACCCCTTGAAGATTGGTTTTTCTAGTATTAGGTCCTACAACTATTAATAGATTACCATGTCTAATTTGATAAGTATTAGGTACAGCAACTCCCGCTGGATTTATGTAATCTAATTTACCAGAATTATTATGAACTACCATAGAATTGTCCATAGAAGTAGCATCATCATTCTAATTATTAATAGTTTCAGTAGTATTTAAGGCTTCCCTATTATAATTAAACTTATCTTTTAATGATACTCTAGAAGTAATTTTATTACCTTCGTTTACTATATAAACTTGTTGGTAATTCATAGGGTCTAATGAAATCATTGAAGTTACAATACAATCTAATATTGTAGCTTTATGAGTAGTATTTCCTAATTGCTTTTTATATAAACCATTATCAGAAAATCCCCACTATTTAATAGAATGCAATATATCCTACTCTCTCTATTCAAAGGTTCCTATAATATCTTCAATATGAGGATTATTAAATATATCATATAACAATTTATTAGGATTTTCTCTAAAAACCTAAGCGCGTTGCTTTAATTGAGTAAGATATATATTATTAGTATTAGATAATTCCTGTCTTAAATGACTAAAAGCAGTAATAGCTGATATATCATCAATAAATTGAGATTCATCTTTTCCATTTTGACTGATATATGGAATAACTTTAAATAAAGATTTAGACATCTAAGATATATTAGTAAGTCCATTTATCAGCTCATTGTCAGACCAACTCTTACGTAATGATGATTCTCCTTTTAAAACATAAGGCATATTTTTATTACCAAAACTATGATTAGAGTTGCCAATTACTTTTAAATCTTTACCGATAATTTCTTTAATATCTTCATCAAAATTTATAAGATTAAAAAATGCAGCTATAGCATTTCTATAGTCTATATCAGAAGTTAATGAAGTATTAAACTCATGATTGTATATTTTATGTTTAAAAGCTTCTATAATATCATCTGCTTTATAGTTATATTTTAATATCCCGTTCATTTGAGTATACATATTTTCAACATCCATACCCAAATAAGAACTAATAATATTAAGCCATGTATTTTTTAGCTTGGCTATATTATTATTTATATCCCATTCGCTAGAATTTAATTCATATCCATTTTTAGCTACAAATACTGAATTAATTACATTTCTAGTTAAATCGAATTTTCTTAATCTATCATATCCTTTATTATTTACATAAGCCATATCAAGAAGTTCTTTATTAGTAACTACTAATTCTTCTTGTTGAGCTTTAATTGCATCTAATATCTATTGTGTAGCTGTATCTATAGTCTATTCTTGATTAATAGATTCATCCTATGTAGTAGCTGATGGTTCAAATATTTTTAATAATTTATTTAAATCATCACCTTTAATATTTTCAAATTTATTAGCTAACAGATTTATCTGTTGTTGCACTGCTTTTAAATGAATTACATCATCCTAAGTAAGTGCCTTACCCTCTTCGGGTAAGTACACTGACTTAGATATAACTTTCATTAATTTAGCATCATCATTTTTTAAATTTTTCCACTATTTAGAATCTAATCTTGTTAAAAAATCTAATAGTGACTGTACTGCTTCCATATTATCAGTACCTGTTATTTTAATAAGTTCTTTACAAGCCATTTATTAAACTAAATTAATAGAACAATTTTCATAATCTAAAATATTATCTAAATACTTACCCTCTGGTTGCTCACCATCAGCAGCAGTATCATCTAATATTTCTTCTATTTTATTTTTTACATCTTCTATTGAAGATAGATTTACAAAATCATCTCTTGATATATAATCCTCAGCTATAGTATCTTCATCATATCCCATTTCATCTGTAGTAACAACTAATTCATCATATATTTTATTTAAAACTTCTTTATCTTTAATAGCTTCTTCAATAAGTTTTTTCTTTTTACTGGAATCATCAGAATTTAATTTATATTCTTCCACTATACCATCATTATTAACTATATAGTATTTACCATTATCAATACTCTTAAATATATTTTTAGATTCTCCAGTTTTAAAATCAAATCCTTGAATAATATCTTCAGTTTGATAGTTTATATAATTTAATTTTCCATCTTCTAATTGTAATAACTAAGGTATTTCTGAAAATCCTTCTATAGAAGCAGAATCTAATAAAGATAATTCTTTATTATGAGCTGTTAAAGCTTCTTCTGTAGTACTATAATCTCCAGTAACTACTCCCATACTTTTTATAGTATTAATATTGCTAGTTACTCCCGAAAGTATTTGCTCTGTAGGCTATTCTTTAGTAGTAATATCCGAACGTTTATTTAAAGATATATCAGCTAAAGGAATAGGAATAACATTAGACATATATAAACTATTAATATTATTAGTTCCTGAAGTATTTCTTATTTTTCTAAAATATGCAGTACCTCTATCAGCTGAATTTTTCTTATATAATAATTCTGTTCCCTATTCATAATTTACTCTAGGATATGCCCATATACCCCATCTAAATGGGGCAGTAGATTCTCTAAATACATTTGGATCTTGTACTTTAGTTGTACCATGAAAAATCAAATCTACTATATTAGTAAATTCTGTAGTACTTCCTATTTCTTGACCCGCTTTTATTAAATCCTACATTGGTAATATTTTTACTTGTTTATTACCTTCAGAGTCAGTGTATTTATACTTATATTTATTAGAATCTTTATTCCAAAGTTTATTACCTTGTGGAGACATAGCCATTGATACAAATCTATAATTTTTAGTAAGTATCATAGGTACTATTTTAAAGATATTCCAAGGTTTATACTAATTATTTCTAGCTTCAGCTAGTTGTTGCTAAGACTTTATTACATCCTAATCAAGATTTACAAATACTGTACGTTCGTTTCCGTTAGAATCATAAGTAGGAAAAGCAAACTCATAAGTTCTACTATTTTCTTGATAGTCGTTTAGAGAATGCATAAATAACTTACGAATATCATTAGTATTACCCTGTTTATCAAAAGTTATATAGTTAGATTCATCAAAATTAGAAGTAGTACCATCCTCATTATAAGTTTTTAAAGTAATAAAATCTTTAAATGGAGCTAAAGCTCCATCTACTACTTTGAGCATCTACTACATATATTCTGGAGTAGCATAAGTATAATATTTTAATTTATTAGGGTCGGATTCTTTTAATGACTTCTGTTCTGCTATAAAAGCATCTCTTAAACCATCAACTATTGGAGTATTATCGTCCCAAGAATATGTATTATTAGTAAATTTTAAGAAAGCTTCATTCCTATCTTTCTCATCCCACCCTATGTAGTAACGTAGATTTTTATTTTTTAATCCTTCAGGATTTAACTTTCTAAATTGATTATATATATGTAAGGTATCATTAGGATTAGCTTGTAAAGCAGCAAGTACTCTCTTCAAATTAGCTCTGGTATTCCATAAATGAGTATACATTCTAAGACCTAGTTGAGTCTAATCCTAGGGATATTTACTAGCACTTTCAGTCTCAGTAGCTTTTAAAGTATACATATCTTGCCATACCTAATTAGTTAAATCCTAAAAAGATAATCCTCTATGAGTAGGTGCTATCATACGCACCTTCATTCTATCTAGATTATCAGAGCTAGTATTTAATTTATTATTACAATACATTTGTACTAATTCTTCAGTACTCATATTAGGTAAACTAGATACTAAATAAATTGCTTGACCTTCCATTCTAGGATTTAATCCTGGTAGAGTATTTGCTCCTCCCATATAAACTATAAGATCAGATACTGACAGATAACCTCTATCTTTTAAAGCAGCTTTATCTATAGTGTCAGCATCTCTTAAAATTCCCTCAGTAGTTCCTTTAAAAGTTTCACCATTAATAGTACGCTCCCATTTCCATGTTTGCTGAGATCTAACTTTCTAAAATGGAATTTGTGAATTAGTTTTTTTCAATAAAGTTATTAGATTTTTAGGAGCATTTATCTCTCTCTAACCTCCCTCATCATAAATAGCTTTAAACTATTTTACATAATTATCATAAACGGGTATCAATTCAGGATGTTCATCTGCATATTTAGAATAAGAACCATTTCTATCAGGGTTAGGTAAACTTCCTAGAGTTATAGTATTATTTACTAAATTACCCTCATTATCAGTAGTAGTCCATTTTGCTTCTACAACTGCAACTAACTACTTTCCATTATAATTAAATGATACTTTATCATTATTTAAATCAGAAAATCCTACTAATAAATCAGTATTTTTTTTCTCTCTTAAAGTTACATAATATTTTAAATTTTCAAAAGTTTCAGGAGAATTAAAATATTGAGATAATTCTGGATGATTAGCCATAAAAGTTACTCCATCCCATCTTTCATCAGTATCAGTTCTTCTAACCTACATTAAAGCATATTTTAATGTAAGTAATTGACGTACTAATTTATCTTTATCTTTACCATCAGAGATAATTTGTTTAGCATTATTAAATCTAGCTACTACTCCAATATCGGATAAATCGTTAGAATTAATATCTTGAATCCATTCTTTTTTTGAATTTCTTGTTAGCCCTAATAAACTAAAATTACCATAGCATCTATCAAAACTATTTTCTGCTGGAGCGTCCAATATAGATTCTACAGTAAACTAATTAGCTTCTCTATTTTCAGAATCCAAAGACTCTTTGTCAGTAGGAGTTATATTTAAATCTGCTACCATTTCATCTAAATCAGCCATATTATAATGAGTTACTGTTTCCACAGTTCCTTCAGAAGAATTACTAGTTTCTTCTGTACTAGTATTTGTAGCTGGATTATAGGTATATTCTGACAATTCATTAATTAAATTATTTCTACGCTCTTCTGCATATTGGGAGAAGTCAGTGGTATCTCCTGTATAAAATTCTTCTGTACTACTAAATCCAGAGTTAGGGGATATAATAACAGCTCCTTTAATACCTCTGCTTATTAATGTATATAACTCTCTTGAACTATTTAATAGATCACCAACTGCTGTATCACTATAATCTTCAGTTTGAGCTTTAATATTACCTTCATAAATTAAATAATCAAATTCCTAACCTTGTAATTCTTTAATATTGTTAAATTTAACAGCTGAAGGAATTTTACTAGTAATATCATTAAGTCCAATATAAGCTACACCTTTAGGAGTGTCTTTAGGAATCATATCCCACTAGTCAAAAGAATCAGTTACAACTGTTCCATGTAATTCTCCAGAGGAATAACTATATCTAGGTGAGTAATTCTTAATAGCATTACGAGCCTGTATATATTTATCTTTAGGCATTACATCATTTATTAAAGTTCGTACCTACTAGGTTAATTCATATAATAATTTAGTATCAGATGATTGTTGTATGTTACCATTTCTTAAAGAAATAGCAAGTCTAGGAGTTCGTAAACAGAAAGCATTATCAGTATCTATATTAGCTATTATTCTATTAGTAGTATATCCTGACTAAGTATCATCACCTAGACCTAATATAAATATATTATTTTTCTTTGCCCATTTATTTATTAAAGCTAAATCTAAAGTACTAAAGTGAGTTATCTCATCCATAACTAATACTCCTGAATCATGATTTTTTACATCAACATTACTAATTATAGAATCTAAGTTATCAGTACTATCTAACCTATTAAACTTTCCATTTAAATCTTTATATTTAGCATTATCTATAACTAAAGATAACAACTACTAAGCATTAATTCCATCAGTTACTCCTAAGGATTTATTTAATCCTTCTACTTGAGCATCTGTCGGTCCTGCAACCATTATATGCTTATCTTTAGCATAATCAGTGATATATTTAGCCACTACTGAAGTTTTACCAGAACCACCAATCCCACTTATAAATAATAATTTATCTAATATAGGAACTTTAATATCTGATTTTTGTTTTATTCTATTTATTACTGAAGATACTAATTGAGGATTATTTATAGCAGCTATTCCTATCCTAGCTAAATATAACTGAGCATCAATAGGTACTATATTATTATATTTATTAACTTCATCTTTTATAAAGGATAAATAATCATCAGATTTAATACCAATAGTAGCTAATAAATATGATATTTTATCATAATTATTAAAAGTAGTATAAGAAACATTCTAATCCAAATTAGTAGTTTCCTATTTATTTATATTATCTATGAACTAATCAAATATGGCATTTACATCATAACCCTATCCTTTATATTTATGATAGTTTTCATATAGTAATGCTTCTATATCTTTTAAGTCCATATCTTCTGAGTAATTTTCTAATAGATTTACACAACGCATGCCTCAAAATTATTTCTATTTGCTTTAAAAAATTCTTTTTTAGCTTGATTAAACTTTTCTTTAGCCTAGTCAAACTATCCTATAATGTTTCTTTGATTTATATTTGAAATAAATGGAAGGGAATAACTATTTGGATTAATTAAATTTAAATATTTTCCTATTTCTATCTGATAAATATTAGCATAATTTTCATCAATTTCTGCTAATGGATTAGATTTTACTTTATGTTCTTGGTTAAATCTATTTATAGTTTTATTATGTCCATATATATTTGTTAAATCCTAATCTGTAGAAGCAGCATGAATATAAGTAGATGCTAAATTTAATACTGTTTCAACCTATTGTAAAGATTGCATTTCCTAACCTGTTAATTGGAAAGTATTAACGTCTTCTTCGTCTTCAAAATGCTAATACATTTTCTAAATTACTGATTCTACATTTTCATTATACACAGGTAAATGTTTAGCTAGCTCTACTATAGGATTTGGTAATGATTCTGTTAACCCAGTTAAAGTCTAATAAAGTAAATTACTATTTATATCATTTTCAACCTAATTTAGTATAGCTTCTGCATAAGATTTATAACTATCATTTACTGATTTTCTAGCTTCATCAAAGTTGGTATTTTTATTTTGAATTAAAGACTATAGTTTAAATAGAGACTGTATAGAATTATTTGATATATCTTTATGTTCCTGTAACCAATTTTCAATTAATTCATCAGAGATTTGTTCTCCATTAGCTATATATTTATAAGGATTTATGTACTATAAATTATAATGCTAGTTAGTATCAGGGTCAATATATTCTGAATTTTCTAAAGAATTTTCTATTCTATCTACAACATCTTTTCCAAAAACTTCAGTTAATATATATTTATAAGATTTCCCCTAATAACGAGAGTCTGAGCCTCTATAAATATTATCTAAACCAATAGAGGATAATTGTAAAAGATTCTATATTTTTTCTATAGTAGTTCCCTCAAACTTTGGTAGAGCAGTTTCATTAATACTTTTCTAGTTTAATAAATCCGATACTATTATATTGCTAAAACTATTTGAGTTAGTATTAAATAAAGAAGTAAATGGAATCATTGCATTAGCATCTTTATCATATTCATAATCAGGATGAATAAACTATCCATATAGTTTGCCAAAATACTAGTCGATTTTTCCTGGAATAGTGTCTGTACCAATAATTTCCGTTCTTAAAGAATCAATATCTTTACCTTTATAAGATTTTAAAGAATCTCCAGTTAATTCTTTAATAAGGTTATCATTCTATGTGGTAAATGTATTTAGAACTATGCTTTTTCTAATATCTTTAGTTCTGGCAGCTAGCATAGTTTTAATTTGTCTGGAAGTAATTGGATCTAGTATATGAATATTTACAAAGTTTACTAAATCCTAAAGTTTTTGTTCAACCTTTGTATTTATTTCCTAAATTCTCTATTCTTGTCTAACTTTATAATCTTGTGCTGATTCCCCATCCTACTATTTAGATTTCTCATATTCCTAATCAGTTTCATACCATTGTTTATTCTCTGGATGATTGGCATTTTGATACCAAGTTATGCCATCTTTAAATAGTTCTTGTACTTCTCTTTGATAGCTGTCATAGTTCTAAGCCTATTGTGCCATCTACTATAAAAATGGATCAATTTTTTGCTACCAATCCTTGAATAATTTAAAAGACTCCTATAGGTCTAAAGGTTGAGCATTAGCTTGATAAGTCTAATAATCAGCTTTATACTGTTCTACTTCCTACTAAGTTAACTTATCTACAGTTAATCCATGTTGGGTATTATATAACCAAGAATTAAAATCATACGCTCCAAATGTAGAAGATGTAATAGGGTCTATACCAAACATTAACATTTCAGTATAGTAAGAAGAATTTTCAGGAGATTCAAAATTTAGCAACTCCTATTTTTTATTATTTAAATAATCCTACCAAGCTGCTACATTCTAAGCACGTTTAGCCTCTTCTCCACTATTATGACGTTCTGTAGAATCCATTAATCTAGCTTCTCCTAATTTATCAATTATTTCTTTAGAACTTGCTGCTGTTGCTAATTCAGGAATTAATTCTTTAGGAATTTCACCATTTTTAGAAGAAGCCGCTACTTCTAATCCTTTTTGAGCTATTACTACTTGCTGTGCTAAATTCTACCAAGTTTCTTGATAACGAGTTATATAGGATTTATCTTCTAAAAATCCTCTAAGATTTCTGAATACTTTATCCTACATTATCATATGATTAAATAACTATTCATCAGATTTATTTAAATTATTATCATCCATAATAGTCTAGTAAGAACGTATTTGATTAGTAAGTCTTTTAGCTATATAATCATTTACAGATAAATCACCATCCACAGTAATATTAACAGGTTCTCCAGCACTATCAGTAGTAGAATTAGTAGCAGAAATAGTAGTACTTCCAAATTGTCCTTTCTTACGCATTTGTTCAATAGTATCTATCATATCTTCTGCTTTACCTTCCCTAGTTAAATAAAGCATATTACCAGAGTCTTTATTTATATGAAAGTTTTTACCTTGTAAAACCCCAACTCCATAAAACATACCTCCACCAAGAGAACCTCCTACTAAACTCATTCCATATCTAGAAAGTAACTAAGCTATATTATATCCTCCTTTTCCTTCACCATTAAGATTTGGATCATAATCAAATGCTCCTACATTAGCTTGAGTAGTTAAACCGAAATTATGAAGCATTTCATACGTAGCTTTAGATAAGTCTGTTACTACATCTTCTGATACTTCTTCAAGACCTTCACCAATAGCTTTACCTACAGCTCCAGTAGTATGATATTTTATATCATCTGCATAATCTGATAAAGCTTTAGCCATTTTATCTCTACCTGTTAATATAAGCTTTTTAAATTTATTAGCATCTTCAGGAATAGTTTTAGTAGAAATCCCAAGTGCTTTAGCCCAATTTTCTTTTTCTCCAAGTAAAGCATTTTTTATTTGGCGCATATCATTTTTTGCTAATTCGTCAAAAAATAATTCACCAATACCTAATCTATCAACTGTATACATACCAAGAGTAGATCCTAAAGCTACAGCAGCGGCTTCTCTAGGGGTAGTTCCTGCATCTAACATACTCTAATATACATCAGTATTAGATACTAATGCCATATATGCTAAAGATGCATTAGCTCCTAATCTATTTAATTTTTCTATTCTTGGCTTATAAATATCAAAAGTCTTACGTAAGGCAGCTGAACCTACAGAAGTCTATTTCCAAGCTTCTCCTACTGCTTTACCTTCTTGTTCTAATATTTTAGCAATCTAACCTTCCTCTATACCATATAAAGATAGGGCTTTATATTTATCTTCAGCAGTATTAGCTTTTGTTAAAATATCCTATATTTTAGATTCATACAGGGTTTTAGCTTCTTCTTCGGCTAATTTACTTAAATCCTATTTTCCAGTTAATAATTTTTTAGTCCAATTTGCTACAGCTTTCTATTGTCCCCATTGAGTAGCAACATCTCCCATCATATTAAATACTCCTTCCCAAGTCCATATAGCATTCTGTCCTGCATCAGAAGTACTTCCTGACACAGCCATAGCTCTACCTTGTAAAGAGTTTAAGAACTAACTATTAGCAGGTTTATCTGAAAACAAAGATTTCAGCATACCATACAACATTGGAGTAGTTTTAGCTAACTCTCTTATTACTAATCCAGCACTATAAGCTTCCCCCACATAAGGAACAGCTAAAGGTAACACTGAAGCTACATTTTTAAGTATAGTTCCACTGATACTTTTATCCATATCATCTGAATCAATAAAGTCATATTTATTTAAAGCAGAAGACTCAGAAGTAACTATATCACCCATTGATAAAACCTATTTAGTAGCAGGATTTCTACCATTTAAAGTTTCATAATAAGGTTTTCCATTATCATTTAATTTTAAATCTCCCTTGGAATGCTTTACTTTCTATCCTGATATTGGGTCAATATTTTCACCATCACTATCATATGTAGCTAGCACTAATGGATCACTAAATATTTGTTTAATATATTTAATAGGATTAGAGAATAAGGATAATTCATCAGGAGTTTCATTTATAAATTTTCCAGTGGACGAATCAAAAATATTCTATCCTTGAGCAATTTCTCTAGTACTTTTTTTCTAATTACTTAATTCCTAAAAACCACTAATACCAATCCCCTAATTAGTAGGATTAGCGGTTAACTTTATAAAAGAGCCTAATGGATTATTTTTATCAGTATTCATACCCTAAGTAGTTCCTGTAAATGGATTATATATCTAATCTCCAGGTTTCTACCTTACATCAAACATATCATAGATGGTATGTACTAATTTATCTTTCTATAATTCTCCCCATTTAGTAGCTTGTTCTTGATAGTAATTATGGAATTTATCTTTACTAAAATTACCATTTCTATCAGCAAAAGCTGGATTATTTATAATAAAATTAGATTTAAGATAACTATCCTCACTTAACATCTAAGTATTATCTGTATCTATCCCTTTCATTTTAAACATTTCAGCACTATAATCGGGATTATTTATATTGGCTACTATCCAATCGTTATTTAGCATAATTAATTATTTAAAACATTAGAACTAGTATTATTAATTGGAATATTCTAAGCTCTGTATAATCCTTCCATAGCACTAAGCATATTAGGAGTAACTTTTCCAGTTAATATCATAGTAGAAGCTGGATTATTGTCTAGAGGAATATAGACAGGAGCTTTATAAATATTACTATTAAACCAACCAAATGGAGCAATACTTGCTCCTTTTAATTCCTAAGTAGCTCCACCTTTTCCATCTGGATATAATATTTTCGACATAGCCTCAAAATCTGCATCCATATTATTTATAGTAGAAGCTAATGTAGGATTTCCAACGGTATCAGAAGAAGCTTGACCATTTACTACTAAGAAGGCACCAAATCTATCTTTATTAGGTAATCCCTTGGAATCTACTAAATCATTTAGACCGTACTTTTTAAGTATTTGAGCCTCTTTAATAAGATATGCCTTGACATTAGTACTCTAAGGTATATTTCTAATTTCTTTCATTGCCTATTCAAATTTAGGAATTAATTCAAAATCAGGAATTTTATTACCATAATTATCAGTTTTAGCAGGCAAATTTACCCTCATTCCTCCTTGATTTAAGTACATAATGTCTTTAAGCTTTTCAGGATCATCTATTCTTTTATCGCCAAAATATATAGCTCTAGTATCACTGATTCCCTATAATCCAGACTTACTCAGCATATCAGCTATACTAGTACTTTGTATAGTTTCTTTGTTTTGGGCATTTTTAATATCTCCATATTTCTAACCATATAGAGTCATTACAGCACTAGCGGAGTCAGGCATAAACTAATATGAGGTGTCCTATCCACCTATACCATTCTAAATCATATATGCTGGATTAGCATCAGCCTTTTCCTCCCAATCACCTTCCTAAGAACCATTAGAACCACTTTTTCCATTTTTAGAAGTATCTTTTTTAGTGCCATCAGAATTTAACTAATCCTAATAGTCTACTTTAGTTTCAAAAGAAGTATTTCCAACGGCTAGTAGTTTTAGTAACTAATCTGCTCCAGTGCCTCCTTTACCTGCTCTGGCTTTTAATAATGTCTATTCTTTAGTAGATAAAGAGTTCCAAGCATAGTTTAATAAATTAGCTACCTAATTAGCATTTTCTTTAGTAGTATATTTATAAACGCCCTGCATAGTTAATGTTGAAGGGTCTAAGCCTCTTTGTGCTAATCCTTCTAGTACTGTTAATCCAGACTTTGTATTAACACTATCACTACTTATATAAGACTATACTTCATTAGTCTAAGCATTTTTTAATATTTTCTATAATTTATCTGTAATAGAATCCATACTAACACTTCCATTTACTATATTTAGAATGGCATTATTTCCTGGAAGTTTCTAAGCACGTAATTCCATTACATCGGCATTTGTTAATGTTTTATATGCATATGGATTTTGCTTCCATTTATCTATAGATATAGTATCTACTCCCCCATCTTTGGTTTCTATTACTACATCACCCTAATCTGTAATTGCCATCTCATTTTCAGCGTGATTAGCAAACATAGTATCTCTAGATTTATTCCAAACTTCTTTATTAAATTTTGCAATTTTAGCTTGCAAAGACATTCTTGTTAATAGCTATGCAAAATTAGAATAATTAGTATCTCCAGTATTCGTTGGGTCAGCCCAAAAGTTTTGAGCCTATGTATATAATTTCAAGATGTCACTAGGAAGACCATCAACTTCTTTTAGTAATCCTAGAAAATCTTTGTCTGTTATTTTCCCTGTATTGTCATCACTAGATGATTTTTTATTAGCTGCTGTCATAGCTTTTATAAGTTTAGCAGTGTCTGATTCTGCTTCAACTCCTGTAGTAGCCATAGCTAAAGGCTAATAAAAAAATGCAGAGGAGGAAGTACCTCCTTCTGCAAATTTCTGTATTTTTAAATTCATTTCTTACTACTTTTCTTAAATAAAGTATTTATAAGTTTACCTAAATCTCCTCCTTGTTTAGTGGCGGTATTTATACTATGTCTTACAGTATTATAAAATTCTTTAGTATTAAATTTTGAAATATCCTCAAATTTACCTCCTTTTTTAAAAGTAAATCCTGGATTTTTAATACCATATATTTGATACATATTATTATAATAGTCTGCTCCAGCCTCTTTCTAAGCGGCTACTAAGTTTTTATATTGCTAAGTAGTATAAGGGTCAAAATTTAAATTATTTTGATTCTATCGTACTACTAGTTGATATGCTCTTAAAGCATCCTAAACTTTTTGATTATTTTGGTAATCCCATTGAGCTTTAGCTAATCCGTATTGCTGTTGAGCATTTTTTCTTTCAACATATGGACTAATAATATTAAATTGTTCTAAAGCATTAATCCAATTTTGTCTATTAGTAGCCAGTCCTCTGAGTCGGTCTCTAGGGTCTTGATATTCATTAATCCGTCTAGTTTTATATGCCTATTGAGCATTAGCATTAGCAGTATCCACAGAGCTTTCCATATTGTATAGTCCAGCTTTGTAAGCCTACTATTTCTATCCTTCTAACCAAGTATTTCTCTCGACATTACCCTATAAAAATAATTTATTAGCATTATTCATACTTTCTTGCTAAGCTGCTGTCTATAATTGACCACTAGAAGTAATAGGTCTAGAAGTCTAATTTAAAGTTTCAGCAGCTTTACTATGATAAGCATTTTGCTAAGCTAGATTATCCATTACCTAATAACTAGTATGCTTAGGAGAAATAGTAAAATTAGGAGCTTTTATTTTAAATATATCATTGGTAGCTTTGTTAGCTAATAGATATTTACCAGTTTCAACTGCATTATATAAATTACCTGGATTACTAGTTAATTTAGATAAATACTCTTTATCTTTATCAAATATTGACTTTTTACCAATATTAGTAGGAGTAGTTTTAGAAGATTCTTTTGGAGTAGTCTAAGGAGCAGCTTCAAAGTCCTAATAACCATTTAAAGTTTTATCATTAGTAGGAATCCACTACCCTTTACCAGAGGTGTCATTAGGAGCTATATAATAATAAGCACCAGTATTACCCTAATCTTTCCAATATTTTCCCCAATCCCCAAATCCTCCTGATTTAATATTAGAATCAGTTAAGGAAGCCACACGAGAGTAAGTCTATAAACCTAAAGCATTATCTATATAAGCTTTACTAGAGTCAGTATTATAACTATCTCCAGTATGCATAGCATTATTTGGTCTAGTAAAATTTATAAGATTATAAGCTACTCCCTTTTTGTTAATATAATTATCATAGTTATTTCCAAATAAAATATAGTTTAAAGTATCTCCATTATTCTAATAACCTGTATTAAAAATAGCAATACCATTATTAGCTGTATATGTAGAAGAGTTATTATAATTATTTATACCATAAGTACTACGGTCATTTACATTCTTCATAACATAATCAGCATATGCTTTAGTAGCATTATTGCCATTATAATGAGTTCTCATCCAAGATAAAACATCATTATCTCCATATATTCTGTTTAAATAAGTATTATAACCATAGTCCTAATTATTACCAGCCCATATATTATTATTAGTTTTAGTACCCTTTTGAGCTTTAATAATACCACCTTTCTAAAAAGCGTGAACAGACTTTAAGAAATTATAATCATACAATATTCCTCCATCCTAGCGTCTTTTAATATTATTATCTCTGCTAGTTTTCTTTTTCTTATTAGATTGCTTATGAGGAAGATTTGTATTTTTATTATGACCCTTAGTATTATTACTTGGAGTATTTTTAAAAGCCTCCATAACTTCTGAAGCCTTTCTTTGACGACTCTATTTTTGCTTTGCTCTTGCTTCCTAACTCCTTACAAATTCAATATCCTATTTAGAAGGTTTTGCTCTCATTCCCATAGCTTGAGCTTCATTATTTAGTCTAGTTAAAGTAGGAGAAAACATTTGCTGATATATAGCCTATTTACTTTCAGTAGGTGATAATATGAGAGCATTTTGCTATCTCTATCTAGCTAAAAATTCCTACTATACTGCATTTTGTAATTGTTTTCTGCTTTCAACAGTTCTTCTAGAAGGATGTTGGACTGTAGATCCTGTTCCAACTCTTTCTGCTGTTGATGGAGAAAATATTCTTTCATACATAGCCTATTTTTTAGCCCGAGCAGCACCTTTTAATTCAGGTTTAGATTTATCAGGAACCCAACTTAGAGCAAATTGACGATTAGCTTCTGTTCTAACAGATTCAGGAGACACTATTCTCTATCCCATACCAGGGAGAGTATTACGTAATTGAGTATCAATCTGAGCATTTTTAAGTTCAGCTTTTCCTCTAGCTAAATCATTGGCTAGAGCTTTTCTTTCTTGAATACTCTTCTATAGGGCATCTCTACGTTCTGCAAAATCCTAGTCGTATGTTTTATAATTATTTCTTTCAGCTCTAAGAGTTCTTAATTCCTATCCAGCCTCTTTCTCTTTATTAAAATTTTTCTTTTTAGGCTTCTAGGTATTTGTAGGTTTTATTTTACCTCTATTAATAACTTCACTAGTACTATTTTTTCCAAAGTGTAACGAAATACTAGGTAAAGACCAATTATGTTCAGCAGTCATAGCTAAATAATCCTATCTTCCAGGATTCCACATACTAGACTTCTGAGATTGTATATTTAAATCATCTAAAGCTTTTTGTATTTCTTCTTTAGATTTATATTGATATTCAATTGGTTTCTACCATTTATTTTCCTTAGGTTTTATAACAACTCCATTAAGTAATTTTTTAACATCATCAGATACTCCTTCTGAACCTTTTTCCTAAAGTTCTTTTACTTGTGCAGAAGTTAGCCTTTGAGTCTCCTTACCATTACTTTTAAAAGTATATCGAGATTCTCCAGCACTAAATTTATCAGGTAAAGAATTTATTACTTTAGAGGCACCTTTACGTTTGGACATATTTACTACAGAATTACTTGCTCCTTTAGCTCCTTGTAATCCATAGATAAGATTTTTATAATCCTACACAGTAGCCGAGCCATTTAATACTTTACCTAGAGACTATACTCCTTCAGTAAAATTATTAGCTATGAAATAAGACTAAATAGCTCCTGAAGAAAACTATAATATTTTCTTTAATTTTTTAGCTTTAGTGGCTGTTCCTAATCCAGGAATAAATCCTATTAATCCCATACCCAAATTCATAGCAGCATTTCCAGCGGCTTGTCCTACAGATGCCCCATGACTTATATCACTAGCTAAATCTGCCCCTGTAGTCAAAATAGTTCCTGCACCATTAGCTATAGGATTTGCAGTAAATGAAGCTAGAAAATCAGCAGCAGCTGCTCCAATAGCTACTTTATCAGCAGTAGTAAGAGTATTAGTATTTCTATTCATATCTTTTACTGCAGTTCTTCCAGTAGGAGTTGATTGTGGTTGAGATTGAATTTGCTATTCTTTAACTTTCTAAATTTGTTGCTATCTTTGTTTTAATTTTGCATTATAGGCAGCAGCACCTCCTTGCTAAAATTTAGTAATAATACCTCCTAATTTATGTTTTTTAGCTAAATGTTCTTTATATAAAGCATCCATAGGTTTAGAACGATAAAATTCATAATTATTACCATTCTTTTTTACATATACATAAGAACCATTATTATCTTTTAAAGCATCTATTCTATAAATAGAACCTTCAGGTTTATTTACTGAGTTAGATACGTCTGTAAAATATTTTTTAAAATTAGGATTGTTTTTAGCATTAAATTGCAACATATAAGCTAATACGTCTAACTTATTATTTAATTTTATGGAAGAACTTCCATTAACAGTCTTTACAGTTCTAATTTCTGGTTTTTTAAACTTAGTAAAATTGGCTATAGCTGAAACTGTTCTTGGACTATTTAGCTGAAAATCTTTATCACTAAAATTTAAGCTATCTAAATAAGTACTACTTTCTTTCCCTCCAGGAGTACCTACATAGGAGCTTCCTAACTAAGCAGTATATTCAGGTTTAAATGTCTAAGAGTTAAACCAATTAAGCATTTCTTGATTATACTACTGCTATTTCTAAGCAGCTATTTGATTCTGATAAGTTTTAGTGTTCCTCTAAGCTTCTTGTTCACTTAATGTAATTTGATTAACTAAACGTTCTCTAGCCTAAGCTATATAACTAGCTTTTTTAGCAGGATTAACTGCAACTAAATCTGCTAAATCTTTATTCCCATCCATAGCTAATAATTGTTCATCAGTTACTCCCTATGAAGATTGACTAGGCTAAATTTGATTATTTTCAGAAGGCTGTTTCTATATCGTACCACTTAAATCTCTAGTAGCAAGAGCATTATTAATATAGTCAGAAGTAATACCTAATGGAGCATAAGTAGCTACATTAGAAGAAGCAATAGCTGCATCTAAATTTTTATAAAGGGCGTCCTTATCAACCCCATCCCAATTATATTGAGCACCATTAATAGTTAACTCATTTTTTAAATTCTGTAGCCCTTCTTTTAATTTGGCACTTCTATTATTTATACCATATACTCCATTTGTTAAAGTATCATTTTTCTAGAATAATATCCAATCAGGATTATTGCTTCCAAATAAATAATTATTTAAATAAGAAGTAACAGTAGGTACTGCCTTTAAAGTCTTATCTGTAGAATTTGAAACATTAGACATACCTTTAGCTATCTAATTCATAAATGCTGCTGTAGCACCATTAGCATCAAATTTACTTCCTATTAAATTATATTTTTCTTTTTTATTAGTTCTAACACCAGTATCATCAACTACTTGATGCATATCATTTATCTCATTTATTTCACCATTCTATACTCCCTAGGCATAGTTATGAAGGGAATTCCATGCTAACTAGCGACGTTTATTACCCCAACCTTGCTAGTCTGCAAATTCCCTAAATTTATCTGGGTCAGTAATTGCTCGAACAAAATCTTCACGAGTTACATCACCTATTCCTGAGATTTTTATATTTTTTTCTGCCATAAATTAAAAAAGGGGAACACCATAAGATGCTCCCCTATTAATTTTATACATTAAATTACTTCTTAATTCTACGAACAAGTCTTCCACCTTTACGGTATACTGGTTGACCTGCCTCTTCGGGAGCGCCACCTTGACCTTGTTGAGCCATTTGTACCAAAGCTTGACATACTTGCATAGCCATATTACAATCTTGATTCTACAAAGCCTGAGCTGATGCCTGCAATAGCATAGCCATTGGATCTTGCTCAGCACCTGCTTCCTAACCAGCAGGAGCGCCCTGTTCTGCACCTTGAGCAGCTTGTTCAGGAGCCATTGCTCCACCATCCTAAAATTTCTTAATAAACTTGTATTCCATAATTAATAATTAGTTAAACTTTATTTTTATAACTATATGTATAGTTTTATTTTGTACAAAATAATAATAACTAAAACTAAATTTATATAATTATAACATTAAATTATTTACCAGTGTCATCTTTATCTTTTGGGCTATCAACATATTCTGGCTCACGGGAATCTTGACGTTGTAAAACTTTAAAGATATATCGTCCAAGAGCTCGATAGGCTCCATCAGTCTTAGATGCTTCTGCTTTTTTTGCTTTCTTAATGAGTATCTTAGTTTCTCTTCTACTGACAATTCTTTCTCCTCCTTTTAAATTCATTTGTACAGAACCATCGGGAAAAAGAATATGCATAGAATATTCATTTTCATCAGAATCTTCTATTATTAGCTAATCTCCTTCTTCAATTCCAGAATCGATATTTACCTCAAGTACATATTGGACGTCTTTTTCAGTAATAGGCTCTTCGGACATTGGCTGTCCCTATTTAACTGAAACTACTTCCATATCATCATCTATAAAAATTATATCTAATGGAATAGAAGTATCTTTCATCCAATATGACATATTTTGAGGTTCGTCATATATAAATAACATTCCCTAATCTGAAGGTAAAGACTCTCGACCCATTAAGCCCTTTTCCTATTTTTCAGGAGTATCAGCAATTTCTACTTTATATTTTTTATCTCCAATAGTAATGTTTACTAAGTTAGATTCTTTATTATTTATTTCTGCCATTATTCAACCTCCTTTATTAGTCCAGTGTTATCTATAGTATTATGAAGAATTTCTTCAACTAATAATTTACCTGCTTCTAATGCAGCTTTAGCAGAACCATCTCTCATAAGTTCTTCTAGTTTATTAGTCACTGATAAATTAAAAACTATCTCATTTCTTTCAATCTCAGCAGTCTATTCTAATTTATCTCCATCTTTAGCTACCACAGGAATACCTTTTTTAGTAAATTTTTCGTTATTCATGTGGTTTAATCTAGCATGAAGTGCTCCTTCTGGAATAACATTCATATCTCTAGAATTAACTTTTCCTCCTTCTTTAAAAGCTTGTACTTCATCAGATATATTTAAAGTAGCTTCAGGAAATTCATTAGATAATGCTTCTTTTATCTAGTCTTCTGTAAAATTAAATAAAGAAAATTTAGACGGAGTAAATACTTTACCATCCTCGGACCAGCTTCCTCCCTAATGAAAATCATCATTATATTTAGATTTAGTAGAGAATAAAGGGTCATCATAATATCTTTCTAATTCTTTATCTATAATAGGTTCTTCTATCTTAGATTCTTGTATTTCTAATTTAGAACCCTATTTTGCAGACTTTATTTTTTTAGTATATTCTTTTATTGATTTATAAGTGTCAAATAATTTAGCTCCTTCTTTAGCAACTAACATTCTTCCTGAGTTAGCTAAGTCATAGCCCCCGCTTAATTCAGTTTGATATTGATTGCTGTTAATAGAACTCATTTGATTACTTCTAATATCATTTAAATCATTCCTCTAGCTCCAATCCCACATAGTGTCTTTCCATCCATTAGTTTTCGCGATAAGTCTATTAGCTTTATGCCTACCACTAGAGTTCCATCCACTATAAGTACCTTCTCTAGATTCAGCATCCGCAATATTTTCCATAGCTCCACTATAACTTCCTGAGACTTGATTCTAAGCCTATCGAGATTGCCAATCTTTGCCAGTAGCAGCTATAGTTTTCTTTCCTGTAAGACCTCCAATAAGATTAAAAGCAGCTAATCCTGCTCCTAATCCCCATCCTACTCCAGGAATCATAGAAGCCACACCTCCTACCAAATTTACAGCGTTTTCCCAACCTGCTTTTCTTTGATTTCCAAAAGCCACTTGAATACCTGCATTAGCTAGACCTGCAATACCAGCAGCACTTCCCATAGAAGATAAGGCTCCTTTAGCTCCAGCTTTTAATCCAGAACTTATAGCAGAAGTAGTTAAAGATTTGCCAGCAGCTTGTGCAGCTCCTTTAATGGCTCCACTAGCAACTCCTTTCAGCGCCGCATTAGCTGCTCCTCCTATCATTCTAGTGGCTACTCCATTAGAACTAGTAAGTCCACCAGTAATACCATTAATAGCACTATTCAAACCTGTAAAATCACTTAATTTATTAATAGCATAAGAAGCAGCATAATTCTATATATTAGCTCCTAACTATTTTCCAAAAGATGGTTTCATAGATGCTTCCATCTATTGTAAATTCATTTTGGACATATCAGGTCTGGTAAATCCTGACTCAGAAGTTATGGTCTATGGGACATTACTATATCCAGTAATATCTGATGAGAAATTAGAGAACTAATTACTTACCATAGTACCTATATCAGGAGTATTAAAAGTTAGATTCTACTAAGCAGTAATACTAGCAAGATTAGGATTAAAAGAAGAGACAGGATTAGGGAGAGACTACCCTGTGCCTCCCCCCGATTGAAATTTTTTAATTTTCTTATACATAACTTAGTCTATATGTTGTTAATATTCCAGTAATGATAGCTAAGTCATTTCCTGTATATCGTATCTTTATTTTTATATATTTATCTTTCATAGGCACCTACTATCGGTATGTCCATCCAGTAGTATCTACATTTCCTATATTATATGTATTAGGTAAATCTTCATCACTAATTTCAGTTTTATCTAAGTCATTAGGAATCCAATTTAATACAATAGGAGGTTTACCATCCTTCCAAGTAGCTTCATTTTTCTAAGCAATATTTATAGAAGGTATCTAAATATACCATTCATCTTCCTAGTAATAAGAATTACCTTTTAATACTCCATAAGTAGGAATTGGTAAGTTTTTAACATGAGTAGATATATTATACTAATTTAAATCTTCATATCGAACTATTTCAGAACCTGATAATCTAGAATAGTCTCTATCAGAAGGGGACGTCATAGTATGATAATAATCTTCTATTTCATCAACAGAATCCAATCTATTATAATATAATGGAAAAATTGTTGATTTAACATTCTATACAGGAGTTATTCCACGTTTAGAATCATTATATAAATGGTCATAAGTTATGTCTGAACCTAAGTTTTGATAGGTATTTTTAGTTAATTCCTATCTATACCACATATTAGGTTTGTCTTTACTAAATTCATAACTATCACCATTAATCTCAAAATGAAATGATTCAGGTTCTGCTTTATTTGATATAATCTAAAGATTATCCCAAATTTTCTATTTAACTGAGTTATCTTTTACGACAAATTCAAATTCAAATGGATGTTGTTTATTATACCAATAACATGGTTTAATATGTTCTTGTGTATCAATAATTCCAGCTTGTCCATGTTTCCAAAAATTGGTTAAGAATGCAGGCAATAATTTAGTTACTTCAGTATTTTGCTTATTATAGAAAAATTCTGAGAAGGTAAAATATAAAGTGAAATCATAATATCCACTATTAATTAATGAAGTTTTACCAAAGGTATCAGCAGAGTCTGAATCTTCTGTTCCTAAAGTAGCTCTAATATTAATAGCTAATAAATTACTATTTAATATTTTATATACTTTGTAATAGTTACCTAATCCAGCCGCACTAACTGCGGAAGGGACTAAGTATTCTCGTTTATCTGAGGCTATTTGGTTCTTCTCTTCTTCAGATTGTCTTTTATCCCATTCTCTTAATATATCACCTACCATCACTTCTATGTAAGCCTTCCCCTACTCAATAGTTCCATCAGAATTGATATTAACATTTGGTAATATCATTGATTCTTTGCTTATTACAGAATCTCCATCCTAAGCAAAGTACTAAAACTATACATACTTTTCTGAATGATTTAATCCAGGCAAAATTTCTAAAGTAACTTTAGTCTATCCCAAATTTTCAGGAATATATCTATCATATATACCCTCTATTTGCATTATATCATTAGTATAAGCATCTGAAGAGTTAATTGGTAAGACATTTGCGCTAACAACTAATCCACTTTTACTATTACTTTCTATATTATTTAATCCTAATTTTGCTATATATTTAGATACATTCCTGTCAAAGGTAAAGAAAATATTATCTATATTAGCAGAATAAGACGGCAACCAAGAATAAAATGTTACAAATGATTTAGTAATTTCATTATAACATAAATTCCAAGCTTTATCTTCAAATCCATATTTCTAATCATAAAATGTAAACATTACATCACTCTTATTAGCATTATAATGGGTCTTTACATTTCTAATACCTATAATAGGAGTTGTCTCACGCTCAGATAATGATAAATTATCAACTAAAAATTTATTAACTTTAAAATCAGAAATAGTCTCTAATTGTCGTCCGTCAGTCCTCCAAATTTTTTTAGCTACAGTATCTACCCCATACACTGCATATGGAGTCTTCACGACACTCTCAGCCCACTGAGAACCTATCATATCTGAAAGTACTACCTATGGATTTTCGGGAAGAACATTTTTAGTATTAATAAAAATTGCTCCTCCATCACCTTCTCCAGTTTGTATTCGTTCATTTACTGGTAAAAGTACTACACCATGTTCAAATACACATATTAAACTAGACCCCATAGGAACTAATTTTATAATAGAACCGTATTCTTTAGTGTAATCTACATAGTTAGTAGATTTGAATACTCTATACCCATTTCTATAAGCATCATTTATTGCTATATCTGAATATATAATACGATTCTAGTAAATATTTTTTATATATGGTACTTCGGGAACATTAAAATAATATTTCTCATTTAATGTACTACGTAATCCATCATTATACAAATAAGATTCTGGTATTTTATTATTACCTGAAATTAAGTCTTGTTGATATGGATACCAAGCTCTAGGTCTACCAAATATACCTTTCTCATTGAGATTACTATCATCAATAGAACGAATAGATAAATTAGTAGAACTCCTTAATCTAAAAGTAATCCAACTTCCTAACTATACAGCATTGACATCTCCTCTATTTATTTTCTATAGTTTCTCAGAATTGTTAGCATCATAGTTATTTCTCCAAGTATCTTCGTCTAAGATTTCATCATTATATGGATTGGAAGAATCGGCAAAATTACGATTTAATCTATGTGTAAATGTACATAAATAGCAATCTCCTCTTGCTAGAGTTGTATATTGATAATTTTTGTTATTATCTAATTCTTTCCAATCATGTATAGCGGTATTTATATCAATTCTATCTCCTATTGAGTAATAAGCTGTATTATCATCATAACGAATTGCAAAATAATTGCCCATCTAAGATTCCGAATATCCTGGAATGTAGATATTTATTAGTGAGTTATATGGTAAATTACCTTTAGATACGATTCCAAGATATGGAGAATAGATACCTCTTACTAAATTATAGGCATCGCTCTTAGATCTATTATTTACTTCAATATATCTAAACTAATAAGCCTCTTCAGCGTCTCCTAATTTACTTCTAAAAATAGTATCACCAATAGCTACTGAAGGGGTATCATCAGTTACTGATATAATTTTAGCTTTACCTACATAATTTATAAAATCTCCACCAGTAGCATTATACATTCTATGATTAGTATCCTGCTATTCCAATCCTCCATACTTATTAACAGATTCAATAATATAATCTGTTCCAGTAAATAAAGAATTATAGCGCGACTAATTAATCATAAACTCTGGACATATAGCTGTTATAATGTCATTATTACTTTTAGTATTTTTTAACACACATAAATGTTTATCATAATCCTAAACTAATTTACCAGACTATTTACTTTCTAAATACTTATTTATAATTGCTGCAAGTCCTTTTTTATTAGTAGTTTCTGTAGGACGCTAAGTTAAGAAAGATTCTATATAATTGGTTTCTTTACAATAAATGGCTGGACACTATGCTTCAGAATCGTAGGACATTGTGAAAGCCTATGCTAATAATGTAGGATTTCTTTTCTATCTTACAAAAAATAATCCTTTAATATCATAAGTATCTTTTAAATATTTCAATACTACTGTTGGCACTAATACTTGAATATAATGAATATAATCATTACCCTAAGTATTTTTAGTAAATCTTACCACTCCTTTTGAGTTTTCTAAAGATTTTCCTCCATGTAAACAATTTGTATCTTCATCAATAGTTATATACTACCTATCTCCGTTATCATTATATAATATTTCTGGATTTATTTCAGAGTTAGTAAGAGTATAGTCAGTAATATTTTTAATGTTATTACCGCCTCTAACATTAAATACTTCAGATAAGGAATTATCAGACATTATATATACTACTCCAAGTCTATATATTTCATTATCCCAATATCCGACATTATAATATATATTTTTTACATTATAGTATTCATAACTATTAATAATACTGCTGTCGTCTGTATAATTAAAACCTACTTCACCTATATTATTTTTTGAATCTACACTATTTAATACAGGAAGCATTCTCAAACTTAAATCAGTTAAATCTTTATATGGAATATCAGGTTTAGCTACATTTCCTAAAAATAATCTATTCTAACATTGGGCACTAGTTTTTGCTTTATTTACCTAAAAAAACTAATTATTAATTTCTGAAATAGGTATTTCTGTTGAATCCTCTAAACCAGTTACATTAATAGTACAAATCTAATGTTTAACTATATATTTATCATTTATTTTATAAGCTTTAGTACTTCTAGTCTAATAACTATCCCCAGTATTTCTAGTATAATATACAGTTATATAGTTATAACTATAGTCTATATTGTCTAGCTAAAAAGACACTGCTTTAAAGGCATTTTCATCACTTATTCCTCCATCAATAGAGAATGGGTCACAATCATTTCCTTTAAATATTGCCACTACTCCAGAGTCTGCCACAAAATCTGTCTCATTACCATCAGCATCGGCATATTTAAAGTAAAAGTTATAATTTCCTACTTTTAACTATCCTGAAGAATTTACTCCTAAAAATTTAACATTAGGAATACTATTTATTCGTTTATATAAAGAAGAATCTAAATCAAAAGAATTCTAATCATATATATTAGTATCATTATCCCCAACTCTATCTACTATTTCGTAGGTATTTAATTCTGTAGTAGAAAATCTAGAATTAATTAACCTTGGAATATTTTTATTATCATTAAAAATAACATTAACAGTTCCATCATATGATGGCTATATATCCATAGTAATTGGATGTTCCAAATCAAAGTTTAATAAAGAAGTATCCAAATCTACAATACTTCCAGCTTCTACATTATCCGATTCTTCGGAGTTAATTTTTATATATATAATACTAGATTCTAACTAATTCTAAGAATTTATATTAAATTTATAATTCTATAAGTTACTAGTTGTCATATTTGTATCTGGCAACTTTTGTTCACTATCTGTATGTATATAAGAATCAGAATTAAAAATATATCTATTAGGAAAATTATATTCGCAATCATTTATATTAAAAAAAGATTCCTCAGTAATATATATTTTATCATTCATATTTCCATTGTCATCTAAGTAATAATAAGTATACTTCATACATGGCATAGCTGTAATAATATGAGTTTGAGAATCCTTAGATATAATATCACATTTCACACCTTCTTTTAAATCTTCTTTAGTATGAAAATTATAATCATAAACTATACGATTACTAGATTTTGCTAATTTAAATTTTAAAGAAGTAACTTTTTTTGTATCAAACTAATTCTAAATATTATATGTTAATATTCTAGTACTAGTAGCATTTTTAGTGTCTGTGATTCTAAGATTATGAAACGGATTATATTCCCATGCCATATAACCTTTATTACTTAATTGATATAAAAAAGGTTTAATAGTAATATTCATTATTGTATGCTATAAAGTGAAGTATCTTTTAAAGTTATCATAGGTATACCTCCTAAGGTTGCTGTGCAATGTGAAGAAGAATCTTTTGAACTCCATCCATACTTCGGATAAGTTTTTAATTTAGAGCCTACATTATATGTATATAATGTATTATCTTGTATTTTTAACTAGTTATTTTTGATTAAACCTTTTGTACTATCGTATTTATAAACAACTCCTTCTTTCAAAGGATTTCCTTCACTATCCTACTAAAGAATATTATTAGTCTTACTATTAATATAGGCTATAGATGTATTATTTGCAATATCTTCTATTAAATGTTTAGCTGAAGGTATTGTACATATAGTATTTTCGGCAATAATATTATTTAGTGTAACGTCCTTAGTAGTATCTATATTAAGAGCCATTACTTGAGAATTTTGAAATCCTTCTAATATAGATAAATAATCTTTCTAAAATATCTAACTAGATATAGATGCTCTAATATTGTAAGTAACAAAAACTTTATATGCTTTACTATAATACTAATTATTTATAATAGAATATAATTTCTGAGATTTATCTGGATTATAGTAGTTATATTGCTCAATGTTATTAGTTTCAAAATTTTTCCAAGCAGTTTTTAATGCAGTTAGTTTAGTATCAGAAGTTGTTTCAATATAATTTACTAAAGTAAATTCACCAGTTATATTTCTAATTAATACAAATATGCGCCCAGGATATTCTACAGTTCTATCCTAATCGTTTTGCTCATACTACATAGAACCATCCTATTTTAATGCTACTATACTAGTATTGTTAGTTTGGCGATGGGAGTCTCCTGACATAGCATTTCTTCCCAGACTTCCCAAAACTATTATATTATAATTTTTGGGAAGTTTTTCAAACTATTCTTTAAATGAGCTATTAGTAGATAAAACTCTATCTCCATAATTAGTATATATTCTACCTCCATAATTAACTAATCCTTGTCCTGAACTATGTGTCTCATTATTTTTCCAACTAGCTATAGTTAATTCTCCTAAATCATAGTACTTCTAATTACTTAATACAGGCCAAATATCCACTTTAAAATCACTTTTATCATTAGAATCTATAAAAGTGTGTACTGCATAAAAATGTTCTAATATATTAGACTCATCTAAAGGAGTTCCTATAGATACTAATTCTGGTAAAGTACTTAAAGGACTTAATATACGCATTGAACATTCTCCAGCTTCGCCCCCAAATAAAGTTTTAAATTCAGTACTACTATAAGTAGTAGTAATGGTGTTATTATTCTTTACAGTATTAACATTTTTCAATTCTATCTATAATTTCTACGAATCTTCTACGGTACCTTCATATTCTATATCAGATGTATGTTTAGTATCTATTTCTTTAATAGTAGGTACCCATTTAGATATGTTTAGAGCATGAGAAACATTATTATTTAAGGAAATTGTTGATATTAGTTTTCCTGAAGTTTCATAAGTTTCATTAATATATTTAGGTACATCACCTATATTTGCAGAAATAAATTTACCAGAATTTGACTAAGAAGTAATTAAAGTATTAGTGCTTTGCAAAGAAGCTGTAACTTGCATATTATAATAATCTTCTGGGATTTTCTGTTTATCTTTAGTGGCACTTTCTTTCACTTCCTCCCAAGTTCCTTTACCATTTTCTATATACTACCAACCTCCTACAGAATAACCTTCTTTAGTTGTTACAGAATAACCTTCCTAAGTAATTATATCTACATCTAATTCCGAACGACCGAAATTAAAGATGTAATATTTATTATTTGATATATAATAACATTTTAAAAAGTCATTATAGTCTTGAATACTTGAATATTCTTCAGTTCCCCAATAAGATGGATTATATAATCCAGTTATTAGCATCCATCTATAATCTTCTTTAGGGATGTCATTATAAGTATATGAAATTCTTACATAAAATAGTTTATTAGGGGCAAATATATTAACACTAGCTTTATCTGATATAAAATTGTTTATATCAAAATTTTCAGAAAAAGTACCATTATAGCTAAGCCTATTTTTAGTAATATAAGTCCATCTAGGAGTACTTTCCGAATTTATAGTACCATCTTGGTTTAATTTAATTTCACCAGTAGCTATATCATAGAAAGAAAAAGTAATATCACTAATAACATCATTATCTCTAGGATAGGACTCATAACCCCAACGTAAATTTATTCTACTACCACTAATATAATAATTCCAAGTATTCAGTTTCATTACTCCTGAATTTATATTTCCAGTATCTAAACTACCATCAGTTCCTTTATCTGGAAGTTGCCCTCCCTCTATTAATCCTCCATCAAAGAATCTCATAATTGGAGTAATATTCCATTCTATATGTTGGTCAGAGAGAATGTTAATAGGAACTGTAAATAACTAAGAAAAAGAATATAAATTAGTAATAGGGTCATATACAGGATAGCCATAACCAACCGTATACCATTCATTATTTTCTAATGGAATATTAAAGTTTAATAACTACTAAGTTACATTGTTATTTATTTTCAAAGTTAGTAGTAAACCTCTAATAATACCTTTATCATATTTATCAAAATAATATTCATATCCTTCATATGGATCTACTAAACCTTTACTATTTAAAAGAGATGACCCATCCGGGCAATTGTATTTGTAATTGGCATATATAAGAAGGACTACAGAAGCATTAATTTTAATATTATTATTTTCATCTTCTGGGGTTTTTATGTTTGAATAAATAGGGTTTTTAATACTACTAGATACGTCAGATTTTTTGTAACCAACAACACTTATATCTACGTTGTCTACTACATTATATTTAGCATATAAAAATAGTCTACCGAATAATTTACTATTATAAGTATTTAATTTACTCTAAACACTAGTCTAATCCATTAATTCAGAAGATACTAATCCATCTTTATCTTTTGTAGACATTTCATTTTGCCAATATCCACAATTAAATTTATATAAATCAGAATCAATATTAGAGAACTAAATTTGTTGCCCATCTTTATAGCGTTTTAACTAACTAGTAATATCTCTTAGTTGTCCGTTATTATCTAGAGTGGCTACTCCAAAAGTATACATTCTATTCATTGGAGTTTTTACTACTCCATTTTCCACATTGTTATAATTAGATATATAGTATTCTCCAGTAAGATTAGAATCACTAGTACCAAATATATCAGCTATAGACAATCCTACAGAAAACTTATCTCCTGATCTAATAATAGTTCCTTTAGGAAAGATTTCGCACTTAGTTAAAAGACTATTAATTTTATACCACTTTTCTCCATTTTTTTCTTCTATAAAAGTAACATCAGGAAATTTAAAAGTAGGAGTTATTTCTGATATTTGGGTAGCAGTTTTCTATCTTTGAGGAGATGGAAAACAGCCTATCTAACTTTTATTAGTAGTTGGATTATAACAAGCTATATAAATAATTCCGCCATATTCTTTCATACCTACAGGAATATATCCTGGAGGAAGTTTAGCATTCTCTACTTTAGCATTACCCATATCATTCTATAATACCATCTCATTACCGTTCATAGTAACAAGGGTAGCATTTAAAGCATCTGTCAATACAGTATTAGGAGTCATTAATGGATGACTATCTAATACCATCCCTTCGTTGAATGTATTTTGTGCTTGCATTTACAAATTCATATTTAGTATTAGTTACTGATAAATCATTAAATTTTAAAGGCTTTCTTTTAAATATCAGTTCAGCATCTTTACTTATAAAATTAGGTCTGTATCTAGTATTTCCAACGTCTAAAGGATAAGGGATTTTATAAAAATATGATTTTAAAGGTTGTGCTACTTTACATTCCTCAAAATATTTATATAGAATTACATTTCCATAGTTAAATTTAACTTTAGGTCTTCCTTTAGTATTTTTAGACTACTAAATCTTTTCATATTGTAATTTAGTAATTCCAAAATAATAGTAACCATCATATTTCTTTTTATTCCATATACTTAAAGTTCTTATCTTAAATGCTAATTTTTTATAATATTTATAAAAATGTTGTAAAGGATGAGTGCATATTTTTCCCATATAAAACCAAAAATCATGATGATTTATTAATACATCACCTCCTCTACTATTAATTAAATAAATATATCTCCATCCATATTTTAAAATTCTCTATATATCAGAATGAGGAATGAAAGAAAATTTAGCATAAACCTATTCATAATAATCATCTATAGTTTTTACTTGCATTAACAGTATTTCATTCCATTATTTATATTATTTATAAATTCACTTTTTAAAGATGCTCCTATATAGCAAGGTTTTGACCTCATTAAATATTTTCCCATCCATCTAAAAGATAACTTGTAAGTAGTAAAGTTAGTTTCTAAGAAATCAATTTCCTAGTCTCCTCCCTTTTGTCTTCTATGTATAAATTCTTCTTTAGAAGTTCTTCTCACATAAATTTCAGCATACTTTTTGCCAGTTGGTAAAATAAAAGTAACATTATTTTTAATAATATCTGTTATTACTAATTTTATACAGTAATACATTATTCTAGAACAAATGATAGCTAAGTCTGCTGTTTTAAATATATGTTCAAAAGAACATCCATTAAATTTTAATTTCTAAAAAGGAAATTTAGTGTATAAATCTTTAAGAGTAAAAGCATATCCTAAAGCATATCTCATTGCCTTTTGGTAGATTTATTATAAGTGTGTCTATGCCAACTAGCTTTAGCATCTAGTATCTCATTCATTTCATTTTGATTAATATGATTAGGTACTCTAGCAGCATCTAAATGTTTATTTAGTTTTAATTCAATTTGCTAAGCCATTTGCATTATATTAGGATTATTAGTACTAATAGACCTCTTAAATAGTGTCCAATATGCACAGTAATCAGCAATAGCTATAGCTTCATCATTAGTTAATTCAGGTAATCCGTTATCATCTAATATTTCCCCATGATAAATTACTAATACTGGCATTCCTGCCGCATTTTCAAAATGTAGAGCATGGTCCCAATACTAATATTTGGCAAAATGCCCATGACCATATAATATATTAGTATTGTGTTTAAATGCTTCTATATATTCTTCAGTCCAATGAGAATTTAAATCCCCATAGTCATGTTTATTAGTTGTTCTATTCCAATCCTCTCCTGGGAATAATACTGCTTCTATATCATCTTCACAACAATTACAAGGAAGTTCCAGCGTATTATTACAATCTATATTTCCTATATATTTATAAACTCTAGTTCTTTTATTTCCTATGTTTTCAAAACATACTAGAGCTAGTTCTTCATAGTCTTCTTCTTGAAGCTCTAGCCCATACATCTATTGTAGAAGAACTAATGGATAATGAAAATCAACCAGCTGCATATTCTTGATTGTTTGGTAAGTTAGACGGAGCAACTTGTCTATAATAGTATAACTTTAATTTTGTTAATCTCTGTTTTATTTCATTATTAATAAAATTAAAATTATCATCTTCCAATGTTTCAGAAGAACAACAACTATATCTTTCAAGTTGTCTAGGATCTTTAAATATGGCAATTACTGAAACTTCTTTTAATAGTGGGGCATTAAATACCCAACAATCATACATACCATTTTCATTTGGAGTAGTATCTATAAATACTAAAGGTTTACTTATTTTACGTCTTCTATATTTACTATAAGTAAATGAAGGTAAAGAAGTATACCAAATAAATGGTAACTATTTATCAGTAGAACCTATATATTGTATTGCCTACGCACCATAATCGTTTAATAGTTGAGGTATTTCAAAGTGTATAGTAGGAGTTCCAAATTCTTTTTTACATCTACAGTTTTCTATGTTTTTACAATCTACAGGAATACAATTTATTTCAGTAAGCAGGTCTTTATAAGGTAAAATTCCTTTTAAACTATATTCTTTTATTACCTAAAGTCTCATATCAATAATATCATCTTTAATTTGATCAAGAGACATTGACATATTAGTATGATAGCCTCTAAGACCTCCTACTACATCATTCCTAATAGCTGAAGCTAATTTGTCTAGTATCATATATAATAAAAAAGGCGGAGGCAATACTGCCTTCGCCTCTTAAATATTCAATTAAAATTACTTATCAGATTTCTTAGCGTAAGTCTTTTCAACTTCTGCTTTAAAAGCTGCTAAATCTGCTGCTACAGTATTAGCTTTTACCTCAGCATCTGTTTCTCCAGCTCTTTGTGTAGAAGTCAATGGAGTGATACCTGCTGCTGTAAGAGCTGCCTCAAATGCAGCTTTAACATTTTGATTTACGAAGAATACATGAGTTGTAACACTCTTTGTCTCTTCCCCAACAGCATCACCGCCAAGAATGCCTCTATTTGTGCAATATTCCAAAGTATACTGAGTGTAAGTAGCACCTACGATAGGTCTATCATCTTGGTAGAGAGCATTCCATCTAGTCTGCTCTGCTGTAGGAAGTCTAAGGTTACGCATAATCCATTCAAATGTACCAAAGCCTTCATTACCTGGAGTAATAGTAGCAACATCTGTTACACCATAATCCTCAACTGGAGCATAAGCACCTCTAGGAGTGCAGCAACCAGTAGTAGTTCCAATATTAGGATCAAAATACTGAAGTTCAACTTTAGAGAAGATTTGATAAGGGTCTTGTGCAGTTAACACTAACTTAGCGTCGTTTTTAGTAGCTTTAAGCTGTTCTGTATCCATCATAAACAACTTAAACTTCTTAATCAATTTAATTACCTTATCTACAATAGCAGAAGCCTCTTCTGTAGAAGTTGCAGTAAATTCAAATGTCCAAGGACGACCTTTTACAACCCAAGTATTAGAATATAAAGGGTTGTTATTACTTTGTGCTAAATGTACATAAATTTCTACTCTAAATGTACCTTTAGTAGCTTTATTAGTAGTAAGAACGGTCTTAATCTTAGACATATCAATAGTAGCTACAGCATTGGATTGAGCTACAGGGTCTTGTTTATAAACAGAACGAATGTTCTTTACTTTAAATCTATTAACTCTTTTTACATCAAAATAATTAGAGTCTCCTTTAAAAAGGTCTACACTTGGATTTGTATAATCCTTAGCACTGTTAATTACTGTAGTTGTTGTAAACTAAAACATAATTTAAATTAATTTAATTATTGTCTACGAGCCTGTTGAGGCTAATCCTATTGTTGAGCTGGCTAAGCAATAGATTGTGAAATAGGTATATTAGATTGTAATCTAGGATCAGCATCGTGTTCCATAACTAAATGTACCAACTCGTTTATAATCTCTTGACATACATAATCTGGAAACTCCATAATTTGAGAAGTATCCTCTGTTAAATCCATTTGCTCCTATGTAAGTCTTACATACTGAGGAGCTTTTATATAATCAACAGCTACTTTAGTAAGTTCAAACACGGAAGTATCATGTCCGTATCTAATTTCACATCTTACAGTAGAACTATTACCATATCTAAATGGAGCGTTTTTTTCTACTACTGACTAATCAGTAGTTCCAATTTTTATAGTTCTAGTGAAATTAGCTTCACCATCAGTTGAATCCTACTTTTTAGAACCATCAGTTCCTGTACCTAAACCTTTAGCTGTAGGGGTAGTATATGGATTTGTAGGAATATCATTAGATGTATTTACATTATGAATGTAATAATAAGGTCTCCATGGAAGAGGTCTATTATAAAAGTCATTCATAATAGTAGACCAACTATCAGAAGTAAGTCTTTTAGCAGCGAAAGCTACATCAGAATTTGCATCCCAACATTTATGCTATTTCTTTAAAGTATATATACAAATGCAGTTAAGCATATGCAAATAATCATCAGGGAGATTTATTTCAAATACTGCCCCATAAGGATTTTTAGCATTTGCATATAAAGCATCACTTTGTGATTGTGTAATACCTGCTGTAGTGTATATATCAGAAGCTTTTGGAGTTAAAACTGCTGTAGCTTTTAATACTCTTAAATCATCAGTAGTTTGTTGATTTACGTCATAAATATTATAACGTTTATTTATATATTGATTAACAGCTTTATTTATATAGTAATTAAATTCATCTAAACGCATACTAGGAGCGTGCTATTTAGATAATTCAATTAAACAAGATTCTAGAATTTGTCTAGCAGTCATAACTAAAATTCATTATTTAGTTTTTTTTTCATCTGCGGTATTCTTAGGTGTTACAGTAGTATCAGCCTTAACATATAATTGTGGATAAGTAGCTCTCATTATTAATCCAACTAATTTAGCATTATCAGGATTAATTAACCAATCAACTGCTGCATCATCTGTAGCTCCTAAAACATCAGTATTAAACCATAACAAATTATCCTTTAATATAATGATATTTTTTTCACGTGCATCAATTAAAAGAATACGCATCTTAGACTTAGAATCTTCGTAAAGAGAAATAATTTTCTCTGGTTTTTTCATAGCAATTTGGATTAAGAAGTCTGTAACATCTGCATCAGGGATATTATCCATTTTCTTTCCAAGTATCTTAGCTCTTGTAATTCTTCCTTCTCTACTATCATCAATAACATATTTTAATGCTTTTGATAATAACTCAGTTCTCTTAACTCTACGTACAGAATCAAGTCCAGGATGTTCTACATAGTATTCAGCAAGACCGTAACGAGGATGGGGATTTTTCCAACCCATAGTACCATCAATTAAATAATTACCATTAACATCCTTAGCATAACGGTCAGGAGCAATATAAGAACAATTTTTAATACATTCCCATAAAGCTCGTTCTCTCATATTAGAGAGATTGAATTGAATACCATCATGAATCTTAATTTTAGCATTTTCAGCGACTAAGTAAATTTGTCCGGAACTCATTTTTTCCTTATCAGACTCAGAAAGAATCATATTTCCTCTGTCATCTACTCTTCGCACACAATCAGGAAATGCTCCAGTCTATTTATCTCTACAAGGATTTATAGTTATATTAGAACCTACTTTACTATAAACGCTACGTAAAATTACAATATTATCATTAAATTCCTATGCCATATTAATTCATATTATCAAATACAAAAATATAAGTAGGCAGAATTAACTGCCTACTTTTATCTTAATTATTGTTGTTTACTATATCAATAGTAAAACTAACATTGTCTTTTTATTACACTTCACGTGCAATGAAGGATTTGTAAGGATTGAATACTCCAATTCCGCCATCTAAATTGGATTTCACATCGTAATGTGGGTAGACTATATCTTTAGCTTAATAAGCTATTCCCCATTTCGGAATATTAATTCCTACTCTCTTTCGAGATAGTCGTTGAACCTTATTTCATAAGAAATCTTGGCTGCTGATTATTCCATAAGAACCTTCCAGCAATTAAAGGAATTTTAAGGGAACATGGCTAAAATTTTATCCCCATACAATAAGTTTACTAGCTGCAATAGCACTAGAAACTTCTCCAGATGATAAACCGTCGGCACCACCTACGCCAAGTACTTTATTCTGAATGAACTCGCCATTCTTGAAAGTAAACTGTGCAACACCTGGTTTTCCAGTAGAATCATCTGGGCTTAAATCAATACAAGCAATAAAGCCCTTCTCATTACCATATTCGCGAGAGAAAGCTCTATCGACAGTAAAGACTAATGTATTACCTAAATAGTTGTAAGAAGTATAACCTTTAGCTCCTACCTCTACTTCTCCATTAGCCTTCATAGAATATAAGAATGTTCCATCTGTATGGAAGCTCTGCAAATATTCTCCTAAAGTTGTAGTAATATCGGCATCAGCCTTTTCATTCATAACGAATAACCATTTGTTTCCTTTAGGATTATTAGCTTTTTGTGCCATAGTAGTAACAATAGTGTTAAGAACATCTACTGTCATCTTATTATAAGCATACTTATCAGCATAAGCTTCAATTTGTGGAATCAAACCTGGACCAATATATATCGGACGTCCAGTGTCCGGATCAGAAATTGTAGATTTTCCATTCTTATCAATGGAACTCTTGTTAAATAACAGACCGTTGTTCTTAACGAACATGAAGTTTTCAAGTAATACTTTCTCCTTCTTGTCCATTCTATAAACGGTCTCTTGCATAGCTCCGTTGCCTTTGCCTTGTGAAATATTTACAAAGGTGTCTTCCATAGCAGCATATAAAGCTGAATATGTTTCATCATTACGGAACTGGGTAATATAACCACGGAAACGTGAAATATTACTCTGGTATTTGCAATACGTATTTCTTTATATTTTCATATAAAGGCTGACTATATCTTAATCTAATAATTAGATTTGCCTCATTTCGAGATAATAATTATCCCTACGTCATAATAGACTAGTCGATGAACGTTTCTTAAAAATTAAGACTTCGCTGCTGATTGCCTTTTAAGGTTTTCCAGCAATTAAAGGCATTTATTATGAATTTTACTACTACCAAAAGATTGTAAGAGAGATATTGCTCTAATAATACGTTAAAATGTTTCCATTTCCCTCTTCATGCATCTCAGGCCTCTATTTCTCTACTATATATTACTATATAGGTTAGAATACATCACTATCCTTGTCTTATATTATAATTAAGGATAATATTCATTTCAAATTAATCTATATATTTATATACAAATCCTTTATGAGTCTTTCCTTTACCAGAAAGTACATTTTGTACAGAATTTCCTACTTCTTTACAACAAGCGCTACCAGACTTCCATACTTGTAATATGTTACCATCACTATTTAGTTTGGCAACTCTTTTAGCACGATTAGCTTTTTTATTATAATTCTTTAATTTTACTAATCCCCATATAAATCCATTTTCATCAACAGATTTAAGTCTAATAGCTTTAGTTATATTACTATATGGATTGTTTTTTTCAGCCTCTTGCTAGGTCTCATATTCAGCTATAAATTCTCCATCACTAGAATATTTATATACTTTTCTGGTTTTTATATATAGAGTTCTAGCTCTATCATAAGAGTTACACTTAACTGTAGAATAATAATAGGTATTCTTTACTAGTACTCCCATCTGTATAGCTCTTAATACAGTAGCAGCTGCTATATTAAAATCTTCCGCAGCATCTGCTTGAGATTGGTAAGTTTTATCAAATTCTCCAGTTTTAAGATAGCGATATACTATTTTCTTTGAATTTACATGACTATATAAAGATATATCTATTTTATCTACTTTATCAGTATTAAAATAGTAATTTTTTAATTTTACTTTAAATATAGCTGAACGTCTTACAGAGGAAGCCTACACTTGTAAATCTCTAGCAGCATCTTCATAACTTTTATAAGATTTGTCATAAACACCGTCTAAAGTATAGCGGAATACTAAGATACCATTAAAGTCTGTATTTACTCCCCCAAGTACCATATTATAAACATCATCCCTCTGTAAAAAATCCTCATTTACTAATTGCTCTTCAAGTAAATAAGCCTCATCTTCATTATCATAAGTAGCTATTATTTCTCTATGAAAATTTTTTGGACCATACTGTTGTACTGCTTGTTGGAATTTAGTTTTAGCTTTATTATAAGTACTAGGCTAATCAGCGTAACAGCCACAGCCTAAATAGTTATCAAAAACATTAGGATTTACTGTTTTATGTACTCCTATATAAATATAGTTATTAATTTTATTTGTAGTTTTGTATACTATATATTTCATAATTTTACTCCTTGCGGATACTCGTTGAACATTATATAAAAATCTTAATATTAGGGAATTATCCTTTATATACTATTAAATCTAATTATATCTTTGCTGCTAATTGCCCTTAATTATGCACAGTTAAGGAGGTTCTAGCAATTAAAATATTTTTCAAATATTAATTTCTTAATATTGCCACACCAGTTGCGATGTATGGAGTTACTCTAAAATCTTGTCAACATACCAATTTGACAAGCATCCTTATCAAGCACTGAACTATAATCGTCATCAATTAAACGTCCCTGTATTTCCCAATAATTCAAATATTTATTTTGACTATATCATTTATTATTGTATTTAAATATATAGTTATTATAATATCTGTCTCCATATTGAATATTTTTTATTTTAAAGGCAGGTATATTATATTTTTCTTTAACTTCTTTTATAGATTTACATGTTTCTATAAATTCTCCAAAATTTGTGTATACATCCACACATATACCATTTCCAATTCTCTTTGTAGGAACTTTTTCTATTTTTTCTAAAGAAACATAAAAATCTTTATACCAATTTTTGTTATGTGTAAATATATGATTTATATTCGCCCAAGACTTTAATTTTATTACGCCCATTAACTCTTTACCTACATATTCTCCTATATACTCATTATTTACTGTATATACAAAAAAGTGCATATTCATATAATTTTTTCTAGGTGAAGGTTTAAATTCATCAGTTAAAGAATTAGAAACATAATATTGTTTCTTTATAAGTCTTTGCTCTTTAATAGCCCTAGTTAACTCTCCTTTGTCGTAATCAATGTATTCTGCACATTTAGTTTGGGAATCAAATTCTTTTAAGAGTTTACCTCCCTTGCTATATAAATAAGTTATTTTAGTTATAGGTGTTTTAGAATATTCTGTTACATCTATTTTTGGAGAAGTAGACCAATAAGAGTTTAAAAATATACATTTATTTCTTTTAGAGCTATCAAATCGTTCTTTAGGGACTCCGTAAAACTCGTAAGCTTCACTAGATCGTTCCCAACACTTTATAAGAGTACCATCTAAAGCAAATTGATATAGAGGTCTATAATGATCTTCAAATTCACCTCCTAAAACTACATTATAGGTATAGTCTTGAGCGATAAATTTAGCGTCCACTAATTCACGTTCTTTGTTATAAGCTTCCTTAGCTGTGTCATATACGTATAAAGTGTTTCTCTTAAAGGCTTCTGTCCCATATTTCTTAACAGCATATTGAAAAGGAGTTTCAGGATTTCTGTAAGAACTTGGTACATTTATTTTTACTCCACAACCTATATATCCGTCAAAAATATCAGGATTTTCAGTTTTATGTACTCCAATATAAATTCTGTTTATACCATTAATTTTGGATTTCAAATTAGTCGTTAAATATACTATATGTTTACTCATAATAATTCAATTTTTCGATTTAAAAATAAATCTACGGCTTTCGCCTAGTCGATGAACGTTGATGTCATCACATCCTCGCTGCTTGTTATTCTAAGTTGCGATGTAGAATTTTAAGCAATTTAAAGAATTTTAAGCGGACAATTTATGTGGGCTATCCGCTCTACGCTGAGGTCTAGTTACACAAATAACTTGCTGTCTAGAACCTTCAATCATAAAGATGTCATACTTCTGATAGTAATTTTCTTTGAAAGCAAAAGTAATTTCTGTACCATTAGCACCATCTTCAACAGGCACTGCGGCAAACTCGATACGTTTAATTTGATTAGTTTGAATCTCATATTCATACATTAACGAGTTCAAACGTTGGAACTTGTTACCACTCTTAGTGTTATTATAAATAACGTTCTTAAGAGAAGTAGTTAAATATTCAGCGGTATTCTAAGGATAGAGATTTGCAACAATTCCCAAACGAGCAGGTTTTACTCCTAAGAACTTATAAAAATCTTCATATGTTCTAGTATTACCCATAGTTGGGACTTGTGTAGTAAAATTCGCAACTAACATAATTTAATTAATCTTGTAAATCGTAAATATTTTTATATTTATTATTAGGTTTAGAGACCAATCCAGTCTTTCTTGTTTCCTTAGGACCGAATATTACGGTCTTCTTACCACTTTTACCGTCTTCTAAGCCCTTAGCATAAGAAGTACGGCGAATTTCTGTAATCTAATGTTCATAGTAATTTCGCATATTATCAATAGCTTCGTCTCCGTGAAGAGCATACCAAGACATTTTAGTAAGAGTTTGTGGGTCGTTTATAGCTCTATTAAGATAGCTCATACCAGTAGCATCCTATTGGAACATAAAATTATATAACTCCTATTTATCAGCATTTGATAAATTAAATGCAAAATCTTTACCCTAATCTAACCCATTTATGGAATTTATAATAGCTTCTTGAAACTATTGTAATTGCTCAGAATCTTGAGCCTCTTTTTGAGCCTGTTCTTGTTCTGCTAATTCTTTTTCTTTTTGTTGGTATTCTGAGCGAATACCATTTACCTATTTACCAAATAGGTCTTCATTTTGTTTAGCAGAATCTAGAGCAGCTGCAGCGGTCTCATTATCAATATCTGGAACTCTACTTTTTAAATCAAGTAAAAATAAATCATCATCAGTAAGTTCATCCACTTTATACTTAGGAGACTGCTCCTTTTGATAATTCTACACAGCCTACTGAGCAATAAAATCTGAATATTGCTAAGCTGTCATATTATTAGTACGAAGATAATTTATTAGCTAAACTTCGTCTTCATCTAAATCATCAGAATTATTTTGCTCTTTTTCACGACTTCCTTTTAAAATATTTAATTGGTCCTCAAGCGGAAGAGAGTCAAAGGGTAATTCTTGAATCTGTCCATTCTCATCTTCATACTAAATTTTATTTCTATCTGTAATATTCTGCTCTTTTAATAAAGCAGTAATTACATCTTCATCATCTTGATTAGTATTGTTACCATCGTTATCATTGTGGTCATCATTATCTTGTGGATTATTATCATTTGAATCCTAATTATTAGGAATCAGTGGGTCATCCATCAAATCATCATTTAAATCATTAATTCCTATTGCCATATTGTATATTATTTAATAATATTATATTATGTTAAAAAAAATAAAAGTCAAAATAACAAAATTATTCAGTTGAAGAATTTAATTTATTTTGTAAATCTTGAACTGCTTTTTGTAAGTTAGCTACCTAAGATTTTAAAGTAGTGATATCGGTAGTATTTGTATTAGTATTATTTACAACAGTAGTTAGCGTAGTAGTCCAATTATCTGTTACAGATAATATTCCAGAACTAGTAATAGACAATCCATCACCTATGATTACTCCTCCTAAAGTGCTGGAAGTTGCTGTAGGTAATATATATTTGTTAGAAGTTACCCATTTAGTTGTGGCTAAATTTTGAGAATTATCTTCTTTAGGTAATTCCCATCCTTCTTCTAATTTAGGAAAGTTATCGGATTTTTTAAATATTACATTTAACAAACTTGGATTGTCTAAGTTTGGGGATATTAAGATTTGATTTTTTGTAATTATAGAATCTGAATAAAACCCATTTTTTAAAGATAATCCTTCAGGAAGAGTTCCTAATATTGTTTTATTAGAATCATTTCCGTAAGTAATAGTATTATTTTCTATAAAAAATCCTATTAAAGAAGTATCTTTAGGTTTATAATAACAAATAGTTTGCTAACTTATATTAGTGGGATCTAATGAAGTATCCTATAGAGTTACTATAACAGTATTTTTCTAAGAATCGTAAGATTCAATTACAAAATCATAAATATCTCCATCAAATTCAGTATGTAAAATATCTTCAGGGTTATATTGTACCTAATATTTTAAATATAAAGTAATTACTTTAGTCTCACTATCAACATCTACTTTTTTGATTACATTATTACCATTATTAATATAATACTGAGTATTACATAGATTAGCTTGGTAGTCCTAGTTATTATCAGAGCATATAACATGGTCTACTTTTAAATAAGATTCTCCATTAGCATCATTAACATATAACTAAAAAATATTATTAATATCCTATATATTAGAGGATAATAGCTTATTATATATAATAAATGCTGAATTATCAATATTTAGCAATTTTTGAGATTTTAAAAACAATTCAAAATTATTCTCTAAAGATATTTGATTTTCCTATAAAAAGGTTTTACCTATATGCAGATCATTAAGCTATATTGAGGATAAATTTAGTTCATTAGAACTTAAATAGTCTAGAGTTAAAACCTAATTAAAGTTTTGATTATTAATAGTATATATACCCTATCCTTTTATATAAGCATATCCATTACTTACATTCTACTAAGCCTCCTCTAAAGTATCATAGTAAATACCTATATTTTTCTATGCCTATATTTTCTATTCTTCTGTTATATTTAGCTAAGGTAAATAAGATACTTGATTTTCACTATCATTGCTATTTAAAGGTAATACTATATCCTAATACTTTACATATAAGATATTATCAATTAAATATAATCCGTTATCAATAATATTATCTTTAGAAGAAGCTTCTTTAATAATATCAACGTCAACATTTATTTTGCCTCCTTTTACAAGGTCTATAAAACTAGAACCTATTTGTACTTTTACTCCTCCCCTAGTTTTTAATAGCAAGTCTCCACTAACATTACCTACAGTTTCATAAGTTCTCCCAAAGAATTTTTCCATATTATTCTATTGTTAAAGTAATATTATTTGGATCTTTAAGTAATTCAGTCATTATTTTGTTGAAATAATAAACAGAATTAGTAACTTTGCCTACCACATCGTTTTTCCCAACTAACAGACACCCTAATGTGTCTGAGGCTTGGTTTCCTGGATGAGTAAGTACTCCATTAAAGCCCTTTACGTCAACTAATCGTGGTAATTTTCCTCCATAAGGTTTAGCCCAGCTACGGTTTTTAAACTTAGGGCTTACTGTATTCATATCTACTTTATAAGTACCAGTTGGTATAGCAGTTTCTCCATAAATCTTTTTATTTTTAATTTCATCTTCAGACATATCTTGAGTTAATCCTCTATCAGTGTCTTCTAGTGTATTTGCATAAAAAACACCATTGATAAAAAGCTTACCAATGGTGTATTTAGGTTTTTTAGCAATTCTTTTTACTAAAACTTTTATCATTTATAAAATTATTGATAGTTTCTTGCTACTTCTCCATTAGTTTAGCTATTTGAGAAAGAGAATCTTCAATTTTGCTGAATCTTTGTTCATTCTATTGTTTTTCTTTTAATACTGGATTGAGTTCTAGAAGAAGCTTATCTGCCTTCTGTAATATTGTTTTCTATGTTGGTACTGAATCTATAATAAGTTTTGCATTAGTCTTCATTGTCTCAAGTTCCGATATTAAATCTTTCTAATCAATAGCAAGTACTAAATTATTAGCCCTAGTAACTGATAACTATTCAGGAATAGTATAAGTAGCTTGTTTATCTTTCACATTAATAGTAATATCAATTACTATCTTACCTTCCATATTAGGTTGAGGTATTCCCACAGCTGTAACAATACCTTCATCAATAGTTACATTTACTTTATCAAGTATATAAACTTTGTTGTGTTGTTTAATGTCTCTAAATATCATATCGTGATAATAAAAAAGCCCAAGAAGTTAAACTTCCTGGGCTTATAATTTTTACGCAGTAGTAGTTGTGGTAGTTTTCAACTGAGAAATTAAATACTGATTTTGTCTAACTTGACTAAGTTCAAGTCTGGCATCATTATATCTCTACTGCAAATCTTGATTCCAATGTGTATTAAGAGTATCAATTATTTGCTGAGTGTTACGTTGATTGTCTCTTAATATTTCGCAAGTTTGTGCTTGTGTAGCATAGTTTGTAGAAGCAAATCCTCTTTCTACTCCGGTTGATAATGTGTTTATAGCATTATTTAAAGAATAGTTAGAATCGCAGATTTTACTAGCTAAAGTACTTGTTTGATTAGCAATCGCTAACTGCTGCTCATAACCCATCTTTAATAGATTCTGCTAAGTCTGGCAGCAACAATCTTTTAACTGTTGAACAATATTTAAATCACCTAAGTTAGCAGCATTGATTACTCTCTCAGCAGAGAATCCTACTTTACCAGCCACATCCTGAACTCCAGAACGTACAGCGCATATAGCACTATTAAGTGAATTAAAGTCGCAGTTTAGATTACTTGCTAACTGAGTAATAGCATTGTTATTACCCTTAACAGCATCCATTAATAGACCACTATTCTAGTTATCTGACATTTGATTTCTGATAGCATTTAACTATCCCTAAATCTCTGCATCCTAAACACCATTAGTATTATTACCCCAGAGTCCGTTTCTTCCAAACATCATAAGGAATACTAAATAAATAAATGGATTATTCATCCACTAATTATTGTTTAGCATAGCAGCCATTGCCATTGGATCATTATTGTTTTTACCCATAACTGAAGCTAACAAAGCGTCGTTGTTGTTATCGGTACAATAAATTTTTTCTACAGTGTCGCTCATAATTAAAAAAAATTACTCAAATTTCAAGGAAAACTCATCTATAAATACTAGTATCTAATCGTATTGTTAATATATGTTAAGACTTCGTCAATCAAAATAAAAAATAAGGAATTATTAAAAATAGTAATTATTATACCACTACTTTTAATAATTCCTTATTAGGATACTTATTTAAGTATTTTAAATAAAAGAGTTCCAGTCAATTTCTAAATTTTTATTCTTTACATCAGCTAACCATCTGCAAAATTGTATACCCTCATAGCCATCTTTATCATTTGCTACTTCCATCGCATACATTATACAAGATTTAGTATCTTTTAATAATAAAGGATAAAAATCAGCATGAGCCATATTGGCTGTGTAAATAATATCTCCTATAGTACTACTAATTGGAATAATATAACCTAGTTCATCAATAACTTCTTTCACATCATTAATATGCCAATGTTTATTTGAGCCATCAGAATTAATCATCTATTCACTAGCAAAATCAGCTAATTTAGTAGTAAAATGTTTACCATACTTCTCTAAGTATTTGTCCTTGGAGGATAAATGTTTAGAAATTTTTTTAATAATTTTCATAGTCGTAATAAATTTAAAAAGAATTATTGTTTATTTACTTTATCTAAAATAGTTTGCATATTATCTTTAACATAATTAAGTAAATCTTCTTCTAAATCTTTTGGAGCATTGTAATTAGTATCAATATGGTCTGTACCGACTGTTCTATAGTAATTCATACTTTTAGAACTTTCAATATTTACCATGCTAATATTAAAAGAATAAGTTCCATCTAAACTAATATCTAAAGACCCTGAAATATTATAATTTTCATCTGTAGAATCAACTATTTGATAATGTTCGTTTTGTTTAGTTATTTCCATTACTTAATAAATAATTCATAAAATGCTTCCATCAAATCAGCAGCTTTCACTTTCTGATTATTAATCTCATACTCACCTTCTGAATTTACATCGAGAATATCAGCATATTCATCCTCAGTAAACGTATCTTCAGGGGTATCATTTACATCCTCCTTACCTTTCTGAATTAAATACTCTTGATATTCTGAATTAGCTTTATTATTCAACTCATTGAACTTAGTTTCCTCTTCAGGAGTTCTATCAGTCTTATTAGCTAATTCTCTTAATTCATCAGATACAATCTGCTTACTAAATTCTTGTGTATCTTCATCAAATTGTTTCTTAATCTTATTATAAGACATTCTAATTCTCATAATCTTCACTTTCAACTCTTTAGAAAGTTCTTTACCATCACTAGCTAAAAGAATTTTAGTGATAACATTCTGTTTTGTCAATACATCATTTAAAGTCATAAATCATTAATTTTTATTAAACATATATTATTGTATATTATTTTGTAGAAAATCAAAAGTTAATTAATATTAACCACAATAGAACTCTATCCAGCAACCTGCCGAAGCGGAATATACCAAAATCCTAGATTTACCATCATCGTAGCCATAATTACCCTTAGCCTATCCGTTAGTTGAGTATGTAGAGTTACTATTAGGAGACATTATAGGAGCGTAATCATTATAGTAATAAAATCTGGTAGTATTTCCAGTATCTTTCAAAAATATAATTTGACCATCAAATCCCTTAGTAAATTCTAATCTATATTCTAATGACCTATTACCACATATAAGAATACAATTATAATTAATAAGAGGGTATTTCTCAACATCGTTTTTCCAACGAGTTCCACTATAAGAATTTCCAATTACCGTTATACTATTCTATGAAGCAACATAGGTAGCAAATCCTATAGTATTTAAAGTTTTCCACCCTCCTCCAGCTAATAATACTGCATCATTGTTATTATGTGAACGATGCCTAAAGCCATTAGCGTACATATGATTAGCTGCATCTATATGGTCTCCAGAAAATATAGAACCAGCTAACCATTCAGAGCCATTTACTGTAAGTCTATAACCATTAACAGGACTAGTTGTTCCAATACTAACATCACCTCCGCCATAGCACAAAGTAACATTACTACCATATCTATAACTTATGTGGATAGTTCCATTGGCTACATTATTAATCTCATTAGTATACTACATACATAAATCGTGCATTCTAATGGAACCAGTAGAATAAATCTATCCACTAGTATAAATTCCCTTATTATTATAAGCTCTAATCCAACTAGTATCTTGCATAAACCATCCGCCACCATAACTTTCAGAATACCAACCTGTATTACCTTGACTTCTAAACCAATTATTAGCATAAATAGTATTAACGGATGGTTGGGTTTGAGTATTAGAAGAAGTAGAGATTTTAATATTAGCCCAGTAATAGTTATTAGCATTAGGAATAAAGCTACCCCAGTTCGCTGTATCAATTACAGTTCTCCAATCATACCAATTATCACAGCAGTCTCGTAAGGAACGCCAATATAAACCTGTATTACACCAACCTCCAGCTATTTCTACTGTTCCAGCAGTTCCTTGTCCAAATCCTATTACAGAAGTATACATAGTTGGGGCACTTGAATATGCAGAAGCATTAGTATTATATGAATATACATCACCATAGGCTTGAGTTCTACCTGTTTGGCAATTTTTAGCTCCTAAACTTCTTAAGTATTGAGCATTATATACACTAAAGTTACTAGGATTCCATACATACATATTCGTACCATCATTAGAACCCCACAACCAAGAAGGTTGACCACTTTGTCCAGACCAATACCAATTTGACCAAGAATTAGCATTATTAATATATAGATGATAAGCATTAGCTACTGTAAGAGTAGATGGAGCATTATTGTAAGCAATAGGAATTACTCTATGCTATAACTTTCCACTATTCATTACTGGAACCCAAGTATCTGTAGTATTATTAGTACCTAAATCATAAGCATAATCATACCATTTACCTTCATATCTTGCGGCTCTAATAATACCTTCTCTAGCATCAATTCCAACAGCAGTTGTACCCTTATAAGTACCACAACAACTGGAAGTAAAAGAAACTCCATACCAAGTTTCAACAACCAAATTAGATAAAGCTCCTCCTACAACAGGAGAATTATCATTTTGAGTATAAAGTTTTGCAGAACTATTAATCTAATAACTAGAGGCTAAAACAGAAGCATAACCTTTATTACCATTACCCATAATATACTAAGTAACGTTAGCTGAGCTACTTCTATTATTTATAGGTAAATAGTTAAACCACATAGTATTATTATATCCAGCATCTACTATATTAAATTCGTTTCCTGCTATTATTTTGTTAATCACACAATCCCACGATATATGTAAATTATTAGCTAATGTCCATCCAGTTTCATTTGGATATTTAAATGTTCCATTATCAGTTATATAGGTAGAATTAGGGGCATCTGTAGAAGTAGCCATATTACTAGAATACCACTGTATTTTAGAACCGCTCCATATTACACGATATTTAGAATTTCCTGACCACCAAGCATTATGTCCTAGCCAAATATAGCTATCAGAATCAATAGTTGCATAAAAATGTATACCGTCAGAAGTTGTGGAAGAAAGCATTAAAGATTTACTTCCAGAATTATATTGAGAAATTTGCATTTTACCATGACCAAAATATTTATAATTCTAATCACCATTAGTACAAAATTCTATCATTCCATCATTTTCGGCAGAATCACCAACTGTAGATACCCATCGACCTATTCTAGTCCATTTTATTACACTTGAACTTCCTCCAGTTCTATATAAATTTACCCAACCAAGGGCTTGTACATTATCAGCTGTTGTTAGTATTTTTTGCCATCCCTAATCTTCTCCACTAACAATTCTTCTAAAATACATAGCATCTTGATGAAATGCAGTAGCTATATCTACATAATAACCTGCACTATTTCCATGATTCATTCTAATAATATGAAACCATTCAGCATAAGGATTAGCATTGTTCTAAGCTCCAGAAGTGGTTGATGTATACTGGTTAAAATACTACAAACCTGTAGAGCCATACATAATAGCATTAGTAGTACTAATACTTCCATTAACTGTTAGTTTAGATATTGGGTTATATTCACCTATACCAACGTTTCCTCCCAATGGCTATAAAGTTAGTCCAAATAATTCATTATTATTTGATTCACGCTAGGATTGCAAAGAAACTGTACCTGTATTATAAATTCTAGTAAGCAATCCATATGGAGAGTTATTTGCCCAATTTACTACAGAACTAGCAATTCCCCCATTAAGAGAATCTTCGATAGCTATACGAAATTTATTAGAAGTCATACCTAAGAGCATTTGACCACTAGAAGAACCCCTCTTTGTTATATAGAAATTTCCATTGTTATTAAATAATCCCCAAGAATTATTAGATGTTCCGGTATTCTAGGAGTTGTCCATTCCTTTAAGAAGTATAGTAGCCCAACCATTACTTTTAGGAGTAATTCTCATTCCTTCATCATAATTTCCACTGGCATTAGTTGGATTTACTAATAATCTACCACTAACATCGGCAGTTCCATCGAAGGAATTTCCCCAAAGACTTCTTTCAGTTACTAATTTATCAGCTTCTGTTGCTCTATCGTAATAAATAGTCAGTTCATTTCCAACATCACTTGGTAAAGAAGTTATCCAAGTTCCATTAGAAGGTTCCATATTTCCTCTTAATATGGATATTTCTCCACTAGTATAATCATAATAATGCCAATAAATTCTAAATACCTTAGTAGTAGTGTTATAAAAAGCTCTAAATGGAGTAGATTCTTTAGATGCAATAGAGCCAAAAAATCTTATATCATAAGTATAAGAAGAACCATCAGAGTTAGTAGTATCAAAACCTATATTTAATGTTCCTCTACCAGAATGTCTGAAAGCAATTGCCCAAACACCATAATTAATATTCCAACCTCCCATAGTTTTTTGAAATATTAATCGGTATCCTTCATTATTGCCGTTTCCTCCTGTTAAACTTATTCCTGATAAATATTTACTATAAGCTACACTTAAAGCACTAGTTCTATAACTTCTTAAGAAACTATCACTTCCATTACTACCCCAAACTCTATCAGGAGATGAATTATTATTCTCATTACCTCCAATGTTTATGTAACTAGGAAAATAACTAAAGCCATTTGCATCAAGAAGAGTAAGAGTTCTAGCTACATTACTAAACACTCCTGTATATTGTCTTACATAAATAGGTTCAGTTCCATCATCAGCAGTAGCTATTTCTAAATATCCATTATTAGAAGAGGTGGCTCCTCCCATTATTCTCCAAAAGTCATTATCTCCTACAGTACCTTGTATACCTCTTAAAGAAGTACCACTATTAGGGAAAGTAATACCAAGAGTTTGTAAATTAGTAGTATATAAAGTCTAACTACTAGTCTACCAAGATAATCTATCGTGCGATTTATATAATTGTCCAGTACTATTGTTAGTATTTCTATGCGTGCTCCCACCCCAAACGATAGGGTACCAAGCAGTATCGGAATTAGATAAATATTGGTTAAGAGACACATTAGAATATATGCTCCCTAAATCAGAAGTATCTAATACTCTATACTAACCTTCATTTTGCCAAAATTTACCATCAATAGATATATGCATCTATCCTCCTGATTCAGCAAAAGATACATCGCCTCCGTTATAATGATAATCAGCAGCTAAGTTATAGCCTCTAGGATTCCAAGTACTTGTAGATAGATTTACTCTATCTAACTTTGTATTTAATTTGGCATTTATTTCAGATTCTGTATAATAACGATCATCTAAAATACCTGCATAATTATTAGTTGCTAATAGAGTAGCCCAAGCTGTCCATCCTCCTACATTATCTCGTTTAGAACGGTACTTAACTATGCCTATATTCTAATCAGTTCCATCGGCTTTAGTCTAACTCCCACTCCAAGATAAGGATAATTGACCACCTCCATTATAAGGGTCCACTATTTCTAGAATATTACCATAAGTATCAGGACCTCCACTACTATAATAAAATCTAGTTCTGAAACCATTTTCATAAGTAGTATTATCTATAGTTTGTTTAGCTCCTGCTAGTATATGGTCTACAGTAATATCCCTATCTGTATTAGAGCCATTCTTAGTAAATGTAAGTTTGTTAACAGAAGTAGTAACATTAGTTATATATTTGGCGTCTGATTCAGCTTTAGTATAAAAAGATTTAGTACCTGTAATATTATCCCAATTTAAACTTGCATTAATAGTTACTATTCCATTATTATTAACTAAAGTAACATTAGTTCCATTACGTAAGTCTAAAGTATTAGTACCTATACTTACATTATTTATTTTTATCTATCTCCAAGTATCTCTTGTAACAATAGATGTAATTCCATCTTTAGTAGAAGCTGTTGCTCCTATAATATTTAAGATATTAGTACCTATACTAGTACCATTAATTTGAATACTTCTCCAAGTATTAGTATCTGTACCCTAAAATTTAACCCCTCGTGCAAATATATTTCGCCCTCTGAGGTCAAACGTAATATCTTTGTTATTTGGTGGGCTAGTTAATGCTGCCACCGTAGAGGGATTAAATGCTATTTTCATATTACATTATTCATATTCATATTTACCCGTACTAACATTATACCATGCTAGTCCAAAACCTATATCAAATTCATCTGTTGTATTAGGATTCTAATCTGATGTTTTTACATATATATCTCCAGTAGGTACAAAATTAAGAGTTTGTGTGCCTATAGAAGCTCCTCCAACTTTAATAGTTCTCCAAGTATTAACAAAAGCATTTGTTGGCAATCTATACCAACTAGGAGTAGCTTGACCGTCGGTTGAAGCTAGCAAATAAAAAGCTTGTGTAATTAAATTGGTATTTGTATTAATTACTTTTGGAGCTAAACCATCTGCTTCATTAGATACTACATTATATATTGAAGCTTGCGGAACATTTACATATAACTAATTATTAGAATCAACTTTTACTGCAAAATTCTTATTAGTAATATCTGTGGTAAACCCAGTGTTAGCATTTACTTTTACAGCCTTATTAGTAGAATCCCATATAAAAGATACTCCAGAACCATTAGTTAAATTGAGGGCATTACTTACCGAAGCAGCTAGAACTTCTGTAGAGTTTACTTGTATGGCTCTTCCACTATTAATAGTAACAGATTTTGTAGTTCCTCCAATAGCTATAGTTAATACATTATTAGTATAAGTCATTGAAGTAAATAAAGCTTTTTTAGCGGTATCTGTCAATCCTCCAGCAGTAATATCTGACTAATTAGTCCAACCAGGAGCAGTATTAGCTCCTTTACTAATTAATATTTGACCTAAGGCTCCAGAAGTAGTAGGAGCATAAATAGAAAAACTATCAGTATCATTAGAGTAAAATCCTCTAGAAACATTATTTATCTTATGATAAACTTGTCCGTTAATATTAGTTTGTGCTACAGTCCAAGTAGCAGGAACACCTATTGTACCCTAGGTAATACATATAAGTAAATCTCCTATTTCACATTTTACTCCTGCATAACTTCCAGCAGTAACTACTCTATATGTATCACCTACTTTAGCTGTACTAGAAGGGAAATCCGCCTCGGCACCATTTATAGTAAATTTAGTTGTAGAACCTGAAACCAAACCAATAGTTCCTTTAAAAGTCATAGCATCGTTAGCCACAAATGACTAACTAATTTTATCCTAAATAGTTTTACTATCCCATAAATGGCTACTATCTGTTTTAGTATTGTCTACAGGTAATCTATTAATAGGAATTATTCCAGATACTCCCCAAGGAATATAATCAACTCCATGAGTAATTATATGTCCATCTTTTGTAAAATATAATTTTATATAATCTCCTGTTTCTGACTGAGGTAAAGTTAATTTACCTGACACATCACTATAGGAAGTTGCAAAATTTAATAATGCCATTACTTATTATTAATTTATACCCCCCCATGTGAGAGAGATATTGTTATCAGTTGTTTTAAAGTCATCTCCAAATTGTATATTAGAATCTGTATTTCCATCATATTGTGTATAGATATTTCCAGCAACTATCACATTCTACTTTTTAGTAGGCTCAGTTTTAACTATATGTCCATTCTAATCATACTATATTAACTAGGCTTCCGTAGTATCATTAGGGGTTATTTTATTAACATGAGTAATAGTTACAGAAGTTCCTTCTTTAGTACTAGATAACCCAGAATCTTTAGGAGTACTTACAGATTCTATTTTTCTATCTAGAAATTTATCTAGAGTAATCACCTATCCTTTATTTACTAAAACAGATTCAGCTACTGTTTGTGGGAATATCTATTCTCCAGCTAATATTACTTTAACTAATCTATTACTCATCGTATAGTGTACTAGGTATATTATAATTTACTGTAACTGCTGTTCCTAATGATGTAGTAACATCCTCTGCTGTTAATACAATTGATCTTAAAGCATTAAACTCAGTTTTAGTTACATAATTATCTAAATTAACATCAGTTGTTAAAGAACCTATCTATTCCCAAATATAGTTAGAATCTTTATTAACACAAATATATTCTATGAAAATATTTCCATTTACTCCACTTGGATTTGGGACTAAATATATTATGTTTTCATAATCCTTACTAGGAGGGGTTGGTAAAGCTGATACTATTTTATATTGAAATCCTATTGAACTAGTGTTAGTAACACTAATAACTCCATTAGAAGAAATAGTAATACCATCTCCAGCAGTTAATTTATCCTGCTTATTCTATAGAGTATTGTTTATAGTAGTAAGAGCTTTATTAATAGTATCTATATTTACAGTATTAGTACCTACTATTCCCAGTGTAGTTCTTAATACTTTATCTAAAGTAGTAATTCCTAAAGACTGCAAACCTGGTATATTAGTAGTATTAACTACTACTGCTTCTGCTAACGTTATAGGTACAAACTCTTTACTATTTTGATATAATCTCTTTATTTGAGTACTCATAATTTAAATAAATTTTCTGGTATATTATAATCTATATTAGCTTTTAAAGAAGATTTAACAAAATCTAAATCCTATATAGCTGCTTCAAAGTCATCTTTGGTAATAAATGATGAAGTATCTATATTAGTTAAATCTTTTAAAAACTAGTCTATTTGAAGTTTACTATATACTCCTAGATTATCTCTAGCTAACTACTTTTCTATTTCTGTTTTAAACTCACTAAAAAAATTCTCCTTACATAGGTGCTAATGAAATTTAGGTTTTGGACACTCTTTATGTAATGTATTTTCATCACCAAATCCTGTTTCTACTTTATCCAGGATAGAGTCTTTATTTAGCTCTTTAGAAGGTTCCTATTTAATAACAGGCTGCTCATTATGAATTATTCCGTAAGTTTGTTTAATAGGTTCAACTATTTTAGGTAATTGAATAATTTCTTTATCCAATATTTTTTCTTCTTTTTTTATTACCGGAATAGTTATTTTAGGTTTAATAGTTGAGGGTTCTTTCGGTAGCTGAACACGTATAGAAACAGAATTGGGCTAAGAATCTTTGACTCCTAGCCCAATATCTTTTTTAACACTAATTTTCATTTAAAATAACCTTATTTGGATATTTAGCAGTGTAGTCATAGTTAAGTAATTCTTCAGTAGTACCTAATTGTTTTATATTTTGTAAATGCTCGGCAGTAATTGCAAAACATTTACCAGCATATATTTCTAACTAGTTAAGAAATTCTTTTAACTTGTCAGAGTTAATAATCAAATAGTTGTCATTTAACTAAAGAGTAATCTATGTAGCCCCACTATCTATCAATCTAAAAAGTCCAATTCTAGTATCTTTGTCTAACCAGTACTATTTATTCTAGTAATAGAAAGAATTAACATAGATAGACTTATCATAATGACTTATGGCTTTTTTAAAAATATCTTTTAGAGAGAAGAAATTTAAAACTCCTTCTCTCATTTTAAGTATTTCAGCCCACTATTCATTAGTTGGAAATGCTTCTTTATATATATTAAATATTTCATCTAATGTATATGAAGAATTTTTGACTATATTAATATTTAACTATTCCATTATTTCTATTGATATTTAAATTGTACACATGGTAAAGGTCTATGTTTTAATAATCTCCAACCATTATACGCAGCTGCTGAAGTACCCATTCCAATGTTATTTCCGTCATTAGTTCCCGGCACCCATTGATAACTATATAAATAACCACTAGAAGAATAATTGCTTATCTCCTAATAAGTATAGTTATGACTACTAATATCTACATTAGTACATAAGTTATTAGAATCTGCTAAGGTATTCCATACTGCTGGCATATAATTACCTGCATTTTTATAAGCAGTAGAGAAAATAGGATTCTTTAAATCGCCTGAACCTTTGGTTATAGAATCTGATATGTTAGATTTCAATGGAATATCGCCAGTAGAGAAATTATCTCCAGCTGCACTATAGCCTCTATAATAAATCAAAGTAGCTAGCTCCTAATAAGATGGGACATACCAGTTACCTTTACTAAAATATGTCTAAAAAACTTCTGTATTCCTTTCAGAATCAGTCACTGTAGGTTCATATAAGTAAGTCTCATAGAAGTATGGATATAGTAAACACTACATCTACTCTAAACTCTAACTAGCTATATTAGGTATACTATTTAATAATGCATCTAAGTTCTATCTAGAAGTTATACTATAAGTATCACCTGAAGCATTAATTAAGGATGGGTACGTTTTTACTATAAGAGGCAGTAAGGTATTGTTTACATTATCCACATACGCTTTAGTATCAGCCTTACCTGTAAATGTAGAAGGACTCTTCTAACTAAATGAAGTTAATGTAATAGCCTAACTAGCATCAGAGTCCATGTTACTTGTTACATTTTTACTATTGTAATATGTATCTCCTAAACCTGAAACTTGATTATTTAGCCAGAATTTAACATTATATAAGTCTTTTCTAGCATCTGAAGCCTCTTGATTTGCTTCATTTGAATAACCTACATATTGAGGGTCTAGATATTCTTTACCCACGATATAAGCAGTACCTGAGTTATCCGTAGTCTTATCTATAGCAAATATCAATCCCATTAATGTCTTACTGGTCATATATGCACTTGAATAAGTACCATCTGCATATACAAAGTTTCCTATTTCTGGAGCTTTCCAAGCAAAATAAATATTAATAGTCTTAGAAGTTAAAGTATTTCCATTCTTTAATTTTACAGTGATTGTAGCTGTAGTAGTTTTAGAAGAAGATGCTTGTTTCAAAGTAATAACACCTGTTCTGTTATTTATAGTAGCTACATCAGATACGTCTGTATTAAATCTATAAGTAATATCGGGAATTACTTTACCACCTTCTGTGATTAAAGCTATATTGTTACCATCAAGGCTTAAACCAAATGGATTTCCTGAATATCCTTGACCATAGATAGATATTTCAGTTTCACAAGAAATACTATAAGCAATAGTCTCTTTATATTTAATGTATAAACTATTAGAATCAGAGTCTATATTTCCATATAAATTAACTAAATTAATCTTATCAGTATAACTAATACCTTCTAACTAGTTACCTGAATTAGCAATAGTTAATGTACCTGTAAGTTTTGCTTGCAATAATATAAGTTTCTCTAATGCTTCTAGTGAAATCTTATTATTTAGATTTCTCAAAGTAACAGACTTAAGACTAGGACAAGATATTAACTATTCACAGAAGTTTGTAATATCAAATTGTCCAACTTTAGCACAGTTAATATCAACAGTCTCTAAATTATTTAATCCTTCAAACTTAACTTCTTCAAGTCCTTCATTATTAGAAATAACTAAATTAGTTAAAGCAGCTGGATAATGTATCTTAGTTAATCTACTACCAATAGGTAAAGTAACATTAGATATATTAGTTCCTGTTAAAATAACTTCCTTTAATTTAGGAGTATGGTCTGAGTCAAGATTTATAGTAGTTAAAGAACGTACATTAGTTAAATCTAACTTCTCTAAAACCTTGCAATCAAGGGTTAAATATGGTGGCTAGAATAAAGGTAATTCATCTGTACCTGTATTGGCAGAAAACTCTAATAATTTTGGAGTAGTAAGTGAATAAGTTCCTTTATTAAATAATACCTGACTAAAATTATCAAACTTAGAAATATATTCATCTCCTGTTACATAGTACGATGGTGTACCATTTGGCATATCAACAGTTACTTTTAAAGTTTCTCCAGCAGCAATTCTCTTATTAGTATATAAGTTACTTACACTACCAACTAAATAGCCCAAGTATAAATACTAATATGGAGTAATATTAACATCATAATGTTGAGCATCCTCCGAAGAATTTTCCGATACTTTAAGTGGTATACCTACACCTTCTCTACCAAATTGTGCTAATCGTGCCTAACTAATAAACATAGTCAAACGCTTCCGCATAAAAGCAATTTCACTTGGTAAACAACTTCCATGTTCTTGTGATAGTGGGTCTTGTCCATTATTAGTCCAGTTTTTTCCAGTTATTGAACGATTGTCATAGAATAACTATGCTGCTTCATAAGCTAATCTTGCTACATAATTAAATGTTACAGCTGGATAATAATTTTGTACATAATAGAAATACTTAGTCATCCAAGAATCAAGAGAAGTGTTACTGCCATCTGTAAATTTCATTTGAGTTAACATTTTTAGTAACATAGCATCTATTTCTTCTTTATAGGCTATATCTATTAACTCAAAGAATGCACTAGCACCGCCCCACATTGATTGATATGTTTTATCAGATTCTAGAGAAGGTTCTAATAAGAAATAAGGTTTATTCTAAAGACCTCGGTTATCAGTAGCTAAAATGGTGTCAAGGTCATCTTGTAGCAACTAAATCTTACAGTCTTTATTAAATAATTTAAAGTAAGTATTCTTAGCTCTATTATCAGTACCCGCAAATAATCTAATATAAGCTTGATGATAAATTATATCATCTACATGATAGTATTTACCAAAGTTATTTTTAAAATCGGTTTTTAAATCAGATATATAAGTGTTAATATTCTCAGTACCAGAAGTTCCTAACTATTGATGGAATGTCTTTAAGTTAAATGTTTCATACTCATAGACATCAGTATTATAAGCACTTCTAACAGAGGATAGTTTCTAAGTACCATTTTCATTTAAAACAGGTAAACCAGCAGGAACCCATAATTTAGAATATGTATCATATCTAAATACATCCCATTGAGAGCCTTTAAAATATGTGTTATCCTAATAGTTAATACTTGTAATATAATATTTCTTATTAGGGTCAAGACTATTACGAGAATCATTCAATGAATAAGTCTCTTTATAAGGCAATAAATTAATAGTATGCATATAAGCAAAATTATATGCTTCTATAAATTTATTTAAAGTTTTCTATCCTTCAGTAGACATTGTGCTGCCTGTTTCATCAGCATCATTTAATCCAAAGTCTACATCAAATGAATCAGATAAAGAATACTTTGTAGAACCATCAGAGCTTACCTCTAACTATTTGGTTTTCCAAGTTTCTCCACTTAATTCCACTACATTAGGACTCCAAGGAGCTAACCAGTTACATAGTTCACCGTTATTTTCAGCACCTTCTAATAAGATATATCCAGGAGTTTCATCGGAATAGCCAAATGTATTCTTATCCCCCTTAGCTGAACCCCAAGTCTAGAATCCTGCAAACATTATTTTAGAATCATCTAACTAAGCTAAGTCAGATAACTTATAGTTAGACACATCCTCTAAATCTGAATTAACATAGAATGCTATAAATACATCTTCGAGACAAGCTTTTCTTCCTTTTATTTCATCTTCTGTAAAATCGGATTTATCAACACAAGCATTCCACAAATCATGAAAAGCCTTAACAGCTCCTATCTTATGAGACTGCATAGAGGAAGCATAATTAAACTTACCACATGACTTATTTATACCAATAGTACAATTTTCATCCTCTGGCATATAGTAGTATTTACTATTGTACTAGTAGTTATTTGGATTTTCATCTGTAGGTTCTACATAATCATCAAGTTCTTCATTATAACATCCCTACGAAGTAAACTTAGGTTTCTTCATTTGAATATTATACCAGTAATACTTCATTGCAGAAGTTCCTTGACCACTTACATTAGCATTAATAAATCTACCAGAACAACGATTTATCTAAGCATCCGTTAAGATATGAGAACTATCAGTTGCTATACTATTTACATAATTAATAAATACGGTACAACCTTCTAGAACTTCTCCTTTCTTCAAAGAGAACTAATGAGGGTATTCATATCTAGTTAATTCTTTCGGTCTATTAGGAATTATATATACTAAAGTATTATAAAGCTACTTAACTTTATTATAAGATATGTAAGTATCATTATTGGAATCTGTAGCTACTAAATCATTTAACTACTAAAATTTAGATTTTTCAGTGACCGAAGACATTGTAGATACATAATTATCTTGTATTTCTTTTAATGTTAAAGCTTTGTTATATACCCTAATTCCATAAATATCAAAGTCAGCAGATTCAGGATTAATTTCTAGGTTAAATCCATTATACTAAAAATCTTGTAAGTAATCATATTTATACTCACGGGCGATACAACCATTAATAAATACTCTTACTAAATTTATAGTCTTATCTACCAATGAAATGGTATCTTTTGGGAACTCTCTCTTAGGTATTTTAAAATTAGGAACAACTTCAATTAAAATATGTGTTCTAGTATCTCCATAAAATATAGAACTCTTAGCAGTAGTATCTACCTAAGAAGTATCTACATTACCATACTGCCAATTAAGTTCTGTAGGATATAATATGAATCTACCTAACTTTAATAAAGGTTTAGATTCATCACTAATATTATAGGATTTAAAATCTAATTCAAAAGTAAATCCCTATGTAGTTAGCTAATTAGATAAATCTAAATTAATAATATTATTAGGGTAATTTCCAGCAGACAATCTAAATACCGTTAAAGTATCATCAGTAATTAATCCATCAGGAGAAATCGTTTTGGCAATAACATCTTTCGTTACAATATTAGAATTGTCAGGAGAATACTAATCAAAGTAATAAGCACAGTTAGGAGTATAACTATATGAGCCTTCATTGAAGATTTTAATAATAGTAGAATTATCAAAAGAAATTGTATCTTCACCATCTATATTTACTACTAAGACTGTACTAAAATCTTTCTAGGATGCAGTTATTCCTAAGAAGTAACTAATATCCTATTCAATTACACCAGTATCTCCAGTTAGAGTTATTGTCTTAGTTTTATTTAAATGGTATGATTCTGAGTTACCTGTGTCAGTAAGTTTAGTAATTATAGTAGATTCCTCCTAAGACTACCCTTTGAAGTATATAGATAATTTATATAGCTTACTAAATTCCCAGTTATTTACATCAGCACTAATTTCATTTATTGCATATAATACTTTATCAAATGTTGTAACACCACCAGTATTTATTACCTACACATTTAAAGTCTAAGACTTGATAGAAGCATTATTAGCTACTTCTACATAAGCTTCAATCTTATTTACTCCAGATTCAGTTAATGCTAAAGTTAAGTTATCTTGATTCTTAACTACTGAATCATTAATTTTATAGTAAAGTAAATAAGATACGTCGCCCCCATCCTATACTTGGAAACTAGCTGTACCTGAAACAATATAGCTATCATTTGAATACCTTAATATAGGATTGATTACCTATACTTTCTTCGGAGTTGTAGCTGTTACTGTTTTATCTTCTATATCAGCAGAAGCAGTAACACGTATAGATACATTAGAAGAGGTTACTTTAGTATATAAGTTTGTAATTTCTATATACTATACATCAGGAGAGGACTTAATACCTGATTCTAACTAAATATATCCATTTCCAATGTTTATAAATACCTTCTGGGTACTTCCGACATGAGTTGTATTATTAGTTAACGGATTAGTAGCAGTGTAGGTATATCTAACTCCAAGATATATCCTAGTACCTAGTTTACAAAGTATTGAATCTTTATTTATCTAATTTTCAGAGCTAGTATTATTAAAGTAAATTCCTTCAATTTGAATTGAGTGAGTATATATAGGTTGAGCAACACTTACTTCTGCTGAGACAATAGTATCTCCATTGCTATTGGAAATAGTAAGTATATTGTCAGTACCATCATACTCCATATTAGCAGGTAAATGTCTTGATATTAAATCTTCTACCTACTAACCTGTAGTACCATCCCAATTCATTGTTAAATCTAGCTAATCTTGTTTATTTAAATTCTAAATTGCCATTTGTATTAATTATTTTTCCAAAAGTCATTATCTAACCAAGGTTTATCTTGTAACCATGTACCACTACCAAAACAACTTTTAATAGCATTATAAACAGTTACCCAGACTAACTAAGAACCTTTATATATTGCACCAATATCTCTCTAAACAATTTGCTATACCTAATTGATAAATTCTTTAAGATTCTAATGAACTTCTGTAATTAATTTACCGTTTCGATATATCATTTGTTTATGTCTTTTTTAATATTAGTTTTAATTTCCTAAACTAATTTTAAATAATTTAAATACTTAGTAACAACAGATTCATCATCTATCAATTTATTCTGATAACTATTATAGGAATTTATTAAATCAAATTCTTCATTTTGACTAATATATTCTCTTAAAACTGCTTGTACTATTTGCTTATATTCAGGCTGCCCATTAAGATGTACCTGAATATACCTATATAAAGGAACAGTTTCATTTTCCTAAGTAATTATTTCAGTTACTTCAATTATATAATTATAATAATAAGTATTATTTCCCAATCTCTAAATCTTCTAGAGAGGTGAGTTTGAATTTATTTCTGTCATATTTAAAATAAAATGGTCGTTTTCTAAATTTTATCTTGTTATATAATAACCAATTTTGAGATTTAGTTATATATTTTTGACCTTTATATTTAAAACATATTTCAAAGAATTTCTTATGTCTAGTTAATCGAATTACCCATATATATTTATTATAGAAAGAAGATATATTTACTTTTTTTCCATTCCATATAAAGACTCTTATTTTAGTTTTATTATATATAGAATTAGCTAAATGTATAGCATCACAATGCTATAGCCATCCTTTATAAGACATTAAAGATTTTTTAAAAGTCTCTTTATCAATTTTCTTTTTCTAATATTTAGATACTAATTTATTAAGTTTCTTTTTAATTGATTTTCTAAGTAGTACATAATCATGTCTAAATACATATCCAACAAAATCTATACCTCTAGATTCCACTGGAAATATCTGATAATTAGGTTTTAATTCGAGTTTTAAGTTAACTTCAAAATAATTTTTTATTTTATCTAAAATATTATGTAACCACTCCTTACTACTAGATAATACTACCATATCATCAGCATATCGAAAATAAAATTTACATTTCCATTTTTCTTTCATAATATGGTCAAACTCAGATAAATATACATTAGCAAAATATTGAGATAAATAATTTCCTATAGGAACTCCAACTCCAGGAGTTAGAGAATCTGTAGAATTTATTATTTCATCTAATAGTACTAATGTTTTTGGATCTTTTATTTTCTTTCGTACCTAAGTTTTTAATATTTCATGATTTAAAGATGGGTAAAACTTATGCACATCCATTTTTAAACAATATGTAGTTTCTTCAGGGTGTTCTTTTAATACTTTATATAATTCATGTTTTAACATATGAATACCTCTTCCCTCTATACTAGAATAAGTTTGATGTATAAAAGTTTTTATCCAAATAGGTTTTAGCACATTCATTATGGAATGATGTGCTATCCTATCGGGATAATAAGGTAATTTAAATATTAATCTTTCTTTAGGTTCAAAAATAGAGAAAGTTTTATATTTAGAGGTTTTATAAGTTCCATTTTTTAAACTCTCTGATAACATAATATTTTCTTCATCTTGGTTACTGTCGTGCACATATACTTCATGTTTACTTTTAGTATTTTGTCTTGCATAATTATCAGCTAATCTTACATTAGAAAAACTGCTAATTTCTTTTATTAAGCCACCTTTCCGTTTCATTTTTCTTATTTTAAATTAGTATTATTATAAATTCTGATTTTTCGCCGTAACTACTAAGCCAGATATGAAGACTTATAATCCACGTTATTTTTTGCCAAGAGGCATGGTATAAATAGCACAATATTCTCATAAAACGGACTATAATATTTTTAACTATAATAATAAGCTGCGTGCGCTGACATTGGTGTTAGTGTTGCTGACGGAATTGTTGCTGTTGAAGTTGGTGAGACCTGCATTAGAACCATTATTCACGTTGCCTCCTACTAGCCTAGTTTTTCTCTATAGCGGAAAATCTATTATATCAGTTATTTATACCAAGGCTTTGGGATTCTGTAGTATCAAAATTTACGCTTCCCCTGGTAGCTTTACCCAGTGTATTTTATCTGACGCCGCCGAATTACAACTATATTCAGCAACTATATTTTAAAATTTATATTGTATCTATGTATTATATTACTTCTTCAAACATACGCCGCGCGCGCCGACAGTGGCGTAAGTGCTGCCGACGGAAAGGTCGCCGTTGAAGTAGGTGAGACCCGCACTAGAACCATTATCCACGCTGCCCCCCACCAGCAGTGTATTTAAGTTAGAATTTTGCCAATAATAATCACACATATATATAGAAGCGTTACCGCCGACAGTTTTAGGAACCATATCTGCATATTCACCTAACTAAAATGATTTTATATAACCTTCTGAGGTAGGTAAGTTAGAATACATACGACTGTACTTAATATTATCTAAATTGTCTGTATAATCATCTTTATTTAATATTATATACATATTTGGAATCTTCAAAACACATCCATCAACATTTGTCCAAATATCACCAAAAGGATTATCAAATCCTCTCCAACGAGGCATTGAGAAAGTCTTATTGCCTGCTGTGATAGTTTTAATGCCTGTAAAATTACCAATATTATTACCGTAACCACATGGAGTAATAGGATTATTACCATTATAAGTACTCCAACTTGACCAATCCCATGTCGTAAGTCCTGCTCCAAGACCCCCTTGATGATAGCCTTCAGAAGTTAAATTGGCATTATAATCTAACTAAGAATTAAAATTAGCATACTCAATTATATAATTCCAATAGAATATTGCTTTGTATTGATCATAAGATAATAATTCCTTACCAATATTTCTAGCATAAGTTCTGAAATTTGCTCTTGTGATATTGGTTCTAGGCTTTCCAAGTAAACATTTAAATGGGTCGGATTCTAAATAAGAATCATAACTTGAGTTATTAGCACCTCCCCTAAATTCTGCACTAGTATTTACTACAGAGCGTAATTTAGAGTCATTTACAGTACCTCTATAAGCGTCTATAAACATAGATGGGATTTTCTTATAATCAGCATCTATCTATTGTAATGATTCGCGAATAGTAGTAATATTCCCTACAGTAGTACATTTTAAATAAAATTCTGGAGTTTCCACACATACTTCTCCATCTGTACCATCCAAAACAGCATCCTCCTAAGAAGAGTTACCAACAGTTACTCCTGAACCTGCTTCTGTGCCATTATTTCCAGCAATAACTCCAGAGTTCGCTTTTTTAGACCAATCATTTGGGTCCAAATAATATTGTAAAACTCCATCTTTAACAATACAACCTTTGTACTAAGATTGTATAGGTAAAGATTTATGTAGTAGAGGATTACCGACTCTAGTACATTTAGGGTCAGCTACTGTAGAATCAAAACTAATACCGTAAGATAATAATTCTTCTATACCTTGAATATCAGCTACACTCTAAGTTAATGATTGTACACTTGCTCCTAACTACTGTACTTTTTCTTTTTCTTCATTAGAGTAATCGTTAGTAGATAACTATTTACCTTCTACTTTATCTACTTTTAAATTTAACGCTGTCTAAGTAGCTGTTGATATTGGTTTATCTATATCGGAGGTATTATTCACTTTATCTAAACCAATTTCTTCAGCAGTATATACAGGTTTCGTAGAAGCTTTAGCCCAAGTACTAACATCACTAGCTGGTAATGTAGTGGGTATTTCTGTTTTTAAAGCAAAAGTCTCTTTATCACTTTCATAAATAGAAGTATCTAATTTACTAGAAATATCTTGTATAGCACTATCTGCTTTATTTAAAGAGTTCTAAACTTCTTTTGATAAATCTATTTTAGGAATACCGTCTGAAGGTTTATTATACTTGTTAGTTATTTGCTCTGGAAGACTTTCCAATAATACTTTCAAAGCAGTTGTAAAATCTTCTGTAGATAACTATTTACCTTCTACTTTATCTACTTTATTTCCTAATTGAGTGGCTATAGTAGTTGCAAAATTAGGATCTTTTCCTAAAGCTTCTGCTAATTCATTTAAAGTATCTAAAGTTTCAGGTGCTGATCCTACTAGTTCAGATATTTTCTATGATACATATTCTTTTGTAGAATAAGTATCTTGGATATTATTATCATTTGCATCAAATTTAGCAGCTAAATCATATATAATATCACCAATTTTTAATTGACTTAATGTTTGCATTATTCAGTTTTCTAATTAATAATATAAGTTATAAATATCGGAGTATTGGTATTATCCTTCCATCTTTTACCAGCTCTTAAAGCCACTTTAAATCTATAAGTTCCTGGTTCTGACCCTCCTTCACCTACGACATTATAATTATCAGTACTATTTAAAGTATGAATTTCTCCATCATATTCAAAAATCTAATCAGTAGGTTTATCTACCAAAATCATATTTAATGCACTTGTTCCTAATTCTAATACCTTTCCAGAAACAGTAAATAAATTATTTAAAGCTTGATTAAATAAATCAATTACCTATGCCTAACTATAATAATTAGTTTCTAAAAACTCACTAGTAATCATACCTCCATTATCCGATTCCGTACCATGAGTCATATAATAAATGTCAGGGTCTTTAGTTTCTAAGTTATCGTATTCCTGCTAATCCATCACTACTATTTTAGGGACATTCTTATCTAAAGCTAAAGAATCCCCATTGATAGTAAGCTATTTATTAATAACTAATTTATTACCATTATTAGATATAGACTTTAATTCTGCATCACTGTTAGTATCAACTTTATTGAATAATTCTTCTAAAGTTTGTTTCTTATACTCTTCTAGATTCTGCTGGTCTTTATTATAGGTAGTCTATGTTACAAATACAAAATCATCTCCTTCTATACCTTCACCTCTAAGGCTCTCTTTGGTTACAAAAGTATCATCTACTTTTTCTTTAGTGTAGTAATTATCAAGAGTTTTAGATAGTTTAGAATCTGGATTAGAACTATCTATATCATCAAGAGTAGCATATACATTGGCTAAATCTTGTAGAGCTTTATCAGTTTTTTCAGATAAATTATTTAAAGATGATATAGTAGCTTTCTTATTTACCTAATTAGTTAAGTCTTCAAACTAAGAATATGAAACATAATATTGACCCTTATCATCAATGCTACCTTCATATATGTAATAATAAGTATCTTGATGTAACCAAGTCTAACTATCATCTTTAGGAGTAAAGTTCTCGTTAGTATTGCTCTACCACTATTTATATTCCTACTCTGTACAAGTTATTATCTAGATAGATTCGTAAGAAGCCTTCCATCCAACAGCTTCTTTTATGTTATTTTTATCTATTAACGTATAAATATTACCATCTGCAACACATACTACAGGCATTCCATTATAAGCATATTTTGCAGGAATAGTATATAAATCTGCTCTAGTATCTACAACTAATCTTGCATCTAAAGGTTTTGGAGTTTGCATAGTTAATGAAACTCCAAGAGTTGAGTCACCCTAATATTTAAGTCCCATTACTATACCAGTTTAAATTGTAACTAATGCGGAAGTACTGAAGAATATTCGTCATTTTTTGACCATACCTTATAAGTAATTCCATTTATCTACTCTGTTGTTTGAGTCCAACCATCTAAATCCACATCTAAAAATCCTAAACCTCCATTAACTTTAAAAGACAATAGTTGAGAATTAGCTCCTGGCAGTTTAATAACAGCCTTTCCTGAAAGAGATATTTCCTAAGTACCAGAATTTGTATTAAATGCTATTAGTGTCTATTTGTATAACTAATTAATATTTCCAGCATACCAAGGATATGTAGCTACTGTAGAAGTTGTTGTAGAAATACTTCCTGCTTCTACTCTAGAATTAGTAGTTTCTCCTTTATTATTTATCAAATATTCTCCTGCTTCATACTCTACTGTTGCTTTATAAATATAGGTTCCTATTGATTTATAGATGTTACCATCATAATCGGTTCCATTAAATTGGATTGATTCTACTGTTGTAATCTTTGTTCCAGCGTCATTCTATATAAAAGTTAATTCAGGAGTTAATATAGTAGAATTTATTTCTACTAAAGAAGGTAAATAGGAATATGATAATGTAGGATAAACTAAATCTCTAACATAAGTAGGAAATAACATTAGGTCTAGTATGTCAGAAACTGTTTTACCATTTAAGGACTCTGCTGTAGTTCCTTCTTTAATTCCTCCTACAGTATAAGGAGAAGAACCTGATGTCTTAGTTATATACTTATCTGAATCTTTTAAAGTTTCTATAGCATCTGTATTAGACTGAATCTATTCAGAATTATCTAAGGTATATATTCCATCATCTTTTATTTGTATAGCATTATTTTCTTCCTACGAAACTTTTACTTCTAAAGTGTTATCTACTAATTCTATAGTTTTAGAATTTTCAAGATGTTGATTAATTCTATTAGTAATTTTATCATCAACATTTAATTCTTGAAGTTTCTTATCAAATTCTAATATAGATTTATTTATTTGCTCTATAGAATTATTAATAGTGGCAATATCTTTAGTATTTTGTTCTACAGAAGCTTGTAGCTAAGTAATATCTCCCTAAATAGTTTTTACATCATCTAATAACTATTTAATATTTTTATCACTAGCTTCATAAGATTGAATTAACCGTATACAATAATCTAACGCCTACTATACTGTTTTTATATCTTTGTAGCTATCTATCTATGTATCTGAAGGATAAGTATATTTTCCTGTAGCACCTAAAATACCTAAATTTTTTAGAACTTTATCTTTTTCAACCTAGGTTCTATATTCTCCTAAATAATTAGTTCTTAATAAAGGTATTTGTAAAGGAGGTACAGGTTTCCCTTTTTTACAAGGTTCTAATTTAGCATTATCTACCTAAGTGTAAATAGTCTGTATTGCCATAATTTAATAATCGCTATTTAATAAATTCTGAACCTTCTAACTAAATAGGCATATTAATAAAACTAATTAATGCTAATATATATTGATAATTATTAATATATCCACTACTAGCTTTATTAATAAATATATTGTACTATTTAATAGCTTCACGCTTTAGAGCATCCACAATCAGAATATAATTTATTAGTTACATTAGTAGAAGAGCAGAATCCTCCACAAGTTTTAAATTGTTCTATAATACGTTCTGCTTCTAAAAATTGTTTAAATCCTACTAAATAATCTATTATATTTAAAGTCATCCATATAAAATCTCTAGCATATATATCAGAGTCAAATCCCTAAGATTTACATTTATTCAATAAAGAATTATATATTTTCTTACAATAATTTATATAGCACTACTATAAATTACCATTAAAAAATATATCAATTTTACAATGTAATATATTAGTGCCTTCGTAATTACGCTCTAGCAGTTCTTTTATTTCAGCTTCTACTATTTCACCCTAAACTACTTTTTTTAATTTATCATCTTCTATAAAATAAATACCTTCTGAGATAAATTCAGAAAGTTCTTCATCAGGATTTTCTAAATAATTATCATACCATTCTCTTGTAGGAAGTACGTAGTGATTTACTACATAATAGCCATCTTCATCCACATGAAAGTTACATATATCAATATCGTCTTCATGTTTATGAATTAAAACATCTTGAAGTATAGCTTCATCCATATTTACTTTTAAAATAGTATTTAGAGTAACAGTTTTGCTATATTTATATTTTAAAGTAGAAACTTCATCTATTTCTTCTATCTTAGAATTTGGATAGTCATTTCCTTCTGGAAGATAATACCCATATTCTTTAGAAAAATCTTCTATAGTTATATCTCCCTATAAAGAATTGTGAATATCAATACTAAATTCCATTACTTAACCACCGATATTAATGTAGGAGTACTCCACACTTTAGTTCCGTTTAACTGGTATACATCATTTACCATAGTAGCATTAATCATCCATAGGTATCCAGTAAAATCTGAAGTAATTTGATCTGACCATCCATCAATTTTACTATAATCCGAACTATCTTCTATAACTTCTGGAATACTAGCATTATTAGTTATTCTATATTTAAATACTGGAATACTATTATATGCCCATTTAGCATTTTGAACAATATTAAAAGCATTCCATTCTCCTTTATCATTTCTAGTTCTAGTTGCTATATAACCATTAGGATTAGTAGCTGATATACTTACTGGAGTTTTTGACCATAGACTATTTTCTGATTTAGATAAAATATTATCTAAAGTATCATTATAGTATGGTTTCATTACTCCATTATCCTCTACAGAGTTATATGATATAGTCACTGCCTTAGTATCTGCGGATCTAGAAGTATATAGAGTCTGAGTAGATTCAGAAGATACACTAGATAACTCGTAAGAAATACTAGAAGCTGTACTTTCAGAATCGCTACTACTAGCTTTTATTTCAGTCTTTTTCCAAGTATATGGTAATTCTGCATCAGGCTGCACAAAATTCTCACCCCAAGAAATCTCATCATTATCTTTTATGTCATCTACATTACTATATGAAGTCTAAGCATATGATATTTTTATATTTAATTTTATAGCATTTTCTGTAACCTAATCAATAGCTTTAGATAAATTATCTAACCAATCCTATACATTTGTCTCATCTGCACCATTTTGAGCATTTATAACTGATGCATGAGATATTGGATTTATTTCTATCTTACTTCCATTATTATTGCTATAAAGCTAAGTTCCTGTTATTTCCGCCATTAATTTCTTAATTGTCTAACTTTATCATTGTAAGGATTACCGTCATATAACTATTGTCTTTCTATTTCAGTACGTTTAGCATCCTCTTCAGCCTATCTATCTTTAAACTATCTATCTGTCTAAGCTTTGAACCATTCAAGATCCATTTTTTGTTTTAACTCTTGCTATTTGAAATCATCAGCCTATTTAGACAGTTGCTATATCTATTGTTCATATTTTTGCATCTATTTTTGTGATTCCTATAACTGCTATTGTAGCTACTATACTTGCTACATAGCTTGTTGTAACTAATTATTTTCAGCCTTCTATTTAGCTAGAGCTTTTCTTATTCTAGTTTTTATAGAAGTTAAACTTTTACAAGTAATAGTTTCAAATAGTATATCCGCAGGTAGTAGCTAAGCTTGTATTAACTACGGTAATATCTATTTCATCTATTCTATTTCCTATGTAATATCAGAACTAGTTTTAACTGTTACTCCGTAGTCTGTAACTGTAAAATTTTCCGGAAGAGCTGTAAATATTTTTTGCTATTTATCTCCTAAAGTGATAATTCCAGTTAATCCTTTTTTATAAACCTTTTTACCTGTGTTTAAACAATCGATTAATATTTCTTCTGTTATGATATCCATCTAATGATAGTACTATTTAGTAATAACAAATGAATTATTAACACTAGTCTATACATTAGTTACCGCATCTTTCTAAGATATACCATTTAATCGTTCTTTAAACACTCCTGTTATTGAGGATACTGTTTGCTCAATACTATCTATTGCCAGTTGAATAGCCTAAATAGATTGTACTTTAATAGTGTCATCAAAGCCATTAAATATAGTATTTATAGGAGCCTATCCGCTAGCTAAACGTCCTTCTTGGGAAGTGTCAATCAATCCTAACCCAGACTTTTTATAAGCTAGCCATTTTTGAACTCTTTCAGAAAAATTTACTCCTAGTTTTGTAGGTATTAATGATATATCTAGCCATTCACCTGTAGTACCACTTGTAGCGATAAGATTATCACGATAATAACATAAAAGATCATATTTATCTTGTAAATTCATACAAGCTTTTACTAAGGAGTAAGGTTCATTATTTTCATTAAGATAAAATACTCCATTTACTGATAAAGTACATTTAGAAGGGTCGTCCTAAGTTCTAATCACGTCTTTATCTACTTCGTCTATTATATAAATATCAGCGCCTATCTTAGTAGCAGAATGCCTATGCATAACAAAATCAGAATCAGTATCTATCCACTCTACTTCATAAACATCAATTAGTCTATGATTTAAATAGTTTTCTTTAGGATAGCCTGGTATTATTTCTACTCCTGATTGTATGCCTGGATTTAATTTACCATTCGTACTTCTAATATAAGTTCCAGATGTTGAATAAGCATTAGTCCATCTATCTTTTATTTTATCAATATCCTCTTTAGATAAATCTTTTCCATAAGTATTAAGTACCTCTGATTCAGTTAACCATTTACGTATCACAATTCTACTACAATCTTTTACATAAGGAGAATTAGGATTACGTTCAGGAAAGGTATTTAAAGGGCTAGGAGATTCTATTTGAATATTTGTTCCATTAGCCGAAGGTTTTACTTTATAAAAAGTATCTCCAGATATAAGTAAATCTAAAAATAGTTTTCTTAATTTATTTATTAAATCTGTATTTCTAGACTACATTATATATTCTATGACATTCTAGGCTGCTTCTTCATATTTAGATATAAAGGAATCTTCTAAATCACTTACTAAATCGTCCATCTAATTTTGTATCATTATATCAGTAGGTTCTTTACCTTGTATAATCTATATTAAATTGTTTTTTAATTTCTGTTGAAATATTTTCTATAATTCACTATAAATATAAATTTGTTTTTCTCTAAAGATAGTTGATACAGTCTTTTCATCTTTACAAGTTACCTTAGGAATAATGGGAGTACCTAAATATTCACCTATTAAAGCGTCTAAATGTTTTTTAATAAGCGGAGTAAATTCAACTGCTGTAGGCTATCCTATTCCATAATTATCTTCAAGATACTTAAACTATTCTGCATCTCGAACTCCATTATAATAATTATAACATTTTTGAGTAGTAGTTTTATCTACAACTAGCTCTCCTATATGTTTATTAATTAATTCAATTATTTCCTATTCTGACATGATTTACAAGTATCATCATGTGGACAAGTATTCAATTGCCCTGGATATATTTTATAACCAGTAAAATATTTTACTTTATCTAACTTACGAATCCTAAGTTCTTCTTTAATATATCTTAAAAAGTCTTCTTCTGTAGGAGAGTCAGACATTATAGATATAGGATAATCATCGTGTCTCCATCCTAACTATAGTTTATATCCTACAGGTAATTTAGTTATTTTTAATAATCCTACATATTTACATTCATACATATCCTGAATTAAGTCTAGGATCGCTTGTTCTAATTCCTAAATTGTCATATGATATAGTTCTTATTGTTTCTCTAGTCTAAATCTTTTTAGGTATAACCCCATATTTTATATATCCAGTTTCCGGGTCTCTGTAATACCCAAAATCCTAGAAAGAGTCGTCAGTATTTTCTATCTATCTAGGAGTTACTCCCATCATATCTTCATCTCCTAATTCACACAATCCCATAGCTGCTATAATATCAAATTTACGTTTCATTTCATCTGTATAACGGCTAAGTTCGTCAAGCATATCTTCAAACCAAATGTTATGACAGAAATCATTTACATAATCTCGTATTAAGTCAGTCTAATGATCAATGATAGCGACAGATGCTGGAGTACCAATAGTTCTACGTTTAGGATTGTTTCCTGCCGGGTATGTAGCAACAGGTCTATACATAAAATAATTTAAATATTTTTTTTCTCTAGCCCATGAAAGCATTGATACACGGGTAGCTTCTAAGTTAGCTTTACAATTATAATACTGTAATAATTTTATAGCTGTTTTATAGGCATCACGAACATCATTAGGTCTTGCTTTATACATAGCTACATAAGCTGGGTCTTTTAACCCAAACTATCTTCGTTTAATTACAATACAGAAACTAGAAGGGTCTTTAGTTAATGCAGAAGTATCATCCATACCTAAGTCAATACTATCTATACCTGCGACATAAAGTCCACTCATTTTTTCATAATGTAACTCATTGCCTTCATCATCAAAAGATGTCTAAGTCCATAATGGATGTTCTAAAATCTATATATCTCCAGTATTACTTTTAATCCATTTTAATCCCGTAATATTATCTTTAATATGTTGACCATTCTTAAAAATATATTCTAAGTTACCTCTTTCTGGTTTAGGGGAATCTTTATGTATTCTAATAGTAGCTAACTATTCAGCTATTAATATTTTATTAAATTTATTTGTTCCTTCTAAAGAAAAAGCCTCTTCTCCATCAAAGCAGTATTCCGCACAAAATGTTGCAAGTTCTTCAGGGTCTTGAGCTTTTAAGTCTCTAGTTTTGTTATAGTAAGCTCTGCCATTATCATCATCAATCCAGCCTCTATTATCTAATAAAGATAGTTCTTTAATAGTTCTAAAAGCTGGGAGAAAAAATGAAGTAATAGCATATTCTTTACTTTTAGTAAAATTATGACGATAAGGGAGCACTCCAAAAAGCTAAGGTTCATAATACATTTTACGAAGACCTTCCATTTGAGGTCCTGACTCCCCTCCTGTGCCTCCAATCAGTCTTAAGCCCCACTGTCGACCAATTTGACCAACAAGAGCATCAGCTTGAGTGTAAGCTTTAGTGAATTGGGGCCATAAACCTGCTTCTTCAAACATTAAGATGTCTGTACGGTCTCCTCTTAACTTACCAGGCTTATCAGTAATAATTCCTTGTATTTGAGAACCCCAACCTACTTCAATTTTTTGCCCATCTCTAATTTCATAATGAGAAGCACGACGTAAATAGTTACTATTTTTAGCCTGACTAAGATGAGCCATACCTCCATCAGTATTATAGTATAACCAGTTAATATTCGCCCATACTTTTTCTAGGAGTTTATCTAATTGTGTCTGTGCAAAAGCAGTACATACATTTATAGAACCTTTAATAACATTATAACTATTAGATATGATGCTAGCTTCAATTTCTGAATACCCCGCTCCTCTAGCTTTCATCATACAAGCATTCATACGTAATTTCCTAGCTAATCTTAGATAATGAAACCATTCATATTGTCCTTCTAAGAAATTAGGAAATATTTCCTGACGACCCATACCAGCTTCCTCTACATTATCCAAATCTTTTAGTCTATAAAAATTAAGAAAATAGTAATGGTCTCCAGTAATAGTGTAACCATGAGAAGTCATTCCATATTTACATCTAATATATTGTTCTTTCCAAAAAGCTCTCCAACTTCTAGAGTTTCTTCTAAATGATGTATAATGTCCTGTTCTTATAAAAGTATCTCTAGTTTCAGTAAACCAAGAGGGATTGAAATCTAATCCTCTATATTTATTAATAGGTTTATATCCTGTTATTTCATAAGATAAATTAGCATCAAAATATGGAATTGGATCTTCTTTTTTAACATCCCAACCTGACTAATCTCTAATTTTACCTATAATAGCTTCATCAGTATCCGTTTCTTTTATTTCTAAAATTGGCTTATGAGATTCTTTTACTAATTCTTCTTTAGACTACTAAATATTAGCTATAGCCTCTTTCATAGGGTCTTCTACAGTACCATGAACCTTATTAATCATATCCTAAATTTCTTTAGGAACTTTCGGCTTTTTCTTTGGTTTTACATCATCAATTACTGTAGGTATTTTACGAGGTCTTCCTCTTTTTCTTTTAGTCTCTTCTGCCATAATTAAAAGTCTCCTGGGTCATATCCTTCTTGAGCATCTCCTCTAATATTAGATGATTCTTGCATAGATGATTTTAATCTACCTTCTAAGGCTAGTAAACCATCAGCAGTCTCATCTAATTTAGCAATTTCAGCCATAATATCTTTAGCTTTAAAAATAGGTTTTCCAGTCTAAGGATCTCTTTCCAGAGGGTCAACGTTTTCAAAGTAATCTATTAACTTATCTACAGTACTCTCAGCGGCTTTTACCATTCTAACTAGCCTATTAGAATTTTGTAATTCTTGATATTTTCTACAAGCTGTTCTAAATACAGAATCATTAAATTCATTCTCTGTTAATCCAGAGTCATCCATTGCAGCTTCATGTCTATCCTATTCATCATAGTTATGATATGGAGAGTTCCAATCAATAGCTAAATAAATATAAGATAATTCTTTAAAAGCCCTTTCTTTGTGTTCTCCTTTAGGGTCAGTTTTACTTTTATTACGTTTGCTATCTAATAAATCTTTAAATTCTTTTATTAATAGTAATTCAGTTTCATCAAGCTCAACTTTTCCTAAATTCTAATTATACTAAAACCATTTACTCATTATTTCATATTATCATAAATAAAAATGGCTAACTTCTATTGAGAAGTTAGCCAATTATCTTATTATTATACTCCCTCATCATGGTCAGTATCCCACTAGGCTCTTTGTGCAGGAGTCCAATGAGATGGATATTTACCATTAGGAAGAGATTTTAAATCTTTAGGTCCAGGTTTCTTATTTGAAGGTTTAGTTGGAGGAGTTTGTGGTTTCTTAATTGTAGACTTGTTCTAAGGTTTTTTTACTAATTTAGGTTTTTTATCCTTATCATCTACCTCACCTCCAAATTCATTTTTCTTTACTTTTCCTCCACATTTCTGTTTAAATGCCTTAATAGGATCTTTATTTTCATTATGTTTATCAGATTCACATTTCTTACATAATGTTCCACCTATTTTATAATAAGATAAATGGGTTCCCTATGGGCATTTACCATTTAATTGATTTATATAATTTAATTTAGCTCCATTCATAGCGGTCTATACTCCTCTTTGCTATTCTTCTGAGAATAATTGAAATAATTGTTTTAATTTATTTTGGTCTTTTAAATCTGATTCTCGAACTTCACCATTTTGTATTTTCTAAGCAACCCATTGTTTAAAAGAAATCATTATAATTTAATTAAATCCTTAGTATTAAATACAGCTTCCTACAGAGTTCCATCAGTAGTAAACCATCTACATTTAATACCTATTAACACATCGGAATCTTTATTCTTAAATACAGTAGTTACTTTTTTAACTACTAACATCTTAGGAACATTTCCTATATTCTATTTTAAAGTTACAACCTCTCCTGGTTGAAAATATATTTTATCTTCCATCAAATCTTTCTGTTAAGTTATCATTTACTATTGCTATTAATCTAGTTTCATTTACTAATTCTAAACCTTGTTTATAAAAAGGTACTGGCAAAATACTAGTTCTAGGATAAAATACACAATCCCCAACTTGAGTCCATTTACATTCTGGACCTACTTCTACAATTACTCCTGATTTAGTAATATTTTCTTCCTCCTCAATTTCTCCAGTATCATTATTTTTATATTGAGGTTTTTGACCTCCTAAATCAATAATAAGACTTCCAACTTTTTTGATACGTTGAAATGGATTTTCAGCAAAAGGTTTTACAATAATATAGTTACCAATAGGTCTAATTTCTGCCTTAGAAGACATAGTAAATTCTTCAACAGCTTTTTCTAAAGCTTTAGAATGCTCTTCAAAGCGATTTACATATTCATCTACTTGAGTATTAAACTTACTAATAGCTTCATTTTTTACTAAATCATCAGCTTGTTTTTCATTAACATTAAAGTGCATACCACCACTTTCTAAGCCATTAATTGACATGGCTAGTTTTTCATTTTGATTAAAAATTGCTCTGTCTTTATTCATATTACCATTTATTTACTGGACAATGTGCATTTACAAGTCTAGTCTTAGCATTAAGACGACATCCACAGCCATTTTGATAACCAGGACGCGCATTTGTACTTACATCTCCAGTGTCCACATTTAACCATAATCTACTATTACACATTCCGCCTAGAGCGTTACTAAATAACGGACATCTATGACAGATTTTTAATCTAGCTTCGGAAATATCTGTATCTAATCCTAAAGCTTCCTTAGCATGACCTTCTATAATCTAAGCAATAGGTAATTTCATATTAATATACAATAGGTTTACGTCTCGCAGCTTTTTGTTCCTGCTTAATTTTTTTGTAATAATCAGCTAACATTCTTTTTACTTCATCTTTTCTATAAAGACAATGGTAAAGGGTATTTTTCATATTATGGTCATAATGATTAAGAATTAAATCCTTAATTTCATATTCTGGATGAAGTTGCTGTAACATAAATGCATATGTAGATAACTGCATTTCATAGTGACCATAATTACAATCCTCTATAGTATTTAAAGGATATTGCATTTTAGTTGTTCCTCTAGTAACAGTATTAAATCCGCCTTTTAAGTCTATTTTTTTATTAGTCTTATGGTCTATAATAGTAATTTCATTACCATATTTAATCATTAAATCTATTTGTCCAGCTAAATTTAAAATGTTATCAGGGGTAGACCATGAAATTAAGTATTCTGGATAAACCCCATTCTCTAAATCTAACTTAGTATATCCTTCTTTACATATAAACTTACCTCCTATCCCAAATTTCTGTAGAGGTTTGTCGTCTTTCATACCATAGAAAGAATGTTCTAACTGTGAATGTATTTTCGTTCCTCTCTCACAAGATTCTATTTTATTTGCTTCCCACTCATCAAGAATATTTTGTTGTTCTTTATTTAAGTCATTAATATCCACAGAATAAGCATCTAAAATTTCATTAGTTATTCTATGAGTATTAAGCAAAGTCTTTTTTAAATCTTTCCAAACATCTGTGTCTAAAATTTTTTCTAGTGCTTTATACCTAGACCAAAATTCAGAATCAAAAGGCTGCGCATATTTACCTATTAAAGTAGTTACTGATACATACTTCTTCTTTGGATCTTTTAAATCCCAGTATACATGAGCAGAATCATTAAATGCTACTCCATCATTTTCCTTATCAATTTTCATTGTCATTTTCATTTATTGTATCATCAAGTATTGTAGATAATCGTTGAATTTGCGGAGAAATAACTGTATTATAATAACCTAGCTGATAATGCTTAGGTTGTTTATATAAAATTACAATTAACCCTATAGGATTTCTAACTCCTTCTATTGGGTAGAATGCTGCTGCATATGCTCCACTCTATTCTAACTTTTTATATAATCTAGGAAAAGTATTTTTAATTTGGGAAAGACTATCAACTCTTAAATAGGCAGTATCATCAATTTTACATAATTCCTCTTGATAATTAGTGTACTATAAAGTTTGCCAATAATCTCCAACATATTCATCTGAGTATGATTTTACACTTTCTCTAATACAATCTAAATAAATATAACTAAAACCCTATAAGCTATGTTTTGTATTATGGTAACTTAATAATAAAACATTACTACAATCAGGATCTTTTATTTTTATATTATCAATACATTGAGCTATGTAAGGAGCCTACCTAAATCCATTATCTTCTTCTTTTCTCAGTTCTTCTTTCTATTCTTTCATGACTTTAGAAAGAGTTTCTTCATAATAATTTCTAGGAATAGGATTTAATATAAATATCAATAATACAAATATAATTATAGTTTTAGTTTCTGAAGTTAAATTGAAAACAAAGTTCCATATTTTTTTTAAATAATCTAAAATAACCATTTTAGTTTTTTTCATATTACTTTACGTAATATTTATATATATAATATCTATAATAATATTATTACTATATTTATTAGTATAGGTTATTATTATTTTGTACTATTTAAATATATATATAGAATATTTATATTCAAAAGTAATTTAATCTTAATTATTACATTATGACTAATTTAGAATTATAGAAAAGAATTTATTCCGCCTCTTAGATATTAAAATTAAACAATGAGTTTAAATATATTAATAAATTAAAAAAAGGCGGATAGATAGATAAGAAGAAAGATACAATTCATATAAAAGATAAAAATAAAGGTAAATTTACAGCTTCTGCTAAAGCTGCTGGAGAATCTGTTTAGGAACACGCTAAATCTGTATTAAATAACCCTAATGCTACTCCTTTACAAAAACGTCGCGCTAATTTTGCTAGGAACGCTGCCAAATGGAAACACGCTAATGGAGGTATTATTTAGAAAATGTAGAATGCTGGAATAGTTTTACCTAAAGAATTGGTGGGTATGAACTATGCTAATGCTAAATAGTATTGGAAAGATTTAGAAGAAATTGACCCAAGAATGCGTGCAGGAATTATGGGTAATATGTATGTAGAATCTAAGATGAATCCTAATGCTCAAAATAAATTATATAAAGGACTAACTTAGTTATCTAAAGATGATAGATACCCAAAATTAGTTAAGATGTATGGAAGTAGTCCAACTTCTGAAATAAATTATATAAAAGATTGGGCTAGAGGAACTATAAATAAAAAATATCCTGACTCATTAACATACGGAAGTCGTTAGTATGTAGCAAATCATCGAGGTAACTATACTCCTAGTGATTCCGCGGACTTATTTAGACATTGGTATGAGGGAACTAAACACAGTGCATATAATAGAAGAGCTGCAGCTGAAGCTATTTATAAATTATTTAATGTGCAAAAAGAAGAGCCTAAACTTGAAACTTAGCCTTTATCCCAATTAAACTTACCTCCAATAGTAACTTAGTCAGATGCTACAGCAATAACTAAACCAGTACTTCCTACTTAGATAAATAGATGAAAAAGAATAAGTATTATAAAGAAAATAAAAAGATTTTAAATGAGCATAAAACACAATGTATAATATGTGGAGAGAGTACTAAATGTTGTTTAGAATTTCATCACATTGGAGAAAAATTATTTAATATATCTCAAGCTGTAAGTCATATACCTACAGATTTATTTATTAAAGAATTATCTCAAACAGTTTGTGTTTGTAAGAATTGCCATGCTAAAATACATAATGGCTTAATAAAATTATGAGTGAATATTTTAAATATGAGGCTTTAGATATTCCTGATAAACCTGCTACAGAAGTATTAAAAAGTAAAGGAATTGATTTAGACTACTCTCTTAAATAGTATGAACTGTTTCCTGAATTAAATACGGGAGATTTTCATACAAATGGTTTAAATCTAGATGGATATTTCTCTAATAGTAAAACATCTATGGAAACAAATAATGAATCTTTAACATTAAATCATAATACTGGAGGTAATAAATAGATACTTGAATAGACCTTAGATAAATATGGTATCACTGGTGATAAGAAAATTACTTTAATGAAGCTAGCTCATTTGGAATCTGGATATAATTCAAGGGCTCAATCAAAAAATAGTTCAGCTGCTGGATGGTTTTAGTTTATAGATAGTACTAGAAGTAAATATTCTAATTTATCTAGAGAATAGTTTAAAAACAATGTTGATGCTCAAGTATTAGCTGCATCATAGTTTTATGATGATAATGCAAGATTCTTAAGAAGTAATGGCATAGCAGCTACTGGAGAAGCTATAGCAGCATCATGGCTAAATCCAAAATGGGCTAAAAACTATTATAAATATGGAAAAGTTGGAGGCTCTGATGCTAATGGTACTACTATTGTTAAATATATAAATAAATTTAGAAATGCTTAAACTGGTTCCTAAATATCAAAAAGGTAAAGCTGTATGGACTCCACAATAGATGTAGCAAGCCATAGATAAAAAATATCCTTAGTATGCTAGAGTAAGAGATAATGATTTAAAGAAGCCTTTAAGTAATACTGACCCTGTTGGAAAAGCTTATGTTAAGGCAGTGGCTTATGGATTACCTATAGCAAGAGGAGCTTTAGCTTATAGTAAATTTATTAAAGATTATAATAGAGAAGAAGCTCAATCAAGTTATAGAGCATTTAGAGATAAAAATGGTTGGAATAAAAATCCTTAGGAGGCTAGAAAAATGGTAATGGATACTAGGTTACCTGATTTTTACGTAACTTCCCCTATTAGTTGGTTAATAGATAAATACTATGGAATACAAGCTAAATATCCTATTATTAACGCAATTTTACCATAATGCCATCTTTATATAATACTTGGAGTAAGCAATTATCTAGAGCTTGGAATAATCAAGATTTATCTAAGGATTCGTATGACTATAGAAAATATTATAATGACCAACCTATTGTTGCTTGGTTACAATTAAATAATATCTTAGCACATAATTGGAATAACTATATTCCTACTGGGCATTTTCCTGATGAAGGAAAATCAGGAACTTATAAAACTAAGTCTCATCCTACTTATCCTTGGTTAGGTAATAAATCTTGGAGTAATAATAATTAGATATATCATTTAAGTAAAGATTAGTATATAAATCCTAATAGTGGTAAGTCATTAGATGATATCATGGATTATTTAGGTTCTGATTATGATTATAATAATGGAGGAACTAAAATAGTTTATGATGGAGCCAATATATTACCTACCTTATATGTTACTAAAACTAGAGGTTCTGGATTTAATTTAAAACTTAATAAAAATAATAATGGATACGTATATTCTGACAGAGAAGATTAATGAATTACAAAAGTTCTTTGATTTTGTAAATGAAAGAGATCAATAGCTGTGGAAAAATTTATTAAGAGTTAGTAACTATGTGGCTAAAAGAAAGTAATCGTCCAAAACATTTATTATGTGCTATTCCTATTGGATTAATATTTACTATACTGGCTGTATTAGGATGTGCATTTGGAATGGAGTTTAAGGATAAACAATATGGAAACAAATTTGATTGGTTAGATATAGCTGCTACTATGATAGGAGGACTAATTGGATAGATATTACAAATTATCACGATATTAATTTTTATATAATGGATAAATTAAAAACTATTGAGGAAGTATCTGAATATGTAGATACTCATCCAGATATTCCTATAGAAGAATTGGCTAATTTAGCACCTGATTCTTTTGTAGGATTATTGTTTAAATTCTTTTTAATGGGCAATGAAGAAATTCTTAATAAACTTAATAACAGCCCATACAGGAATAAGTAGTAAAAGAGTATGCGGGATACTTGGATGGGTAATTAGTTTAGCTATACTTATATATTGCTCTATTAATTAGATACAAGCTCCTGAAATGGTTGATACTGTGCTTTATTGCTGCATGGGATTATTAGGTATAGATAGTGTAACTAGTATTTGGAAAAATAAAATTTAAAATATGCCAAGGGTAGATGAAAGTAAACAAAATAAAGGAGTAAATAATAATACTCAAAATAAATAGGCAGCTATAGATATGGAATATTATTCTAGACAAAGATAGTCTAGATTTAAATCCCCTTATATAGGAGCTAAGTTTTAGTAGAGAGTAATTCCTATAAGAACAGTAAATGGAATACAAGATATATTTGTAGATAATAGAGGAACTATACAATAGGGAGGACACACCAATTCTAAATTATATAATTATAGTAATAAGAATAGAAACCATCCTATTAAAGGAGCTTATGCTAGAGAAGTAGATAGTTGGAATAATAATACTAGTCCAATAAAAGCATTAGCTAATTCAGGTATAGGGTATGCTTTAGCTCCTATGGCTCAAGCAGTTTATGATTATACTAAAGGAGCTATTGATGTTTCTAAAAATCCGACTAAAGCTAGTAATTATTTATTTATGATACCTATGGTTGGATATTCCATGAAAGCTCCTTTAAAACGAAGTATAGAAGTAGCTATGAGAACTTCTAATGATGCAAATCCTATAGAAGATATATTATATAATATGCATAAGGCTACTCCAAAGAAACATGCTGGAGTATTATCTTACGTATCAACAGGTGTAGGTTATAATACCTATGCTCCTGAAGCATACACTGGATTTTAGAAAGCAGCTAAAGGTAATGATATGATTGATGCTTATTTATATAATAAAACTATCAACCCTTCCTATGGAGTAAGAAAGGTAAATGTAGATTATGGTCCACATGAAAATTATATAAGAAAAGTATATCCTTATAAAGATGTTCCAGTATATGAGAATACTGAAACTTTAGATTTCTTTACTAAGAAACCTTTATAGAAAGCAACTAATGTAACTAATAAGACTTCTTGGAAAAGTGCTAATAATAATTTAGACTTTGGAGATAGAGGAGTTGATGCTGCTGGACATTTGATCTAGGAAGGAACATCTAATGGTAGAAAAGTATATAGAGCATAAGATATTTGGAAGTTTAATCCTGATGAATATAAAAAGAAATGGCGTTCATTTGACTTAGACAATAAAGCTATATTAGGATTAAAAATGTTAGATAAATTAGGAACTCCAGTAATAGTAAGAACACCATGGCTGTATAGATAAAAGATAATAATTATAAATAGTCTTGGGGAGGAATAAATTTATTTAATTCCAAAGATAATGGTGCTTCAGTAAAATCTTTATATTAGGGTCTTTAGAAGAGTACTTAGAAATTATAGAGACCTTAGGTAGAAGTGGTGCCTCAGCATATTGAATAGAATAATAGTACTAGAGTAAAAACATTTTATGCCCCTACGTATAGAAAAAATAGATTAATAAATACTGGAGGAACTAATAAATAGGAAGTAAACTAGGGTTTTAGTAATGCACATAAACTAAATATTAATAAAGCACGTGCTGATGCTGAGTTAGAGTCTTCAAAAAGTTCTGGGAGTAAAGTATTAGCTAAAAAAGCTAGGGATAAAGCTGAAAATGAGTATAGAAGTACTTATAAAGTATCTCCCACTGTACACTCTGATAGATCTATAGATTATAATCCTGAAGATCCATTTTTAAAAGATTTAGAAACCGGGCAATATTTAAAAGATAATAATGGAAACCTTATAAATAATTCTTAGTGGGATGCTCCCTTAGGTTATAGATTATTAAAATCTATACATGATATAAATACTGGTACTTCTATGGTACTCAGTATGTTACCTAGTGCTACTGCTAGAGGTATAGGTAATGCTATGTTTATAGGTTAGAATCTTGCTGATATACATCACGATGTAAAAGATAATAATTATGCAAGTGCTGGATTAAATACCGCTTTTACTTTTGCTCCTTATGGTATTAATAGAATTTATAAATCTTGGAAACCCGCTAAAAGATTATCTGATATAATTAATAAAAAATATACTTGGAGTAGTATAGGTGAGGCTAGATCTGCATCTAAAGAAGCTTATGAATAGTAGCTACAAAATAAAATGTCTGATTTAGAGGCGACTTATCCTAATGCTCTATCTAAATATAGAGATATAAAATATATTAGAACTCATAATCCTAAAATTGATTGGGAAGCTACTGCTGAAAGTGGAAAATAGTGGCATGCTAACTATGCTGCAAATTTAAAGACACGTAAAGACCCTAATGCAACTATTAATTTAAATGGTTAGGAAGTGACTATTCGCCCTAAGATAAATTATACTACTGGTAAAGTTACTTCAGGCTCTCCTGAATTAGGTCAATATTTAAAAGACTTAGAAACTACTTTAAATGGAAGTGCCCTTGTTGGAGGTTCTACAAGATTATATGGTTCTGGAATTATTAACGGAGTACCTCACGACTTAGAGTTATTAACAACTAAATCTAGATTAGGAGCAGTTTAGAAAAGTATTGGTAAAGAAGGATCTCAATATGGACCATCTAATGGTTTTAAATAGTCCTTAGAAGGTAATAACAAAGTATTTAACTCTGATGGGAATCATGTAATCGATGTTTAGACTATTGGAGAAGATGCTAAAGGATATGCTACAGGATAGTTAGCTCATAATTATTATTCTAGACTATACCCATAGAAATATAAATAGTTATAGAAATAGTGGGAATCACTAGGTAACACAGCTATATAGAAAGGTCAAGTATTTAATACTACAGAGTAGGCTCTACCTATAAAAGCTGAAGAATTATATACCCAATTATAGAAACATCCTAGAATATATGATTTAATGGTAGCTATGGATAACTATAATGGTTTTAAATCTAAGCAAGTAGGTAGACAAGCTCAAATGTTTAGTAGTCCTTGGCTAACTAATAGAATCTAGAAAATGAATACTAATGCTGTTACTAATGATTGGGCTAGACTAAAGTTAACTCCTTAGGAAATTCAAGAAGCTAGAACTATATGGGGTATTCCATAGAGCTATAGTGACGATGCTGTAGAATCTATAGTTAATTAGAATTTAATAGCAGATAATATGGGAATAAGAACAGCATTCTGGTTTTCTAAATTTACTCCAAAATGGGATATTACTACAGAAAATAATGCTCTTCGTTCCGTAGTAGCTCCATTTAATGGATAGGCTTCAGGAATTGGAGGTAATTAGTTATTAAATTCTTCAAGAGGAGGTTTAGGAGGAGATGTTACGGCAATATTAAATAATAGAGTTGGTATTAATTCTTTTTAGGAATATGTAAATTCTATAAAAAATAGATTATAGAGAACAGACCCAAATTATTAGTTATTTGATGATATTAATAATAAAGTAGCTTAGGGCACTTTATCTATAGAAGAAGGTACCAAATAGACTACAGAGTTAGCTAAAAAATTAAATATAAATGGATATTATGGAGAGGCATATAATGAAAGTAGATATTTTGGTGCTTTGTAGTAGCCTACTATCGGATTAAAAAGTTACTCTTCAGGATCTTAGTCAGGAGCTATTAATATGCTAGAAATAGGTTCAAATCCTAGATTTGATTTTAGAGATTATACAAGCATGGGATTCCCTGAATATCAAGTTATTAACCCTCATACGGCTCCTATGAGATGGGGTAAATATGTAAAGTATAGTGGATTTAGACCTAAAGTAAAATAGACTACAGAATATAGTCCTCTTATTAGTAATTATGTCTATTCTTCTAAGCCTCAGTATGATTATACTAAAGCTTATTATAAATATCCTTAGTATAGAAAATGGAATAAAAAACTTTAGGAAAGTCGTACACATACTTGGCAAACTGATTTTTCTGTAATACCACAAAGAAAAGTTGGTAATATTTAGTATTAGTGGAATAAATATGGCACTCCTATAGGAGTAAGTACAGGTACTATTGGAGGTTTTATAGATATATATAACAATATGAATAATCGGGAGTATTATCCTCAGACTAGTTCTTACCATTTTAGATAGTTTTTGTAGGAGTTGGGACATTAAAACCACAATAGCCGAAGTTTCTCAAATGAGAAGCCTCGGCTATTTTTTTTAAATTAATAAATACTCATCCCCAAATATTTATTAATAAGCAACAGATAATTCATTTAACTTATCACAAAAATTAAGAGTTAATTGATTATCTTGTAAATCATTATCTCCTATAGTATCAATAATCTACTGTACTTCATTAAGTACTTTGTTCATTTTAGACTTTAAGTCTTTTAATTCTTTGTTAGTCATTAATCAATTTTTATATAACCATTAACATCTAGATTATCATATATAGAAGTTATTGTATATCCTGTAATTGGATTTCTATAATGATACTTTTTAATTTCAATATCTTCTTCTGAATTAGATTTTATATTTTGGTTGTCTTTAATCCATTGGTCTAAATCAGCTTCTGTTCCATTCTCTAATTGAAATAGAATCTTAGGTTCTGATTTTAATCGTTTTAATTTCTTAGTAAGATTAGTTGTTTTTAAAACCTTACCATTTAATTCATAAATTGCTGCTATCATGTTCTCCCACTAGGATTCGAACCCAGACTAAAAGATTTCATACTACTCTTACTTTTACATAAGCCATCCTAATAGGATGTTGTAGTCTGGACTATTTCTTCATCTGCTAGAGATGCTTCCCTATATAGTCTCTACGCCATTTATAACATTAAGTTAATTTAGTAAGCCCTCACCAAAGAATATATTACTATATTCGAGGCTTCGGTTTATTAGGGGAAGAGTTCCAATATATGTCGCCATATAAAGCTCCTATTTTAAGAGTCTTCTGTGCTAACCATTACACCATAAGAGAATAATTATCTATTATTTTGTTACACTAGTAGTTCCATATACTATATCACCAAGACCAGTTGATGTAGTTCTATTGTCTATAATTCTATTATTTATTTTACCATTTATAGCACTATCAATAATAGTTATATAAGAGTTATTACTTATATCCATAATTTCTACTAATTGCTTAATAGTAAGATTAGGAGCAATATTACTAATCTTTTTTAGTTTCGTTAAATCCATTCAAAAAATTTACTATTTGTTTAAACTCTTGCTTATATTTTTTATTATTTGGATTATTTAAATTAGAAGAAAATTCTTCTAAAGATATATCCGAAATAATTCCAAATATTGAACAAGCATTACTGAATATATCATCATCTAATTTATTACAATATTCTTCAAATTCATCTACCTTTTTAGTTAAAGTTATATGAATAACATTTCCAATAACCTATAAACCTATATTATACTAATCAGGAAGTTCATCAATACTTTGTATTAGTTGTTCTTTCGTCATTTATTATTTCTTTTTGATTACACGAGTAATATAGTCGAGGAGTGAAATAGTAAAAGTTAAATTTTGTAAAAGTTAATATTTAGAAATTTTTAAATAAAAATTTTAAAATTTTTTTAGGGCAGATTTATATAGCCCCCCCTGGATCAATTTTTAATTAAAGTATTGTATAATAGTTTTATTTGTCATACTTTATTATAATATTTTATTCAGATATACAAATTTTTTAGGGGTTATTTTTAGAAACTATTATATTTGTATTTTAATAGTATATTTATTGGAGAGGTTAATATTTAAATGTAATTTAGTAATTTACCCGTGCTTTCACTGCCCTCCAGAGCCCCCCACATATTTGGTATAAAAACCATAACAAAAATTAACAACAATTTAAAAAACAAAACAAAATGAAAATTTCAGTAGGAAAGAATGGCACTGTGAACCACAGCGCCATGTCGGCTGTCCAAATTGAGACAGCCCTTAACAAGAGTGCCAACATCGTTATGACACTCGGTGATAACGTGCAGCTTGATGCTAATGAGCGTACTATCCCTGCCAATATGATGACGGGACAGCCTGCTCAAACGGTAATAGTACTTTCAGCATCAGGTATCACCATCGAGGGTCTTGAGGGTGAGCGTACTGTTAACGTAACTCGCATCTTAGCGCAATCTTGTCCAGGTTGCAATGACCTTGAGGCTTGTGCTAAGTATCTCGCAGACAAGGGAATAACCACTATTACAGTGGATATTGAAACCTTGGCGAATTTCAACAACGCCAAGCGTTTCAGTAACATTCGCTTGTCGTAACATAAGGGGAGAGAGAAATCTCTCCCTTTTTTAAAATTTTTTTTCATTAATTCTTTGTATGTTCAAGACTATCAAGGGAGTTTGTGGGAAAAATAAGCTTGTTGACCTCGAAACTTTAGAAATTTATCACATTGAAATGACGATTCAAACTGTCGGAATTTTTATGTTGATGATTGAAAATGATAAAGTTTTAGTGGTTAAGTACGCTATTTGGAGAGATAGTTGGAGTTGGTGGGGGATAAGTTGGGAATGGATTAGGAAAGTGAGTTGGTATTATGGATTAATGTGAATGTGAATGAGCACACTACCCCAAATCCAACCCAAACACTAATCTCACTTTCCCCATTTTTCACCTCTCATTTGCAATCCAATTATCCTCTTCAAATCACAATACAACATTCAATACCTAACAAAAATAAAACAACACTATATTTTTATTTTATATTGGGTGTTAAACTAAAAAACAAAAACAACAAACAAAACAAAACAAATTTAAACAAAATCACTACAATAGTTGGTTTTTGTTATTAAGGTTGAAATTCCTGTCTAGGTGCTGATCACATCTAGACGAAATCCTATATCATAAAGCATACCTCAACGTGGTTTATAGGTTTTAAAACTAAAGTGCTAAGTATAAAAATTCAAAACAAACAAACAAAATGACAAAAGAACAAGCATTACACATCGCTAAGAACTTTGGCTTAGAAGCTGAAGTTTCTGAGAGTATTAACTCAGGTATGACTCCTGAAGTAGCTCTTACTGAATGGGATCTAAACTAATCTTATTCAAACTCTAGTAAATAACAGCATTGTACCAAGGTTGTAACTTGGCTAGAGTTCTAAAAAAAATATTAGCAATATGACAGCAGAAGATTTTAACAAGTTAGATAATTATGACAAGTTGTCCATAATTAATTCAATTCCTCAACCATCTGTATCAACAACATATTCATTATATGATGTAATATTTACTAGACCTGCACGATTCTATGTAACGTCTGGTAAACATACTCATCGTATTATTGAATACAATATCAGATATTGTAAAGAAGATGATTACTTTGTAATACATCTATCTAATGGAATTGTACTGAGAGTAGAAAAAGGAGATAATTCTCTCCTAATTATCGCAAAATAAATTTTTTAAACTGTAAAAATTATGAAAACAAGTATTTTCTTTGTAATCTCAACCATCTTTTTAGGAATTGTATCACTTTTCCTATTTTATTCTGTTCATTCTCTTCAAACAGAGAATAACCAACTACGTCAAGTAGTACGTGGTCAAGCTCAGCAAATATCAGAGGTTGATAGTTTCTATAATAATATTTGTGCTAAAGGCATGAATGCCGATAACTCAGCTTATCGTTCATTAGATACTACAACCTTTTACAAATAAAGTTCCATATGTTATCAGGTCAATCAAGTCTCTTGCAGGTATACCAGTTATATCTGCGAGAGATTAAATCTAAAGAACATCAATATTGGCGTAAACAAGTTCTTAAAAGACATGATATGAAATATGCCAATCGTAAATCTCATAATTATGCGGTTCAGCTTTTAGTAAAGTCTATTGATGTACCATATTCAGTAGAATTAGCTAAATTAATGAATCTCATTATAAATGAGAAATTTACTCAACGTAAAATGAACTATATTACTATTGATATAGCAGTATATAAAATCTCAAATAATTTATTGATATGAAAGTAAAAAGAGAACCTAAGAAGATGTTTTCACCATTTATTAATGATGCTGAAATCGTCGTATTAGCAACTATTGTGTTTGCTAATAAAGAACGTACCACCTTAGAAGTTAGCTTTCCTCACGCAGCTAGAGGACTAACCAAGAAAGAAATGTCTGAGCATATATTAGTAGGATTTAAAATGCAAAAGCATATGCTAAACGAAGTAACAGAAGTTATAATTAAATAAAGCAATGAAACAATACAACATTTGGAATAAAATTTTCCATAGTAGAGAATTAAACAAGAATGTTGCAGACTTCAAATTACAACAGAGTCTTGTTAATAGCTATGAGTGTTGGCTTACCAAAATTGGTAATGCCAATACTCTAAGTGAATGTATGATACTCCATAAGCGTATCTGGCGTAAAGGATTTAAAAATAATAATCTTGCTCCAGATAAAGATGGAATGTTTAGAACTGGAGATATAAATCTTATGACTATTAATGAGGTTTATATTGGGGGAGTCTATGGTCTTAACACGTTAACCATTGCTCAATGGGAAGACAATAAAGAAGAACCATATGATTCTAATCAAACTTGTTATGACATTATCTTGAATGTTTATAAGAAACTTTTAAAGTCCAATATTATAAGTATTGCAGATAATGCTAAAATGTTAGTTAAACAGTATCAACAAAATAATTATAAACTATGATAATTCCGTTTAATTTACTTATAGCTATAGGGATATATTTCCTAGCTAAAATAGCTTACAACGACTTTAAAGACATGAACTTATGATAGAAATACGTAAAAGTACAAAGGAATGCTCAATAACTTTGAGTATTCCTTTTAAAGAGTTATCATTTAATGATACTCCAACAGAGGCTAATTATAAAACATTTTGTGAAGATGTTTTCAATGCTTATACCCTACTTATAACTCAAGCATTAAAAGATAGAAAGAAAGCTTGTGTTACTAACTTAATGAATCATTCAAATTCTATTGTAATAGCTAATGAGGAGTTTATCACTTATAAGAGAAAGTCAGGCGGTACACATACTTTTTCTTTCAATGCTTATGAGACTATAACTGTTCTAATTAAAAAGATACAGTCTTGTAGCTTAAAAGCATTATCTAAATATGAGCTTATTCAAATCTCTAAGGCTCTTTATTGGATAAACAAAGAAGATATTGATGAATATACATTTCAAGATCTTATTGACGTTATAGAATATTATAAAAGTACAAAAAATGAAAAGACTAGTAATAACAGGTTGTGAGAGTTTAGAAGGTAAAGCTCTCACTATTGACCGCAAAGCTGAACTCTATTATATTGGTGATAGAACTATTCCATTTTCAACTTGTGTTGTAAAAGAGGGAAGAATTTACTACTTTACACCTTTATCTACAATCCTTAATAATATGGGATTTAAAGGTGTAGAAGATGTTACATCTAATACAGTTATTTGCACTGGTTACGATAACCAAAATCGTAACATTAAAGATGTAGAACTTGTAACTATTAAAGATAAAGTTCGTATTAAGATTACTCTTAAATCAGAATTTCCTCTTTATAATGGTTATGAGTCTTTAAGTAGTTCCGTATATTAAAAAGAATGAAGATAATAATAGTGACTCTAGTACTATAGAGTATAAATAAATAGTTGACATCTTGGAAAGTAAACTTGGCTAATCATAAGACAAGACTTATGTATTTTTAAAAGATTTCCGTTATCGACAATATACAGTTTAGATCATTTAACGCTAGTTCGGTCTGCGATAGATAGGGCTAGTTACTTTAGTAATCTATTATACAATTTAAACTTTAGATATATAATAGATTACAAAGACTTGTTTGCAAATAATTAGAGTTCCGTTTGTGATAAATAGAACTCTGAGTGTAAACCTACATCCTGCATATCCAAAGTAGCAGACTCTATTTTATAGAGAAAGGTGATGGCACATTATTTAATAATAAAAACTTATAACAATGGAAACAAAAGACATTATTAAGATTACAGCATTAGTCTTTTCTAAAAAGAAAACTATTGCACAAGTTAACAAAGAGTATGAACTCGTTCATGGTAGAGAACTTCCAATTAAGAGTGACTTAGAAGCATTACAAGCACAACTATCTTTGGGAGGAATTTATCAATGGTAACAATGAATCACAATACACTTGGTGAACTTATAACTATGCTAATTGGACAGATTGAGGCTGAATACCGTCAAGCTAAAAATACTCACTCCAATTACATAAATGCTTTTAATAAGAAATATGCATATCTTAATAAAACATTAAGAAACATTTCTGGTAAAAGTTTAAAACAAGGTACATTTAATATGTATTTAAAAGATTCACCATTAGTATTATCTGTACTAATTATGGATAAATACAAAAAGATACTATTTACAGATATAAAAGGCAACTCTTTTATTGTAAATAATCCTAAATGGCTTTATCAATATATTAGTCTTAAAAATATTAATACAGAACCTAGAATATATGAATTATGACCTTATAATAGGAGTTCTTTTTATTATTTTAGTTCTTTTTATGGTATGGGTTATTCACGACCATAATAAAGGAGTAAAAGAATATAAGATTAACCAACTAAGAACATTTAAAAGCAATATAAATAATGCTTTAAGTCTTTGGGATTGTTTATATATACATAAAGAAATGTATAAAAAAGGATTTACTAGTAATAAACCTTTATCACCTGGAGGAATATTTAAAGTAAGTTCTTTAAGCAATCTATCGTCTACAACTGTGGTGTTCAAAGGAAAAACTCTAGAATATATTGAAGATCATTATGAATCTGATTCCGATGCTTATAAATTAGCTTTAGGGACATATAGATTAGCTTTATCATTTGGAGTTGACCAAGAACTTAATAAATATAATCATTAATAATTAAATTATGGAACTATTATTTAATGTAAAGCAAAAAAATGTTGTTACTAAGCTTGGAGAAGATTACTTCTTTCTTAGTAAAAAACCAAAGAAATTAGTGTTTAAAGATGAGAAACATCAGCATCTTGTTCTTAAGCACTTTAAACCTCTAAAACCAACTACTGAAGAACATTCAGTTATTGATGAGACATTAACTGTAGATGAATGGAAAGATTTCCCAGTATGGTTAGAAAATGAATCTAATGGTGCTGAAGGCAATCTGGGAATCACTAAATTTTCATATGGTGATGTTAAACTATATGTGAATGGTGGTTGTCTTTGTGGCAATATTCCAGAGTATGCCTTAAAAGGAATTATCGAATTGTTCAAACAGTCTAAACAAGTGGAAGAAAATGCAAACAATTAAAAACGTAAGTTACGAAATCGAAAGAGTTGGTAATAGTACTTATTGTACTATGAAAAGTAGTCTTGATTATATCTTAAGTCATCTTGAAGGAGCTAAAATAACTCCTATTGAGTTTGCTAATGGAATTAATCTAAAGATAGGTAATTCCAAAGAACAGGCTGTATTCGTAAAGAATTTAGCTTCTTGGGGATTTTCTATAGAGAATCCAGTTATCACTATAGTATCTAAGATTACTCTTAGTGAGCATGATAAAGATGACCAAAAGGTTGCTAATCGCATTGCAAGAGATAAAGCTATGCATACTATGTGTAAAGTTATATCTAATGCTCTTATAGTAGCTACTAAATCTACTTACGATAGATTAAATAGTATAGAAGATATAATCGATAAATTGGATCGTATTGCTTATCCAGTAAAATGCAATGAGATTCCTGATTTGGATCCAGAAGACTGTCCTAACCCTGCAGATGATGTAGTGGATGTTGCCGATTTAATGTAAAAATGTCTTTGTATTGTATTAAAGTTTAAAATTTGCACAATATTTTGATTTAAACTATGAAATTTAAAATTAACAAATTTTTGCTTTTACAATAAGTATTTGAGACTATAGTAGAGTGTCGTTGTGAAACGATGCTCTATTTATTTATTAACTTTATAAAAATTATTATTATGAAGGTTTTAAGAAAGATATATACTACTGTTAATAACAGTATTCAGTCTCATATAGTTAATACTAAAGAAGAGGCTAACAAATATGTCATTTCTCTCAATAGAACTTTAGAAGATAAAGTATCTCTTGAAGAGAATGGTAATAAACAGATAGAAGCCGTTAAAATTGACGGAAAATGGCATATATCTGAAACAGAAATAGTAGAGTAATTCTGTAAAGTTCATAGAACACTAAATATTGTTGGCTACTAGCAGATAATTAGTAGTATTTGGTCCTGTAGCTCAGTTGAATAGAGCAAGATTCTTCTAAAATCTGGGTCACGAGTTTGAGCCTCGTCAGGACCACTTATTTGGCTCGATGGCGGAATTAGGTAGACGCAGCAGACTTAAAATCTGCTATTCCGAAAGGAATGTGGGAGTTCAAGTCTCCTTCGAGCTACAAATATACGGAGTTAACTTAGTGGCAGAGTACCTCACAATAGGATAATACATTAGAGGGTGCATTGGTTCGATTCCTTTACTCCGTACTAATTTAAAAAGATTGAGTAATATGAAAAAGATTATTTTATTAATGAGTTTTATTGTATTAACTACAATAGCTCATGCTTTTAATTATGGTTCCATTACTGTTTACCAAAATGGTGAATATAGTGCTCCATTTTATATTAAAACTTCAATAATTTATAATGAAGTTAAAAAGACTATTACTTTTAGTAATAATAAATGGGGTAAAATGGTCTTAAAAATAAAATCTTCTAAAAGAATAAAAGATGTAGAATATCATATGTGTAATGATATTAATACTAAAAAATTCTATATTGTTATGATTACTATGGAAAATAATATTCCATATATAACACTTAGTCCTTCAGAAGATACTTTATATTTATTTGGCTTTTAAAGTTTCCATAATAATGTGTTTAACGTTTTACTAGTTTTCGTTATAAACTAGTAACTGTGGTGGTAGCTCAGTTGGTTAGAGCGTCTTAGCAATATAATTCCATTTCGAGAAGGTCATTGGTTCGAATCCTCTCCACCACACTATCCATGTAGTTCACTCTCCTGATAAAGGAAGTATGGGAAATACTAAGTACTAACTATCAGCTGTAATGTTAGTAATAGATTTCTAACTCAAAATACTCGTGCACGTTTAATATGAGTACTTACTTTTATAAAGTAAGCCGAAAGAATTATATGGAGTGATAGAAACAAAGGTTCGAATCCTTTAACTTTCGCTTATAATGGTCATCATTATTTTCGGAGGTTTCGTCTAATAGGAAGCAACAATTAGTCTTGCTAGTTTGTGCCTCAATAGTGATTATATAAATCACTAACTCAGCCATGATTGAGAAGACGCTATCATTTTTAAATGCAAGTATAGTTTAATGGTAAAACACCCAAATCCCAGGGATAAGAGAAGGTTAACGATTATACATAAAGCGCGCAGTGTAATCCACTGAAGATTTTAGATAGTTCGATTCTATCTACTTGCTCTAATGGCGTGTTCGTATAACGGTTAGTACGAGAGATTTTCATTCTCTAAATAGGGTTTCGACTACCCTACACGCTACAAATCCAATTCATAATTAGCAAGCGTGCTAAAATACTTTTATAATTGATGTAAACGATTAAGAGTTTAATTGCATAACTGCTTGCTCGTGAGAGTAGGCAGTTTTAAAAAGAATTAAGAAACTTAAAATACATCCTTTCTATGAACTGTACAAGAATGAGCAGGTAAAGAGACATAGATAAAGGTTAGATATTATAGAATATCTGTAAAATGATACGAAGTATGACACTCATTCTCTAGGAAGTACGAAGTATCAACCCATGCCTAGTTATGAAATTAGGAGCTAGGCAACTTTGGACTATGGTGTAATGGTAGCACTAGAAATTTTGGTTTTCTCAGCCTCAGTTCGAATCTGGGTAGTCCAACAATTTAATTAAAACATTAAAAAATTATGGAAATTTCAACAATACAATTAGATTGTACTACTTTCCTTACTATTAAAGGAACAGAGTACAGACAAATGCCTATAGATGAAATAATAGCATTACAATCTATGGATAAATATGTAGAAATAATTACTACGTGTACTAAATTCTATGTATTAACTTCTTTAAAAAGTATTTCTAAATATTTAACTAATTTTATAGAAGTAAATAAAGGATTTATAATTAATAAATACTATATCTCTAAATTAACTAAACAAGTAAAAGATAAGAGTAAGTATGATTTAGTCATGTCTGACGGAGCTAAAGACTTTTGGTCAGTAGAAGTATCTGATTATACTGCTAAGAAAATATTAGAACAATTATAAGGCATTTCTTGTAATTCATTATATATAAGGTTATTAAGTTTATTATACATAATATATGCGAAAAACTCTCCTTATAGCTCAGTTGGCAGAGCACGAATCTTTTAAATTCGGGGTCCTGGGTTCAAATCCCAGTGGGGAGACAACAACTGCCCTTGTCCGAGTGATTAGGTAATAGTCCGCAAAACTATTTACACCAGTTTGAATCTGGTAGGGCAGTCTCTAAGTTCTTTGTCATAATGTTAGTAAATTTTAGTTTGAGAAAACTAATTCACACCGTTTCGTTTACAAATATATGCGAAAAACTACCGTGCTTAGTTCAGTTGGTTAGAGCAGTTGTCTTATACACAACCTGTCGGGGGTTCAAGTCCCTCAGCACGGACAATAGGTAAAGAAGAGTCTAATTAGTTAAATCTAGTTAGGCTCTTTTATTGTTTAATTAAATAACACATTAACATATGGATAAAATAGATAAATTTATCGATTCTCTAGAGCCTATGGAAAAGTTTGCTCTGAGAAATGAAGTGATTAAAAGGTTTAATATGAAGCCTGAGTACACTGTACTACGTGATAAAGATGGTTATCATACTAAATCTGATTATCCTATTCTAGATACTTGCATATTTGAAAATGCAGATATGGCTAATTTAGCATATTGGATTCGTAAGAATATTGCTAATAGTGGACAACCTATTCTAGATGCATTTAGATATGTATTTAGAATTCTAAATTTAAAATCAGAATGGACAAAGTAGATTTAAAAGTAGGGACAATTTTTTCACAAACGTGGAAAGGTTGTTCTAAGCCTATGTGGTTTAAAGTTCTAGAAATAGATAGAGCTATCAACTATATAAAAGTAGAGTGTCATTCATTTGATAACTTAAATATATTTCCTGAGAATTGGTCATTAGATTCTACAGAAGTAGGATTTGAGATAGGCGATTATAAACTAGTCAGTAAATAATGGTTACATTCTTAATATTTATAGAAGGGGCTCTGATAATAATATTACTAGGTAAGATAATACATCAAATACATACTGGTAATACTAAAAAGAAATTATCATTTCTAGCTCTATATATTGTATTAGTAATTTTATTTATAGTAATATATAAAATAATATAATTATGTGTTGGAGTTTTTCTAAATACAATCACGGAATAGCAAAAGAAGATATTGAAGTTTATAAAATTGGAAAAGTAACTGAGGATAATCATTTTGTAACCCCATTTAGAAAATATGTGTACGGTGTTGATATATTCAATGAGACTATTGAACTAGCTCCTCATAGGATAGATATTACATACCATCCAGTAATAAAAATTTATAAGGGATATCATTCTTATGCTTATATTAGTTTCTGTATGGATTCGCTAACTCAAGACTTTGTAACTCCTTTTGGTAGAATATGGGATTTAGTAAAATCTATATATACAGGTGATTTAAAAGAAAGAATTAGAGTTGATAATCCTTATAGTATTGGTACTTTTATTATTCCTAAAGGTTCCGAATATTATGAATCTCATGGAGTACTAGTATCTTCTAATATAATTTATACTGGTAAACATTTAAAGTTATAGAATTATGTGTTGGATATGTTATGCAAATAATTTAAAAGCTCATATAGCAGAAAAAGACACTAATGTGTATAAAATGGTCGAAGAAGCTAATAAGAAGACTTGTGTATCTATGTTTGAGAAATTTTGCTATTATACAGATATAGAACCCGATAAAGTGGACTTAGTGTTATACAGTAATATTTATGGTGATTATTTAAGAGCTGGTGAAGGTTATCATAGCTATAAATCTGTAAGTATCCCATTTAATTCTACAACAAACTCATATCACCTGGAAAGGGAAATTAAAGCTATAGTTTTAGGAAAAAAATGGGATTTGCTTCGCACAGATAACAAATTTTATTTAGCTACATTTATCATCCCTAAAGGTGCTTTATATTTTACGAATGAATATGATATAATAGTATCTAGTAGAATTAAATACACTGGTAAATTTGTAAAATTATAAATGATTAATCCCACAATTATATCTAAAGTAGCTTTAAGTATAATAACTATTATATTATATATAATACTACGAATAAATTTAGTTGCAAATAGTGAGCATAAAATATTTTATCTTGTTACTGCAGCGAAGTTTCAGTCGTTATAGTATTTTAGTTTATTAACTAAAAGAAAAGAGGAGCTACCTACACAGTCGCGAAGTGTAGGACAGGTTGATATAACATGAAAAGGGACATAAGTCACTTAGTAATGTTAAAAGTACGTTCGATTCGTATTGCTCCTCCTAAAGTCTTTGATAGATGCCGGGTTTCGATGAGGAGTGTATTAATTATTTAGTTAGTATGCTCCTCTTTTTATTAACATACTAATTAATTTAATTATGAACAAACAAGAATTGCTGGAAGAATTAACTGAATTAGAATTAACTAGGGATGAACTTAGTGAAAAGTTAACTAAAGTATGTGACCAGATATTAAAAATAAAACAGAAAATACGAGGAAATTTATGTGGACTCTGTTTTGTTCATGGTGTTACTTATTATAGAATCATTGAAGATAGAAGAGATACAATAGATTATATTTATTGTAGCCCAGAAGAAAAGTATGCTACGATTTGTACTTATCAAGAGAAACTTAATTTTATAAGTCCTGATAAGAAAGAAATTACAAGAGAAGAGTTTGATAAAGCTTTAGTTAAGACTTTTAATAATTTTGAGAAATTATAATTGAATAAATATGAGTAATTATTCAGAAATGTCAATAGAAGACTTAGAAGAACTTAAAGAAAGACTTCTAAGCCAAAGAGGTAATTTAGATAATACTATAGAAGAGCTAATAAATGCTCTAAAAGCTAAGAGAATACAAGTTAATGAAAAATCTCTTAAACTTAATCCATACTATAAAGATAAAGTCTGTTATTTAAAAGTAACTGTTGGTGATAATCCCTATTTTAAATATATTGTAACTAAGGTTACTCCTTGTGGTAAATGTCTTGGCATATATCAATTTAGTTCTACTAATACAGACTTCCTAAAGTATTATAAGATGTGTACTAAATCAGAATGGGATAGTGCTATAGATAGGCTTAATATATGGTTTAAAAACGCTAATTTAAAAGTAGAAGAAATATGATTAGTCCTATACAAGCTCGTTGTGATACTTTTGCTTATTTAGAGGAGAAATATTCTGAATTATTAGATAAGGCAGATAAGCTCATTAAAGAAGAAGTCTCATTAGGTAATTTTAAAGCAAAAATTGCTTTGTCTGATTTAACTGCCTGTGAACAAGAACAATTTAAAAGATTATTAGAACGTGAAGGTTACATAGTTAAATTTCATTATAATGAAAATAATACATTAGTTATAGAATGGTAATATGACACAGACAGAATACATAGAATTAGTTAAAAACGCTCTTATAGAAGGTAAATTATCAGTTGAAGAGATAGTTGATAAGTACACAGAGTGTAGTACTCCTGAATTAAGAGCAAGATTAATATTTGGGCTAAAGAAGCTTAAAAAGGAATGGTTAAATGTATTAAATAAATGATTAAAGCACAAGAAGCTAAAAGTATATCTATATCTGCTAAATTAAATGAAGATATAATTAATGAGATATGTGTAGCTGTAATTAGTGCAGCTTCAGAAGGTAAGTATATTGTATGCATTAAAGACATACTTACGAAAGTATATCCTTACTTTGATCCATATATTAACTATTTAAGAAGTTTAGGATACTCAGCGCAGTTTCCTGAAAATGATAAAGGTTCAATTTATTTAAGTTGGTAATTATGAAGAAAGGTATTTTTATTATAAATTTTGTTGGATGGATGCTAGCAGGATTTTTTGCAGGACAGTATTATAATACTAAAGCAAAGGTAGATAAATTACAAGAAACTATAAATAGACAAGGATTTGCTATAGAATCTCTTGAGAAACAAAAGAGTTCTGCTATTTATGTTCCTAAGTATTTAGATAGTATTCCTGATTATGATTAGCAAAGATACTATTATTATACTATTTTTTAATTTAGTAGAAGCAATGATTGTTTTAATAATTATGTCAAATTTTATAGGTGAATGAAGCATTATAAACTATTTAATAAAGGAGACAAAGTACAAATCACTTCAACTCATAAAGATGATTTAGATAAAATTGGTATTATCCAAGAAGTTAGAAATAGTTTCTGTAAGATTATGATACTTAAACCAGATGGAACTCCAGAGTTAAACTGGCAGAATAATAAGCCAATTATTTATAATCATACTTATGCACAATTTAAAAAGATAGATGATGCTGCCAAAGAAGGGGAAGGTTTATAATTTCTTTGATGATGGCAAGATTCGAAGAAGTAGACTATATAAAGCTTATGTCAAGAAAATAATTCCTTTTAATAAAGCTAATATTTATCTTAAGATAGCTTTTGCAACTAATGCTATAGACCATGATTGGATATATACAGGAGATACTCCATACTTTATAGGATGTTATATTCCTAAATATGATAACCATCTTATATGGTTTGCTAAGACAGTAGATGGAGGCTGGTTCAGTATGGATATTCAATCATTCTGGCAAGGTGGTAGATTAGATGTTAAAGGAGATATGACTGAATGGCTTTTAGAGAATGAAAGAGAGTATACTAAATATTTGGCAAGTAAATCAATTAATAAAAATTAACTATTATGAATGATAAAGAAGATATAGAATTAAAAAACAGATGGGCAGATGAATACTATCTACAAGGTAGTGTTTTCTCTCATATTTTAAGGCGTTACTAAACGCCTTTACTGGGGCATTCGTGGTTTTGATTGCATAGGCGATAAGAAACACAGCAAGACAGTTGGAAAGACAACAAAATAATAAATGGCAGAGTAAATAACTCTTCTGTTTCTTACGCTGTAGCAGCCTAAGAGACCGGGTAGCACTTACCTTGGAACAGAAAGGTGCAAAATGTTACTATTTTAGTAAGACCCTTCAGTTCTCTGTAGACTTTAAGAACAGAGTGGTGGATAGTTAACTCTATTCACTTATGTAAATCCAGTTGACCCTATTTAGTTGTTAATATAATCTCGTATGAATTAACAAAGACAAGGATAGTCTTTAAAACCTAAACTGTAAGAACGTTTTGATGCAAATATGCAAGACTGGAGTTCGACTCTCTAATGCTCCACCAGTTCTAACTATTTAGAGCTACTTTTCTTGACACATTATCTAATTCCCTGGACTATTAATTTAGTTCAGGGATTTTTGTTTAATTAACGCTAACGAATATGAAAGAACAATTAGATAAATTAATACAAAAAACTGATGACATACTCTATAAAATAGAGTTTTGTCTTCATATATTAAATAATTAATACTTATAGTAAAATGAACAAACAAATTTGGTTACAAGATGGTAACACTTTTAGTAAAGGAAGTGCTACCACAGTGTCTCACACTAATGGAATACCAAGAGGTATTTATGAAGTAAGAGTTTCAATGGCAGGGTTTTATTTATATAAAATTGCCGATACTTTTACATTTGATTATAAACTGTATGGTCTAAACGAACACTTTATCAATTATGTTTTAAAGACTTACGAAAACACTACTGGTAATCTAGGTGTTCTGCTTGATGGAATCAAGGGAACTGGTAAAACGGTTACTGCAAAGGAGCTTTGCAATCGTTTACAACTCCCTGTCATCTTAGTACAATCTATGGGTGCTGAAAATGATGATAAATTAATAAAATATTTATCTACAGCTATCGATTTTGATTGTATTTTCTTCTTCGATGAGTACGAAAAAGAGTTTAAAGACTCTTCTGTAGTGCTGTCTTTTATGGATGGAGTACATAACTCTATTTACCGTAAGATATTTTTACTTACTACTAACAGATTAAATGTAGAACCAAATCTTCTTGGTAGACCTTCTAGAATACGTTATAAGAAGTCCTTTGGTAATCTTTCGGAAGAAACTACCAAAGAAATTCTTAACGATATTTTGAAGGATAAGGCAGCTATTGAGGCAGTAATAGAATTAACTCATTCTATGCAAATTATAACTATTGACTTAATTAAAGCTATAGCTATGGAAATAAATATCCATGGTATAGAGTCTCTTGAAGATATTAAAACTAACTTTAATATTGAATTTTCTAGATTTACTTATAGCTATAAGTATGTCCAATGTAGAAAAGCAGCTGACTTCCACTTCACTATTAAAGAAGTTGAAGCTATTATAGAAGATCATAGTAGATATAAATCTTTAGATCTTAAATCTGATAAAACTGACGAAGAACGTACTTTTGTTGCTAATTTCTATAAAAATTATTACACAGACTACGATACCTGTTCTGAAGATAAAGAGTTGAAGTATCTAAAAATTGGAGATACTTTTGACAATATGCAAATTGTAATGATTGATCCTGCTAAGAAATGGCTCGTAACCATTACAAACTATGGAGAATCTAGAATTATAATGATTACTAGTTGTTTCTCTAGTTCTTCACATGGAGGATTAAATATGATTTTATAAAATACTAAGGAACACCCTTTGGAATTAACTATAGTTAATTCTTAGATACTTAATTTATAAAATTTAAACATTTACAACTTTATGAACACTTTAGTTCTAATTGGTAGTATCGCAGTCGGTGTTATCGTTCTGCTAGTGATTATTGCAACAATGTATGTTAAAGCTCCTCCTTCGATGGCATACATTCTTTCAGGTTTACGTAAAGAACCTAGAGTTCTTATTGGAGGTGGTGGAGTAAAAGTTCCAGTACTTGAACGACTTGATAAAGTTTATCTTGGTCAAGTAACTGTAGATGTTAAGACTTCACAATCAGTTCCTACTCATGATTTTCTTAATGTGATGGTAGATGCTGTATGCAAGGTAAGAGTAATTCCTGATACAGCAGGTACTAGACTCGCAGCTAAAAACTTCTTGAATATGTCCCCAAGTCAAATTGCTCAACAAGTAAAAGATTCGCTTGAGGGTAATATGCGTGAAGTAGTAGGTTCTCTTAACCTTATTAGTATTAATACTAATAGAGACGCTTTCTCAGATGAAATTCAAAAGAAGGCAGCTCCTGATATGGCTAAATTAGGTCTTGAAATTCTCTCTTGCAATATTCAGAATATCACTGATGAGAAAGGCTTGATTCGTGATTTGGGTGCTGATAATACAGCAGCTATTCAGAAGAATGCAAAAATTACTCGTGCTAATGCTGATAGAGACGTAGCTAAAGCACAAGCTGAAGCGGACAATGAAGCTAATGAAGCACGTGTAAAAGCTGACACTATTATTGCAGAACGTAATAATGAGTTAGCTATTAAGAAGGCTGAATTGAAGAGACAATCTGATATTAAGAAGGCTGAATCTGATGCTGCTTATAAGATTCAAGAGCAGGAACAGCAGAAGACTATCAATATCAAAACAGTTGAAGCTGATATCGAGAAAACTCGTAAGGAGCAAACTCTTTCTGAGGAGAAGATTAAGATTAAGCAAAATGAATATTTGGCTGATGTAAATGCTAAAGCTGATGCTGATAAATATCAAACAGAGATTGATGCTCAGGCAGAATTGGAGAAGCAGAAACGTGCTGCTGAGGCTGAAGCATATCAGGCAGAGCAAACTGCTAAAGCTGTAAAGGCTAAGGCAGAAGCTAATCGCTATTCTCAAGAGCAAGAGGCTGCAGGTATTCGTGCTAAAGGTGAAGCAGAGGCATATGCTACTCAGCAAACTCTAACAGCCGAAGCTGAAGGTACTAAAGCTAAACTTTTGGCAGAAGCTGAAGGTGTGAAGGCTAAGGGTCTTGCAGAAGCTGAGGCTATGGAAAAGAAGGCAGAGGCTTATAACAAGTATGGTTCTATTGCTGTTATTGATATGCTTTCTAAACTTAATGAGAAAGTTCTTCCTGAGATGGCTAAGTATATCGCTGAGCCTATGGGTAAGATTGGTAACATGACAGTTTATGGAACTAATGGTTCTGAAGCTTCTGGTATTTCTGGCAATGTTCCAGCTATTATCAAGCAAACTCGTGACATTGTAAAAGATGCCACAGGTGTAGATATGGCTGACATTATGAAAGCCAATACTATTGATGCTAAGATTAACAAGAATGTTAACGTCAACGGCGATGTAGAAAACACCAATGTAAATGTATAAACATTAAAGTATCTATGGGAAGAGGGGGGGGGAATTATCCTCTCTTCCTTTTATAAAAATTTTAACACAAAATTATGGAATACTTAGATTTTAGAAATCTTGTTACAGAGGCTTGTAATAAGATGATTAAAGAGAATGAACATCTCTTTATTCTTGATGTAGAAAAGGAACTCTTATGGATGGCTTATCTTGAAACTTTCCAAGAAGGAGTAATACGTCAAGAATTTAACTGTAATAACTGTAAGCATTTTATCACTCGATATGGTGCTGTAGTTTCTATTGATGAGAACTACAATATTCACTCTTATTGGGAGGATATAAAAGCAGATGGAGTATTTGCTAATGTTGCAGACAACATGTTGCAGGTAATAAGAGGTTCCAAGATTAGAAATGTTTTTATTACTGAGGAAGCAACTATGGGTTGCAAGTGCAATCAGCAAATTAAAGAAGATGCTAGAGTAATCACTTGGAACCATTTCTATGCTAATCCTACAAATAATTTAATTATGAGTAAAGATAATGCTCCATCGTTCCGTGCAGGAGCAAAATCTACTCATGATGTTTGGAAAAGAACTTTATCAGAAATTAACCCTGAAGCAGTGCAGGCTGTATTAGATTTAATTACTGATAATAATCTTTATAGAGGTGATACTTACCTTTTCCAAATAAATAGTTTAAAGAAAGTCTTTAACAAATTGTCGGAGCTTACTTTAGATAATACTAAATTAGATAACTACGCTTGGATTACTTCTTGTAAACTTCCTGACTCTATAACTCATGTTGCAAGTTCTGCAATAGGTCAACTTCTTAAAGATATTTCTGAGACTAATAATCTTGAAGAATCTGTCAAGAAGTTTGAAGCTATGGTCGCTCCTTATAACTATCATAGACCAAAAGGTATTATCACTAAAACTCAAGTAGAAAATGCTTATAAAACTGTGGTAGACCTTGGTTATGAGGATTCTCTAGAACGTCGTCACGCCAAAGTAGAAGATATTTCTGTTGAAGATGTTATCTTCGTAAATCGTGAGACTAGGAAGAGAATGTCTGGAGGATTTGATGCTCTTATGAACGAGACTTCTAGTTCTAGTAAAACTGATTCAAACTTAGATAAACAAGCTATTCCAGTAAGTATTGAGGATTTCCTTAATAATATTGTTACTAAAGCTAATAAGTTAGAATTATTATTTGATAATAGTTTTACTAATAACTTAGTAACTCTTACTGCTCCTGTTCATAAAGAATCTCCTTCTATGTTTAAATGGAATAACGGATTTGCATGGGCATATAATGGTAATATTTCTGACGCTATTAAACAGCGTGTAAAAGAAGTAGGAGGTAAGGTTGATGGCTACATGCGAATCTCTCTTCACTGGTTTAACTACGATGACCTAGATTTGCATATGGAAAGTCCTTATGGGCATATTTACTATGGTAATAAGGCAGGTCTTCTTGATGTTGATATGAATCCAGGTGGAGGAAACTCTTATGAAGAGCGTACTAATCCTAAGAAATGTTCTCGTAATTCTGTAGAAAATATTATTTTCTCAGGAGTTCCTAAAAAAGGCAATTATAAAGTATTTGTTAATAACTTTGCTAAAGTTGAGCATATTGACTTAGGATTTGAAGTTGAAGTAGAACTTAACGGTACTGTTTATACATATGTATACGATAAAGACATTAGTAGCAAACACAATGTTTCAGTATTAGACTTCACTTCTGATGGTCATACAGTTACCTTTACTAAAGAGCATTTAAGTAGTACTAAAGCAGCTAAAGAAGTTTGGGGAATTAAGACTCAAAACTTTATTGAAGTATCCGCTATTTGTTTATCTCCAAATTATTGGGGAAATAATAAAGTAGGTTCTAAGCACTACTTCTTTATGTTAAAGAATTGTAAGAATCCAGATGCTGTTCGTGGATATTTCAATGAATATCTTAAGGATGAACTTACTAAAAATCATAAACGAGTATTTGAAGTATTAGCATCCAAATCTTTAACTCCCTATGATGATAATCAGATGAGTGGTATTGGATTTATTGCTTCTACTCATAATTCATTTATGATTAAGGTAGACTCAGGTAAAATTTATAAAGTAAACATTTAATAATTAAAGGCAATGTACAAAGAAGCATTACAAAAGAAATTACGTTTTAAGACAAACAAGGGTATGATTACTACAGAAGATTTGTTTGATTTATCTCTGCAGAATCTTAATACTTTAGCTATTATGTTGGATAAGAAGGTTAATGAGGCTCCTAAGAAGTCTTTCATTGAAGAACTTCCAGCAGAAGAAAATGATGATGAACTTCGCTTCAATATTGTAAAAGATGTAATTAGTGTTAAACTAAAAGCTCGTAAAGACAATATTGATAAAGCTCAGAAGGATGCACAGAAGAAACGTATTGCTGAGCTTATTGCTAAAAAGCAGGACGAAGCTCTCGAAGGTAAATCTATTGAAGAACTTCAAGCTATGCTTAAAGATTGAAATTTTAAAGATTTTACTTTTACGATAAAAATTAACGACTATAATAATTTCAGTAATAAGAAATACTTATTGAACGTTGTGAAACGTGAATTATAGTCGTGATAATTAAAAGAAAACTCAATCTTTGAGGGGACTCTACTGGGGAGTTCCCTCTTTTGTTTTATTATGACTAGTAAATTTAAACTGTATGAAAGAATTGTCTTAGACAATATCGAATTTACAATTACTAATATTACTGTAATCCCACAATGTGCTCAATATATAGATAAAAAATTTGTTTATCTATTTGATTTTAATTACTCTTTGAGTTATGGCGATTACAAGATAGAACTTACAGAAACAGAAATAAATAATTTAATTAAGAATAATAAAGTAAACAAAAATTAACTTTTATAATTTTATAATTAAATTATACTTATAACACAAACGGGTTAGGACTGTTATAGTTACGAATTTCAAGAATAACCTGATTCCCAGATGTATATATCTATAAATATACTGGCTTTTTTGAAGATTTCGACATGAAATTGGAAGGGTCGTACTTACCTTAGTACACAGAACCGAGAATTGGGAAGTTCTCGGTTCATTTTTAAATTTTATAAAAATAATATTTTGAATAATAAAATTTAGATTTATAGTAGTCAATATAACGAAAGGAAATAAAAATGAAGAAATTACTCTTATTTAGTGTATTATTTACACTATTGAGTTGTGGAACTGGTTCAAGTAATTCAGTAAATACAACTCCAAACGATTCTACAAAAGTTGATACTACAGTAGTGGATAGTTCTGCTATTGATTCAACTGTTTGCCCTGATTAATCAGGGTTTCGTCTAGATAGTCAAGTGGATAACGACAGCAGTCTGTTAAACTGCCCCGAAAGGTTCCTAGGTTCGAATCCTAGTCTAGGCGCAATTGGAGTATTAAGCCCTGTTTGTAAGGGAACTAGACTGTCACTCTAGTAAAACTAAGGGTTCGAGTCCCTTATATTCCGCAAATAATAGAGAGGACCTAGCATTTAACTAGGCGGTTGTTAGAGGTAGCGGTGCAATCCACGAGTATGCCTGATAACTCAATGTATTATTAGAGTATAGAGCATGATAGTTTGCACGTCCAATACTATACTCATTTAGTGCTCCTATAGCTCAGTTGGTAGAGCAATTCATTTGTAATGAATTTGTCGTGGGTTCGAAGCCTACTGGGAGCCCAAAATTATTGCGGAGTAGAACAGTGGTAGTTTGCTTGGCTCATAACCAAGAGGTCATGGGTTCGAACCCCATCTCCGCTACTAAAATTGTCCAATAGGTAAGTGGTTAAAACTGCTTGACTGTAAATCAAGTGCCTCAGGCTTCGGGAGTTCGAATCTCTCTTGGACAACAAACTAATATAAACAACATGGAAGAACATTTTAATTATTTATTCGACGAAAATTTTGAAAGCAGAAAAGATTTTATTATAGCTCTTTTAAAAAGAAAAATAGATAGTTTTAAAGAATATGATGCCAGAAGAAAAAAACATTATGCTGGATTAGATCAAAAACTTGGAGAATTAGAGTCTTATATAGAAGAGTTAGAAAATGGTACAGTAATAGAATCTTTGCGTAATAAGATTCAATCCCTAACAACTAAGATTGAAAATCAGAAACAAGTCATTAAAGAGTTAGAAGCTAAAGTTAATATATCTTTATTTGATAATACTAAGTCTTTTAGAGAATTAGAGACTATAGCCAATAGCTTAAAAAATATTAAAGAAATGAAAATGGCTAATAAAGCTCTTAAAAAACACACTAAAGAGAATAAAGCTACAATATCTGATTTAATTTATAAATTAACACAGGCAAATCTTAAAATAAAACAATTAACTGGAGAGTAATCTCCAATTTGGGCTCGTAACTCAGTTGGCTAGAGTGTCTGCTTTGCAAGCAGAAAGTCGTGGGTTCAAATCCCACCGTGGTCCACTAATAATTTTAATATATTATGAAAATAACTATTGATACTGATAATTTAGAAATATTAAAATATGAAACTAAAGATGTCCCTATTTTAATGCAAACTTTCCAACAATTAATAAATAAATTAATGTATGAAGTAATAGGAAATTATTATTCTATAGATGATGTTCCTAAGAATGCTCCAAAATGGGTAAAAGAAGAATTACTCAATGTAGGCAAAAAATGCTACGTAGATGGACATATAGATAAAGAATATGTCTTTAAAGGCATCCAAGAAACATTTGAGGATTATTATTATATATTAGAAAATAATGATAAAAAAATTTCTTATTCTTCATGTGTTGGAAAAATAGAATATAAATAATGCAGGATTAGTGTAGTTGAAGGCGCACGTTACACTTCCAATGTAAAAGCTTGCGTGGGTTTGAGTCCCACATCCTGCTCAATAACAAAGCTCTAGAATGCTAGCCACAGGAGCAACGTAACTTATAGAGTGCCTCTCATATTATAATATCTAAAATGTCCTGATACATTTAGCTGTTATAGATGCATACTAATCTATTAGGTGTCGTAGAACCTACAACTATAGAAATGAGTTGATGTTTTGCATTTCTTACGGAACCCTAACAAATAAAAATAGAAGACATTAGTTGCTTCTGACAGGTTTAACCTGGGGTTCCTAATTTTTAAATTCCTCTCCTCCTAGATATTTTATAAGTTAAACTTTAAATTTGATTTATTATGAAGAAAATTTTAAACAAGACTTTTAAAACAGTCAAGAAGGCTTGGGTGTGGTATGCTAATCAATATTGTAGATTGTATATGCCACCCATTATTTGATCTTATAGTTTTATGTAAGTACCAAAGGGGTACTTACTGATGTTGAGTCGGGCAATTAGCTCGACTTTTTTTGTTTGTATACATTAACAGTTTAATTAATAACATATGAAAAATAATATTTTAGACCGCAGTGAAAGTTATCTTAGAATATTTACTGAGAATTTTCAAATTGATAGAAATCTTCCTAAATGGGGTAAAATAACTGAGGAAAATAAAGATTCTCTTAAAACTGGAGAAAGTCCAGCTATACTATCAGAACCTATTGCTCCTACACAAAAAGAAAGACAACAAATTTCTATTCTTGATTTTATTAATCTTGATAAAAAGAACTTTAATATTTATGTAGGTAAATCCGTAGCTGATAAAATTGGAGATTCTTATTCTAAGTTTAATGAATTATCTTTAATGGAATTAGATGATGAACTTAATCATAAGTCTAAAAAGGAAAAACCTAGTCCAATTAAAAAACTTCTTAGGGTATTTATTAGTTCAAAAGATAAAGAACAACAAACAGAGCCTGTATATGAACTAGACGTTATTAAATTCTTTGAGCAAGTAAAACTTACTTCTAAAGAAAGTGCTAAAGACTATGTAGAGCGAATTAAACCTTATATGATAGCTTTAAAAAGAGCTAATGATATGGGACAAGTGGCTCTAGCTGACCAACTTACTGCACAAATATTTAATAATAAATATGAAAGCATTCTAAAAGCTGAAGGATTTTATTATAAAATTACTGAAGAACAATTGGTATCGTTTGTTAAAAAGACTGAAAAAGGAGTAAGACTTGACTATATCAAAAACTTTACTCGTAATATCCCTGATGAAGTTTTTGATAAAAAAGTTAAGGCAGATTCTTTATTTGTTTTTGATAATTACTGTGTTCTATATTACGACCCAGATTTAAAGTCTTATAAAATGACTAAAGAGGAAGAAGAAAGGGAACGTCGTAAAAAGGCTGACCCAATTCTTTTTGGTATGATTAATGGTTCACGTAATTTATACTATATTTCTGATTGGATAGATAATTATTGTGACCTTACTCTTGAAGAATTTATAAAAGTTTCTGGATTAGACAAAAAAGAAATATCAATCAATGAAAAAATCAGACTTTGAATTAACTCCTAATGAGGAAGATGAGATTCTAAACATTAGTGGAGAGATTCTCGATACAATAATACAAATAACTAAAGAATTGATAACTGATAAAGGTTTATTAGCTACTGATGTATCTCTAGTTCAAGAAACAATAGATGATTTATTTTTATGATTCAACTTATAGATTATCCTAATTATGGATATGAAGATGGTAAAGTTTATAATATAGTTACAAACACTTTGTTAAAGCCTCATCTTGGAAAATACTATTTATTATTTGATGGTAAGAGAAATAGCAAATCTTTTTCTATAGGTAAAATAGTTTATTGTGCTTTAAATAAAATTTCTTTATTTAAAATTCCCAAAGGAACAGTATTTGTTCTTGAAGAAGGAGTTCCAAGGGTAGTTTCTAGAAAAGAAGTTACGGTAAAAGCTATGGAGACTTTCAAAAGAAATCGTAAAACTACTCTTGCAGATATAGATGATTGTATAGAATATTTAAAAATATTACGTAAATATACAGCAGATAAGAGTAATGCTGAGGATTTATATAAGACGATTAACAAAAAGCGTTCTAGTTGTATAAAGATACTTATGAAACGACTTAATATGAGAGAAGATACAGCAGAACTTTTTGTTGATGAAGTAATAATGCAGACATTTACTAATATTTTAAATGGTATGTTTATAGTAGTAACTACTGCTTATTTATGTAGAGCTGCTATACAATTATGGAAAACAAGACGTAAAGAAAAACATTTATGATTCCAAAACTTTCTAAAGAAGAGGTTCTCAAAAATCTAAATATAGTTATCAATGGTTTATCTACTATTACAGGCAAAATTAATAAAGATGAATTTGTTTCTAAATCAGATTGGGTTAGTATAGCAGAACCATTCAGCGAATGTATGAGCTATTTACTTAATTATCAAAATCAGTTTAAATAATATGAATAAAGCAAAAATATTAAAAACTAAACCTATAGGAATTAAACTATATTCCACTTTATATGGTGAATGTGTATTCTCTGGGTTAGGACCAAATTCTATAGTTATTTCAACTTCCGATTCTAAATATAGTACTGACCTTACTCAAGATGGAAAATTTACCGATGAGGGAGAAGTAGTACTATTTCCTAATAAGGAAATGCGAGATTGGTCTAAGTTTGCTTGGAAGAAAGGTGATGTGCTTGTAAGCAATGATAAACATAAAGAGGTTATCTTTGCTGGCTTTGCTGATGATACCTATACTAGATTCAAAGCAAAGCATATTCTCGTTGATGAAGGTTACGAAGGTATAGAATACTCTGGTGATGGTGTCTTACAAACACAAAATTACTCCTTAGAAGCCAAGGATGCTGCCCAATGCTACATCAATACCATTGAGGAAAGACTTGGTGGCAAGCTAAATCTCGAAACTTTGGAGATTGAGGACATCAAGCCTAAGTGGGCTCCAAAGCCATTTGATAGAGTTATTACAAGAACACCAGACACTGCTTGGAGAGCTAATATATTTAGCCATATTGATGGTGATGGGGTAAAGAATTGTATTGACGATAAATATATCATGTGTCTTCCTTACAACGATGAGACAGCTAAATTAATTGGTACAACTAATAACTTGGAGGGTTGATTATGATTACAGAGAAACAGATAGAAGAAGCTGCAAGAATATGTGGTAGCCACTTTGTAGGAGATAATGAGGACAATGCAGCGCAATATGGTTACAAGAATGGCTATAAGGATGGTTATAATAAGGCAATACAAGAGTTTTTGAAGGGTCTGTGGCATCCAGCTAAGGAAGTGCCAAGAAATGATTATTCGGACATATTGGTAATCAGAGAAGTTCCCAAAAGACCTGCAACAATAAGTCCACAACTTATGCTTGAAGATATTGATGATGATGAAACATCGTACAAAGATGAGTGGGATAGAGTGTGTAAAGAGTTGCAAATCACAAAGTATCTTTACATTGGTGATTTACTCACAAAGCAGGAAGGAGGTAATGAGCAATGAAAGAATATAAGGTAGGCGAGCAGATTGTGCTTGAAGTAAAAGAATCAAAAGGACCAATGCACTGTGATGAATGCTTCTATGAAGATAGTGCCGTTTGTCAATGGGTGGTTAATTGTCTTGCAAGAGACCGTTCTGATGGCAAGAATGTAATATTTGTTGAGAAAGGAAAATAGTATGGAAGATTATCATTGTCTGAATTGCAAAATTATTGTATGAAGTCTATTAATAAATATATAGTAACTAGTCTGTGATATTAGTTATTATAAGACTTATTTTATGTAGTATTCCTATATAGTTTAAATAATTCAAGATGAAACATATTTTATTTATAGCTTTATTTAGCTTATGTAGTTTAGGTAAAGCTGCGAATGTGATTACTCATGTAACTCTTACTTGTTATCAACCTGTTAAGAGCCAATGTGATAATCAACCATTAGTTACTTCTGATGGTTCTAAAATCAATCTACATCATTTAAAGAAAGGTAGTATTAAATGGTGTGCAATCTCCCGTGACCTTCTTTATCTCTTTCCTAAAGATAAACCAAAGAGAGTATATATAGAAGGATATGGTACTTATGAGGTCAAAGATGTTATGAATAAGAGACATAAACATCGTATAGATATTCTTATACATCCTAAAGACTCTAAGAGAATCAGTGTAGAACATGTAAAAGTTAAAATTCTTAAGTAGTTATGTGTTTTATTAAACAGCTTGATTATAATAGTGCTCTTTGTAATCCTAGCAAATTCATAAGAGTAGCCGTAACTGATATAATAGTATATAAAGTTTTAAGAAAAGGAGATATACTCCCTTGGAGATACCATAGCCTAGTCAAAAACTTTGTATATAAGGGGATTAAGCCTTATAGGAGAGATAGGCTTTCATAGTTTTGCTTATTTACATTCTCCTGAGGCATCTAATGAAGTAGGGGCAGAATTTATTATTCCTAAAGGAAGTAAATATGTTTTTAGCTATAATCAAACAGGAGCGTATATTTCTGATAGTATAATATTTAATAGAATTATAAAATGTTAACATTAGAAGAAAAAGCTTTCTTAACTAAAATTAGTAATAGTTTGGAAAGAATAGCGATATCTCTAGAATCCATTGATGATACTTTGAAAATTGCTAATGATTTAGAAGGTATGATATAAATTATGTGTCTAACTATTAGAGATTTAACAAAATATAAAGCAGACTCTCCTATTTATGTATGGAAGGTTTTAAGAAAAGTAAAAGATTGGTATGAAGCTCCTATATATAGATTTACATATACTTTAGGAATTACTTATAAATCTTATTTAAATTTAAATATTGCTAAGGGTGTATCATATGCTCAAGTAACTGAAGGTTATCATACTGTAGGTTATAATGTGAATTATATTTTTAATCCATATTCCAAAAATTTTATAGTTTATGGAACTATGTGTAATAATTTAAACATAGCTTTAAATGATTGCGATGATTTAGTAATTGGATTATGTATAATTCCAGAAGGCAGTTATTATTATACTGATGGTTATTTCTTTACTAGTGATACTTTAAAAGTATTAAGGGTTATTGATATACAACAATTTGTAAATTATTTAAGAAAAAGATGACTTTAAAAGAAACTGTAGAAGCTTTTGATGGTAAAAAAGAAGGGACTGGTAAATCATTATTACTAGTCCCTATTTTTGTATTTACATTAATACTATTACTATGGTAAAATATAAAAAATGTGGAGCTTTACGTCTTAGAATAGAAGGTAACAAATGTATAGTAGTAAATCTTAAAATTCCTTCCATTTCTAGTAGAAGTATTTCATATTTAGACTTTTTAAGAGAGACTATTTTAGATAGCGATAAACAAGAATTTAATAATGCAGTAGATACTATTTGTAATCATATAAAATGCTTATAGTATTTGGAATATTATTAATAAGTTTACTTATATTCACAGATGATAATTTAAATGATGATTGTAAATATAATTGGTAATGTTTATTGATTTAACTTTAGATAGTAATGCTATAAACAGAAGATATTTAATAGCAGTAGATGATATTTCTTATATAGAAGAAGCTGGAGAAGGCACCTATGTCAGATTAAAGACTGGGGAAACTCTTTCTATAAAAGAATCTATTGACTATATAAAATCTCTTTTAAATGTTGTCAAATGATAAAGTAAATATAAATTTAGGGTGTGGAGGTTGGCTTATACCAATAACTTTTATTATTTTATTAATAGCCAAAGTCATCGTACACTCAGATATATCATGGTTAATTGTTTTTAGTCCATTAATAGTTGGTGTTGGAATACCTATTCTTCTAATTATTATATGGATAATTTTATTATTACTTAAATAATGAAAGATTTAACAGAAATCATGGATGATTTGGAGGATTATTGGAATGATCTAGAAGCAGATTATTGGAACTCATTAGAAAAAGAAGGATTATGAGCAAAAAGAAAGATAGAAGTTTACGACTTATTAAAAGTCATTGTAATCCAGTAACCAATATTATTATTGACAGATATAATATGTTAGAACAAGAAAGACCTGCTAAAGCTATAGCTAAGGTCAATCAAGTTACTGATTTATTATTATCTATAAAAAATAATGAATGGTTACTAAATGTAATAAAAGATTCATTAAATGAAACTCTTAAATATATTAAAGAAAATGGAGAAGAGAAATATTCAAATTAATATTAATACCGCTAGAGAATGGTATACAGGAACTAATGAATCCTTAAAAACTTTAGCTTTACAAGCTTTTAAGCAGGAAGAATTAGAACCTTCTTACAAAGATATTAAAACTTTAGTGGATATAAAGCGTATTCTTAATATTTCAGATTCTGAATGGAATAAAATTGTTACTATACCTGTTGCAGAAGCTAAATATTCAGCATTAGTAGCTTTAATTAGAAAAGCTCTTCATATTGGGTTAAGTACTTCTTTATGGAAAGGTACTTACTATTATCCATGGTTTTATATTGGTGAATCTAAAGATATAAAAAGATCTTCTTCATTTGACTGCGGAGAAATAACAGTAATAGAAGAATTCCCTACTGGAAAGTGTCGTTTGTCTGTGGGGGGCCGCGTGTATTATGGTTCTAGTGCGGGTCTCGCCGGCTTCTACGGCTACGCTTACGCCAGTGTCGGCGCGCTTGGCTGTATTTCTAGAGAAATAGCGGAACATTTTGGAAAATATTTTTATTACTATATTTTAAAATCTTGGTATGGTAATAAAATAGCACCTGAATAACAATGGACACCTCAAAAATAGACTTAAAAATAGACAAATCTTGGGAAGACTTATTAAAGAATTATCCTATAGTAAATTCTCCTTCCAAAGATTGTTTAGAAAAGGTTAAAAATTGGTATATCCTTGGTTATTATCAAGCCATTAAAGAAGTATTATTAAATGGATTACCAAGAAGCTAAACAAGTATCATTATTAGTGAATTTAATCAATTCCTCTGAAATTTTAAAAAAAGAATATTCAGAAGCTAAAATTTCAGAGGAATTAGTTACTAATATTAAACAATTATGCTTTAAGGATTCAAGTTTTAGAAGAAGTTTCTATACTTTAATTAAAAAACTTGGAGAAAAATATAATTGTATTTATTTAGACAAATTAAAAGAGATTAAAAATTGATTTGGTTTAAATTATTAAAAAGGATTTTAACTCATAAGTATTATGTTGCTAGATATTGTTTTCAAATAGGTTTGTATTGGCAAGGCATAACACATGATTTATCTAAATTTAGTTATATAGAATTTTCTAGAGCTACAAAATATTGGGATGATAATATCAGTTCTTTAGCTAATGAACGTAAAATATTAGGATATAGTGCCACATTCTTACACCATAGAGGACACAATCCGCATCATTATGAGTATTGGATTCATTCTTTAGATGATGGAGGAATCCCAGCTAAAATGCCTAAAAAATATGTTTTAGAGCTTATTTGTGATTATTTAGCTGCTGCAAAGACTTATGGAGCAAATCCTAGAAAAGAGTATAATTGGTGGATAAATTTCAGTCCTAAAATGAAAATGCACCAAGATACTAAAAATTATATCACTAGAGTGTTTTATAAATATAGTATAGGTTTAACATTAAAAGAAGCAATTAATGGAAATTATTAATGCAACTGATGGCTACAAGCTTGGTCATCATCGTATGTACCCAGAAGGTACACAAATGGTTTATAGTAACTGGACTCCAAGAAGTTGTCGTTACTTCCCAGAGGCTACAGAAGGTTCTGTAGTATTTGGCATTCAGTACTTTGTAAAAAAGTATCTGATTGAGGAATTTAATAAGTGGTTTGCACTACCCAAGGATGAAGCAATTAAACAGTTTGCTTATCGAGTAGGCAACTTCGTAGACCTTAATCAAGTTGGAACTAAGCACATTGAGGAGCTTTATGATTTGGGCTATCTCCCTATAGAGATTAAGGTTCTTCCAGAGGGTTCTATTTGCCCTATAAGAGTTCCTATGATGACTATCCAGAATACTCTACCAGATTTCTTCTGGCTGACTAATTACTTGGAGACTTTGATTAGTTGTACTCTTTGGCTACCTTGTACTTCTGCAACAAGTGCTCGTCTTTATAAGAAGAGACTCATAGAACACGCTAAGAAGACAGGATTTCCAGAGGACGTAAATCTTGGCTTCTCTTGTCATGACTTCTCAATGAGAGGTATGGCGGGTCTTGATGCGGCAGTTATCTCTGGTATGGCTCATATGACTTCTTTCTGTGGTAGTGAAACAATTCCAGCTATTGAGGCTGTTGAGCATTACTATAATGCAGATGTTACTAAGGAATTAGTAGCAGCTACAGTTCCGGCAACTGAACACAGTGTCATGTGTGCAGGAGGTGAG